TAATCTATTTGTTTAATCTATTTGTTTAATCTATTTGTTTAATCTATTTGTTTAATCTATTTGTTTAATCTATTTGTTTAATCTATTTGTTTAATCTATTTGTTTAATCTATTTGTTTAATCTATTTATTTAATCTATTTATTTAATCACTTTGGATTAGAAACTGTATAGTGAACTTACAGACCTTATATAAACAACCTCGTTAATTTGTATTTAAATCGAGTTGATACGCATCTAAGTTAACAACTCCTTTTTTTGATATATGTTGATATACCATCTCATATGTCTCTTTGCAACAATAGGGAGGAATTGACGTATCTTCAATACTTAGAGATCTGTAAAGGTATAACCTCATTAGAGGTATTAATCCAATTATTGAAAGCAATAAGATCTTTTATATTTGGATAAGATATTTCCAAATATCGCTTGAATTCATAAATATCCTTTATACTTAAAAAATACTTGACATATACTATCTAATATCATCTTAGAAATACTATTTCATCAGAAGAAGAGGATATATATTTGATAGTATGCATATAATAATATATTATTTATGGCTTTGAACAAACATTATTTACTTGAGGTTTTTTCGGGCGCCCTTTTTTTACTCCGCTATCTAATATAATATCAACGTCCCCAAGTTTATTTAGTAACTGAGCTACAATATTATTTCTTCTTGCTAAAAATATATTATTTGCTACTTTTTGTGTGTGTTTTTTTGATTCCGTAATAACTTTTTGCCAGTCTTCGTATTTCATAAGCATTATATTACTAATGTAATTGTTCATTTTTATATAAATATAACGATTTTAAATAGTCACTACCAGAATAAGGCCATATTGTTTTAACAATATGATTTGCATTTTTAGGATCTAATCCACATTTACGTATTAAATACGCCATAATTATTGTCGGTGACCTCTGTTTACCGGCATAACAATGAACTAATACTGATTGCCCTTTGTTTAAATAATAATCAATCATGGAGTAACATGATTCTAACACTACAAGCATAGAGTTTATACTTCTCTGGTCTTCCGGTCCATGTTCAATTATTCCTAAATGAACTTGTTTAATATTCAATGGTAAGGATATAATACCATATCTATCTATTATATCGTGTTTACAGCAATTTATAACACACATAATGTTCCGTGAAACTAAAAAATGTAAATCATTTCGAGATTTTAAGTTACCTACCCATAAGTTAGGTATTATTTCAGTCATCATTGTTTATAATATATTGAAATACATTAAATACATTCTATATTTCAATATTATAAACAATGATGAGCATATTTGAGTTCGCATGCTTTTGCAATTGCGTCATCCAAATTCAAAGTAGGCGGACCGTCTTTGACACTCATGATAAAATCAACATGAGCTTTATCAACTCCTCTGCGCTTATCCCATGATTGACGTCTTTGTCCTGATGGATAGGCATTTTCTTTAAAATAATCAATCCATCCTCTATCCATAGTAAATATATCTCTATATGTATATCCATTGCGCTTAAACTCCATTTCTGCTAATAGATCATTTAAACGAGGAATAACTTCATGTATATCCATATAACCTGAACATATTATAAAATATAACTGAAGATATATTGAATTATTAGGATGGAGTAAAAATTCACGCAACTGTATATATTTATCAGCTCCATTATCTATACCAGAATCCTTCATTAATTTTTGAATAAGTATTCGGTTTTTATCATATCTACGCTTCATATATTTAATATGATAAATTTTTTTCAATACAATATATCCTTCAATTATCACAATATAGACTATGTATAAACTTTATTCAATAACTGAAGCCATACGATAAAGTTATTATATCATCATATTGTATCTTTATTTATTATTAATTATTTTTTGTATTTGAGAAATAGTCTCCATTACACGCTCATTATATGTTCTTTGCATCCTTGGTTGCATTGGTTGTGATTGTATTGTTTGCATTGGTTGCATTGGTTGCGATTGTATTGTTTGCATTGGTTGTGTTTGTTCCTCGTCCGCAATACCTTTATCTCCTATAGATAATATATCACCTGTTGCACTATATCCTTGTACATTTGTTAAATTAGCAGCAACACCATTAGTCATACGAAAGCGTGGGTCTATTTTCATACGACTTTGTTGATATTGATTATTACCCATTGCTTGTGAATTATCATAATCTAAATAACTTGACATTATACAATATCATAATATCATTCTTATAATTATAGAACACGTTTAAAAAACAAAGGATATAAATCTATATATATATATATATATGGATTTATCTCAATGGTATATAAAATACATATTTAATAGCCATTTAAAGGTACTTAATTCTGATCCCGAACAAAGGAAATATTATCCTAATCAAACATCAAGAGAGGTTAAATCTGGTCATTATGTATCCGTCAAACCAACTGTATTACCAAATACATATATGGTACACTATTCACCGTTATTAGCTTCACATCTTTATTTGTCATCTGATACTATGCTTAGTTTAAAAATGCAACACTTCTTAACAGGCGATATAGATAAAACTATTCATTCGTGGGCTACCCCTATACTCTATCAATATATGGTACTGAAATGACAAGTAATTGTCCGTTCAATAACGGAAATGGTTACGGAGACGGTAGCGCAATATCAATAGGACACTTTAAAATAAACCATAATATTTACGAATTGCAACTTAAAGGCGCAGGCAAAAGGAGTTTTGCTCGTGGAGGTGATGGAAGAACTGTATTGAGAAGTTCAATAAGAGAGTACTTAGTTTCTGAAGCAATGTTTAGTTTAGGTATTCCAACTACAAGAGCTCTTTCATTGTATTGTTGTGTTTCTGAAAAAGTAAAGAGACAGTCATATAAAGAAGATGATGGTAAAGAACATAATAATATCGCTGCTATTGTGTGTCGTGTGTCTCCTTCTTTTTATAGAGTAGGACATCTTGAATTATTATCATTGTTTAAATATATAATTCGAATAGAATATTCACATTTAAAAGGCAATATAAAAAGTCTCGTAATCGATTTTTTACAAGAAGCTAGTCATAAATTTGCAAAGCTTGTGTCAAAATGGCAGTCTGTTGGTTATATTCAATCAAATATGAATAGTGACAATGCATCTATTGGGGGTCGAACAATAGATTATGGTCCATTTGGTTTCATGGGTGTATAGGATAGAGATAAAAACTTTTGGATAGATAGTGGAGAACATTTTTCATATAGTAATCAACCAGTAGCAATGGGTAAAAATTTCGAGACTTTGTGTAATTCATTGAAACCTCTATTACAACTGTCTGATCATATATTAATAGATAAGATTAATGCAAATTTTTCGTCTATTTGTCAAAAATATCTTCGTTCTGTATGGATAAGTAAGTTGGGTTTTAAGACATCAAAGTGGAATATTATAGGTCCTATCTTCCATCGATTAGAAGTATTGTTACATAAATCACAAGTTGACTGGACAATATTCTGGAGAGAACTCTCATGGTACCCAGTATCTCAAGAACATTCAGTCTTAAGAGCATTTTATGATAATACCACATATACATCAGAATGGGATCAATGGTTAAAAGATTGGAAACATCAACTTCGTCAGGAACAACTGTCATTTAAATCTATAAGCGAACAAATGTTAAAAGTAAATCCAAAATATGTTCCACGTGAATGGATGTTAGCAAAGGGATACAATGACGCAAATAATGGAAATTTTAAGACATTAAAAGAACTGTATAATCTTTTTACACATCCATATGACGAACAATTAAAATATGATAACAAATGGTATATATTACCAGAATTGACAATAGTACCAGGAATAACAAGCATGACATGCACATCATAATATAATTATATATATTGATTTAATGTATTATAATGAAAACAAGTTAATATTATAATGGAAATAAATCAAAATATTAACTATGCAATCTTTCCAATAAAAGATGATTTTATGCTTTTATGTAATGATAAAACTTTAACACAAGCTAAAAAATATTATGAAGAAAACAAAAACTCTACTGATATATGTAGCGCGTTTTTTGTCAGGTTGTTATGATGGACAACTTGAAATTGTTAAATGGACATATTCTATTGGCGAGTTTACTGCAAAAGAAATTAATAATGGATTTATGAATAGTTTTGAAAAATACCATATAAATATAGCAAAATGGTTGTATTCAAATTATAATAATATTCACACACGGGATGCTTTTTTGTTTTGTTGCGAAATTGAATTCATGGAGGGAGTAAAATGGTTATATTCACTTGATAATTGTAGATTTAATGGAGATATAAATGATCATTTTAATCTTAGTTGTTGTCGTGGAAATCTGATACTGTCAAAATGGTTGTACTCTTTGGGTGGAGTTGATATTCATTATAAAAAGGATCAAGCTTTTTCTAAATGTTGTTTCTATGGCTACCTAGAAATTGCAATATGGCTACATGGTTTAGGCGGTATTAACATACATGATAATAACGAAGATGCTTTCCAAATATGTTGTATTAACGGTAATTTATTGTTTCTCAAATGGTTGTATTCTCTTGGAAATGTTGATATTCGTTCTAATAATGATATGGCTTTTTATGTTAGTTGTAGTGATGGTTATTTACAAGTTGCTCAATGGTTAGCAACATTGTGTAAAGATTATCACATTGAAGTTGATAATGATGGTAAAATAATAAATTTTAGTGTACTAACATAATATTATAAAAATAATAAATAATATTTAAAAAATATTATTTATTATTTTTATAATATTATGTTAGTACACTAAAATTTATTATTTTTTTATTTATTATTTTTTTATTTATTATTTAAAAAATAATATTTTTTAAATATTATTTTTAAATAATATTTTTTAAATAATATTATTTAAAAAATAATATTTAAATATTATTTAAATACGAGGGAAAAATGATCGAGGACTCGTTTGAGCTACGTGTTAACTAGTAGTAGTACCAATGCCATCAATCATTCGCAATGAAATCAATCCATACGACACTGAAGTGTCTAATTTCCGATTCGGAATTCAGAAAGATTCATATGATCCAAATTCAAATGATGATTCAACCACTGGTCCCTGGAAGTGTGTAGTCCCCAGTAACTTTAATGTTCTATCAATGTCTGACACAGAGCGTGAAGTACATGATAAAGCCGCAATGGAACGAATTATGAACGAGATGGAAAAAATGGAAGAAATCAATGGAGATGTACTATTGAAATATACATACAATACAGAATTGGAACAAAAAAGCAGTGTCAAGCGTATTATGCGAGATGTTTCTCTAAAGAACAAACTTCGTTTGTGGGATATTAATGACATTTATCATTATGTAAAGTCAAATTGGAACCATTCCGAAAGGCCAACTATTATTGATTGTTCGAACGGGTCTGAATTTATGAGCAAAAATATGTCATTCCGTAATACATTGCGCAATACTCGTACTCGTCGGGATGTCGCACACGATGCTATGTTGGAACGTAATGCAGAACATGGAAATACTAAAAACGAGACATTTTCTACCGAATTTGTTCGCCGAGTTATCGATACTCGTAACGCTCTAGGTCTTACACAGGCTCAATTGGCAATGAAGATGGCCAGGACAACAGCAGAAATTACAGAATTCGAAAAGGGTGGAATGATTTTTAGTAGGCCTCTCAATGCACTACTAAAAGTTATTCTCAACCTTCAGTCAACAGATTAATTACCTTAACTATTTAACTATTTAACTATTTAACTATTTAACTATTTAACTATTTAACTATTTAACTATTTAACTATTTAACTATTTAACTATTTAACTATTTAACTATTTAACTATTTAAGTATTTAACTATTTACTTTGATAATAAGACTTCGTATAATAAATAATTAAGTTATTGTACTATAATAACTACAGTAATAGTATTATGCATGTTAGTAAATCAGTTGGCTTCAGACAAATTTATGTTTAATATAATTACAAACAGCTATAATTTTAAACGATATTCAGAGTATGCTAAATCCAGAGGACTCGTCAGAGATGTATGTATATTGGAATCTTTGGACCAAAATCCTGGACTAGATAACATCAACGATTATATAAAAGTAGTACAAAAAAGCGAGTTATGGTTTCATTTAAGAGCATTAGCATCTAGTACAGCTAGTGCTGTAGGAAAATTAATAAAAGGAACTACACAGTATCCTTCATTTAATCAAATTACTGACCTATGGAAAGACAAAATACTTGATGTTCCTTTCAATAAAACCCATACTATGAAAGGACATATGAAATGGGGTGTTGATTACGAAGACCCCGCATTAGTACATTTTACAGTAAATAATAATTTAACTGTAGCACAGGTAGGAACTATATATTTACCAATGACATCAATAATAGAAATGATGGAAAATTTTTTACCAGCTGAAGACATCTCTGTAATTCAAACTTTAGTAGATAAATTTCCATCTATCAAAGATGAACATTTTCTTGTTAGCCCCGATGGATTAGTTGGAAAAAAAGATGATGGAAGCTATTCAGATCTGCCTTCAGACCTAGTCGGTATGTTAGAAATAAAATGTATCAGTCCCTTTCATCATGTAGAAAATAAAGATGGTACATTAAGTTGGGTTGATGATATGGAAAAACGACAATGGTATCATGCAGGAGAAATACCATATGTATATATAATTCAAATTTGTATGCAGGCATTATCAGGCATTCATAGATTTAACATGAATGAAACTCATATAATGTGGTTTGTTAGATGGTCACCATGGGGTTTTTCTGAATTTAATATTGAGTTTGGACATTTAGTAAAGATGGGTATCATATCTGCTATTTTATATTTGACCTTAAAGCAACGTATTATAACTATAGATGATTTACCGTTTCAATATGTTAATTATGAAAAACCATTAGTTGAGTTATTAAATAAATACTATAATATAATAATTGACTCGATGAATCACCGATATATTGATCATATAAATCTATATCCAGAATTTCATATGTATCGCGAAGTTACAGAAAATTTTAAATTCAAGGTATCTTAATGATTAGTAACCTCTTATTTTCTGAACACCATTTTTTATAATTTTCCCTGTAAATAGTTCCAGTTCTGTAAGATTTGTAATAAAACTAATAACCAGATCATCATCTATTGTACCTTCTAAATTATCATAACCTGTTAAATTGGAGGCAATACTAAGTGATGTATGTACCGCTTGATCTAAACTATGACCATATAATATACCATGTATAGTCATCATTGTTAATAAATATAAAGCTATATCAATTACTACGGCAAATTCACCATATTTATGCTCATCTTCTTCAATAAGATCAGGAAACTCCACAATTTCATTTATGATAAGATTTAACAAAGATACCGACCTTGGTTGTATAGGAATATAATCATACTTATTTAATACAAGAACCATCTTATGTGTTGTGTCTTCTATGTGTTTAACTGTAAAAGAATTTGCAGCAGAATATACAAGGTCTTTATAAGATATTGGCTTGTCAGTCAAACAAGAAGCAATTTTAAAAGCAGCACACCCTACTGCTTGAAAATCTTTGCTTGATGTACTAGGATATTCTTCCAGATAATATCCTACTAATATACCCATAAGAGGTAACATAAAATATAGTGAATATATTTTGTATTTTAAAACATCATAAAGCCATTCAAAGATTATTTCCAAATGTTTTATATTAATATTATCGCATGCAGATAATATAGATTTCATACCAGGTTCATTGTAAATTGTAATATTTTCTGCAATCTCACTATAATATTTTAATTCATGAATTGGCTTCTTTGCAATAAGAGCATCCATATAAGAACTAGGTATCCAAGATAAACCTCCACCATGCATAGTTTCCTTAAGAAATGGATGTTCTAAAATCTCTGACGTAATATATCTTGTATTGACATTAATATCTAAACAATTTTGCAAAAGATCAAATTCTTCATCTCCAATATGATCAAGAATTTGCTGTTTTCTTAGAGGTGATAAATATGTCGCTATAGTAGCAGTATTTTTTTTAAATACCTGTAACAACATAACTTTCTCTACCCGTTTTCATATCTGTCCGTATTTGCCAATTAGCAGGAAGTCCTCTATTATCTATACCTGTTTTAGATAGTATCTTTGAACGTTCAGAAATCTCTTCAGGACTCACGTTATAGTTCATAAAATAGATAGCTCCATTATCTTCCCATTCCCATGGAAAATGTTTATATATTTTTAGGTACACATAATGATATATAAAAATCCCTAATCCCAAGAGTCTCCAACGAGTGTTGTTTGTCCTTTTTTCATATCATGTTTCTCGTATATAGCATTAATAGCATATTTTACTTTTTCTTCCGATATAAACGTTGAAAGATTGCATTCTGGTGCATTATATAGAGGTGTACCGTAGCATGATAAGTAACCTTTATTAGGTAAACCATGATACTGAGATAAACCATGATACTGAGATAAACCATGATATTGAGATAAACCATGATACTGAGATAAACCATGATACTGAGATAAACCAAAATCTGCTACTTTATATTGTCCTTGTCCATACAGAATGTTCGCTGGTTTTAAATCCCTATGACTGAAACCATGGATATGAAGATCATGAATTCCTTTTACTATGTTACGTAACATTATTTTTAAATCCAATAATGTAAGTGTTCTCATATCGGCTATACCATCCATTTTTTCTAATTCTAATACTAATTGTGGTTTTCCACCAACTGTTAATTCTGGTCTATCAGCACTTATGGAAACACCTTGAACTTTAATACTTTTTAACTTTACAAGATGGTCACTAGGAATACCTTTTAATATAAGTGCTTCCTTAATTACATTATATTGGGTTTTGTCTACTTTCATAGCGGATTCATCCCCTGTATCCTTCATACGTATATGATAAACAGTACCATATTGTACCAGAGCCTAAAATACTTATAATATCTAGTTCTTTATTAATATAATTCGCTTCTGCCATTATAATATTATATAATATTATTGTTTATTACCACAACTTTGACAACGTTCTTCAACTGTTTCAGGCGAATTGCATTTTTTACACATAACATTTTTATTAATATATGTTTGTAATATATCTTGTAAAGTATCAGTGTCGAGTTTTCCACTAAATATTATTCCACCCATCTTAGATATAGATGCTTTGGTCCCCAATTTCTTGCACATATATTTTTTAATTTGTTCAGGAGTTTTATAGATAGCTGTAGCTATTATACTCGCGTTAGTCCAATCAGTAAGACCTTTTTTTTGATTAATAAAGGTAGTATTTATTCTAGGCATTTTATACCTGTAATATGGGTCAGACTCATCCCCATTGACATTTATCATATTAATATTATTAGCAGTAGTACGAGTCATTAAATCCATTGATAATAAAATATAATGTTCAATTTTTCAGCTTAAATAATTTAAGATTAAATTATTTAATCTTAAATTATGTAATCTTAAATTATGTAATCTTAAATTATTTAATCTTAAATTATGTAATCTTAAATTATGTAATCTTAAATTATGTAATCTTAAATTATGTAATCTTAAAACGGATTACTTGATTATATTTAAATGGATGAAATAAATGTAAATACCAAAGCTTATTCAGAAACTATTAAACGAGGCAAAATCATATATAAATCATTGCATCGGTGCAAGAAAAATACTACATGGCCTAACAGTCATGATATCAAACGTATTGTAGCTATGTCAGATATTCATGGTACAACATCAGAAGTAATTATGTCATTGATTAAACGTAAAATAATAGACAAAGATACTATTGTTATATGTACAGGGGATATGGGCGGAACAAACCAAAAAAATGGGAGGTCTATTGGATCCTACTGACGATTACCTTAAAATTAAAGAGGCTTGTCGTGCATTTTATTTTGTTCAAGGTAATCATGATATTGATAGATCATGTCTTCATAATACATGGCATAACAAAGGCGTACCGTCATTGTTATTTACATAATCGTGTAATATCTACTGATATTGGATTAATTGGTGGTGTAAGTGGTATAAAGTCAATCAATAATACGGTTAATCATGAGGCTCATATATACGATAAAAAAGACTATGATATAATGCTAAATGCTGTTTTGTTGAAAAAACCTAATATTTTATTGACGCATACACCATTAGATAATAAACTTGACGTAAAAATGCATTTATTTTGTCATTCACATATGACAGAATATATTAACATAATAAATAATAGTTTAATACTTAATATGGACAGACGTATTTTTATATGGGAATAAAAATTTACGTTACGAAAACGAAGACAAGACTGGCTTGTCGGATGCTGGTGTATTATTGGTTTTATTGGGTTAATTTCAGTGCATAAAAAATAGTGATTTCAGGTCTCTTATCGGGACCTATATTCCCATCCTTTTTAAAACAATAATAACAAATAGTTCTGATATTCATTTCTCCTTGTGCTTTGGTCTTTCCTATACATGCTTTAATTAACATGATCCATTATAAACATTCTTTTATTAATATTCCACTTTGAATAAGTTGCATCAAATAAAATTTGATCGTACATTATTTTTATAATGTTTTGGAAAGGTATAAATGATAGTTCATCTGGTGGGAAGTTTTGGCAAATTGCCGTGAGTGGGTCTGACACTGTTGTAACTTTTGGAAAAATTAATACAGATGGACGCAAATCAACTAAGTCTCATGAAACAGAAAATGATGCAATTGAATATGTAAAAAAACAAATTAAAACAAAACAGAAAAAAGGATACACTGAGGAAATCACAGATAGTCAATCTGACTAAAATGAATATTTGACAAATGTTTACTTTGAGTAACAAGAAAAAACTGAACTTTCCCAGATATCATAATGATTCGAGTTGGCAGAATTAAAAATTGTAATGGTAAAACCAGTTACCCTGGTTATAAACGAGTTATTGTTATGACAAAAAGTTCGAAATACGGCTCACTTAGTCCATATTTATTGACTGATGGTAAAGGAAGGATTATGGAAAATTTATGGCAATTTAGCAAGGTTTATAAAGAAACACCAAAAACTAAACAATATTATAGTCAATGGGATAAAACCGTTGTATGGGAGAGACCAAAAGAGATACATGTTGATACGCACGGCGATCTTACCCAAGACTACATTACATGGCGAAAAGACGGAATGGAACATGTTCATGCTGTAAGATATCCTGTAGGTAAAAAACATACAAGTAAGTGTCTATATGCTCTATCTGATAAAGATATGACTAAAAAATTGGATTATATTACTGCTAGAAAATCACTATATCTGCCATTATACAGTGAAATGGTTAGGTCACAACCACAATATGCTGAACTATTGTGTGATTTAAAAGCAAATCGTAATATTATTATACTTGAAGTTGACGGGCCACATGAGGAAAATTTATTGTATTATCAGAATAAATATAAAGTCAAAGATACCTTTATTGAACAATGGAGTATGGAAGCCGATCCACAAAGTCTTGAAATTATGTTAAACGATTCTAAACATAATTTTGGACACGGGTATTGTCTGGCATGGTGTTTATGGGAAGATTTACATAACACCAAGATCCCTTATATGTAATAGAAAACTAAACTATATAAAAATGTTCTTTGTATGGATATAATGATAATATATACCGATGCGAGTAACTCGTCACAAAAGAAAATATCAATTATAGGGTATAAATTAAACTGAAAGATCCATACAAAGATTATTAAAGATATTACAAACACAGGAGCTAAATTTATGGCTGTAATATTCGCTCTAGAATCTCATACAATTTGTAAAGATGATAGTATCATAATCTTTACTGACTTGTATGAGAATAGTTGATCTTGTAAATAAACGCAATGTCAAAAAAGATTATCATATAACATTACTGGAAAAAATATCTATTTTTTTTCCAAATTAGAATTCTATCATATACAAGGACATATAAAAAACAAATTAAAAAACTATCATGATATGGAGTTCTTTGAACTTGATAATTACGTTAGAAGAACACTAAGAATAAAAATGAAATGATCCTTGACCAGAATATAATTTTTAAATATAATTTTTAAATATAATTTGTTCGATTATGTATTATGGAAAAAGCTGTAACACATGATGGTGATTGTGATGACTGGCGTCGGACTCTGGGCATCCCGCCTTCATTGTCTATTGCTTCAAATAGGACCATTGAATCAGATAATAGGATCTTGACTACCTGTTAGTGTCCATACAGTGCACCGTGACCTCTGTAACCTATTGCGTTCACAGTGATATTACATCTCCGATCGTGCATTTCTGTACGTTCATTCATTAATATAAAGAGATCTTAGTCTCTATATATCAATAATGATACAGTATAGCAATATTCCGTATAGTAATATACGGAATATTTCTATATTCAAATGAAATATTGCAATATTTCATTTGAAAATTATTAATTCCTTTTGAAAATTATTCAAAAGGAATTAATAATCCTTGTGAAAATTCATTTGAGACTTTTAGCTGCATTGATTGACAATTCAAATAACTCCTGTATAGAAAACATACATTTGATTTGTTTGCGATTTTTTGTTTGTTTTTATGTCTTCACGTAGATTACTTTCAGTTTACTTTGTTTTTACAACATGAACAATGCATCTAAAGCACCTTGTTTTACGTGAAGTTTATTCGTAAATTACGAATAAACTTTATTCGTAATTTACGAATAAACTTCACGTGAAGAAAGTGCATAGAAACTTTCTATGCACTTTCTTCACGTAGAAACAAGTACAATTAACAAGCGCTCTTCACTTGAACTATTAGGTTTAAGTAGGTTAATTTCGATTGATTTATTATTATAAGACATATTGAAAGTGCATAGATTACTCACTTCCAAATAAAAGCATAAAGTAAACAAGATACAATTAATATGCACATGCATATTAATTGTAATCGTTGACCAGTGCATTGATAGAGTGTTATATATCACTATCAACATGATAGTATCCTGGATTAACAAAGAATACATTATCGATATTATTATACCTGATGCATAAATTTGATGCATAATGTATAGAATCAAGATTATCTGTTTGGATAGCAACCATGACAAGTAATCTAGTTATTAATACTGGATTATAAAATAGACATAACCTATCTATATCACATCTGTTATATCAGATATGTATTAAATATCTTGTATAGCGCATAAAATATTACTTGTATCTGTTCAATTGAAGCAGTATAGTCTGATACTAATTATCATATGATCCAAAATCTATCTAATCAAGATTAATCTAGGAAATATATATAATTGGGGATTTTAACCTAGGTCCAAAAATATATAGAAATATACTAAAAGTAAATTTATTTCAATAATCAGTTTGAAAAAACTTTACTTTTTTTTTTAGGTCACTGGAAGACATATTATTTTCTTAATACACTAGATCTAATGGTTAGATAATAATTCTCTATTGAAGATTTAATAGCTGTTAAATATATTATAGTGTTTTATAAACATCTAACAAGTTATAAGTTATGCAGGCTGTTACTTATAATTTTAGAATTTATAGCTGCTTATGATTGACTACTTGATGCATATTCAATCAGTAGGATAAGTGTTAAACCATTCTTTGTAGAAGCTGTATTAAAAACAATTAATAGAACATGATCGCTTCTTATCCTACATGTGTGTTTGATGCTATGCTGTATAGCCTTAGATAGCAAAACAAGGTCGCGAATAAAATTCATATTGAAGGTTTTATTATTGCAGCATTGGTTGACAATTAACACATTATGACATAATATGTACAATATGCTGCATATGAATGATTATGGAGGATTAGAAGTTGCATAACTCTTGCAGAACACTTGTGTTTTAATTATTACAAATTTTTACACTTGATGCATTGAGTGCATTGATAGTGCATAATTATGCACTATTGAACAAGTACAAATAGTATACTGTATATGTTAAAAAGCTAGAAAAAATGGAATCGTATAATCAATAACTATGCACATATACATTGTGATATAAAATCTATCTAAATTTTATATATGCTGTATAGCTTGTATTTATAGTGTATAGATGTATAAGATTGTATTTTATTGTATATTGTTCTAAGCATCGAATGCTTAGACAAATTATATAGTTTATACATTACTATGCTTAGACAAATTAAATAGTTTAAGCATAGTAATGTATAAACTATAACTACTACTCAATGCATGTATAAAACATATAATTGATTATGCATGAAAATATATTATGCATCTAATAACGTATAAGTGCATAATTATACATACGTTGTTTATATGTCTGGGAATTCTCAAAAGGAATATTAAAATAATTGTAATATTGGCATAAATCAATTATATTGTCTATACATAAGCTAAAAAAAGATAAAAAAATACAACAATGTATCTTGGATTAAAATAACAGAGGATTTACTTAATTTTAATTATAATGCTGTTTGGTTTTGTTGACTAAAAATTTAGTCATTCAGTTACGTCAGTATGATACGAATAAAAAAAACGACACCATATGGTTTATTTACTTATTTTTTATATCTATGATTTACGATTAATTTTTGACACATTCAACTAACTCATGCATTGTATATCTGACTATTTATTGTAAAATTAATAAATAGGCAAAGGTATTGTAACACGTAAATTTAAAATTCAACAAATCACTGTATAAAAATAATAGAAATACACCTAATTTACGTATTTTTTACAAATATATGTAATCTGATAATATAAGAAAAATGAAATAAGATATTATTAATTCTTTGTCATTAACATTAATGACAAAGAATTATAATTGTCTTGCATGCAAAGGAATATTATTGTTAAAAAATGATAAATGTATTCATTGTTATTTCCCTAAATATGGAACAATTAAACATGTTGATCCTCTGGTAAGAATAAAGAACATTTCTCAGCTAAATTTAGGAAATATAAATGAGATAATTGCACAATGTACAATTTATTTAGAGAAAAACATTATAGTCGGTCAATGGCAACCTTTATATGATTATAAATTAATAATGGAGCGTACTTCTATCCGTATAAACGGATACGGTGAAGAGATAGAATATAAGACTTATGTACAACAAAATATATATAAGATTATGCACAATCTTCCATGTACTCTTGAAAATATAGTTGCAATAAAGGTTTATACATTATTCACTGATGATACACTGTCATTAAAAACCAACAAAGTTATCAAGAATGTCTCAGAATACTATAATAATCTCAATAAAATTCCTGTGAAATTATTAGTAAATAATGGAGATATGGTATTACAATGACACATTTTAACAGTCTATTTACTATGTAATGATACTAAAGTGTTCTGTTCTTTCTCGATAATTTTAAGTTCTTTTTATTAACTCTTTTTTGTTTTCTTTTTATTTCAAGCTCTCTCATTGTCTCTCTTTTTACTGATTCGTCTCTTAATTTTCTTACTTCTTCACTATATATAAAGTTATGTGCATCAGTATGGATGTGTCCCTTTCTAATTTCTTCTGACTTTATCGAATAGTACAAAAGAGAATTGTTTTTAATACATGCAAGTTGTTGAGATAACACAAAATATGCATTTTCCAGTATTACTTCGTCTGTTTCAGAGATAATCTCTATATAATAATACAGTATAGATGGAAGACATCTCTTTGTATAGGCATCTAATATCTCATCATACAAAACATGAGTAATGCCGTCATTCTTATCTGGATGTTGTATAAACAACATCAGTTGTTTATACATAAAACTGATGCTTGTTGTCAAATATTCACATGGTACATCAACCGATGTTTTTTTAGCTGTAAACTTTTTTTCGTAGATTTCAGGTTCATATAGTTTAAATTCCTCGAAGTATAAACTGATACTTTTAAGCAATCGTGTATTGAAAAGATTATATTCATAAAAATCTCTTTTAATAATATTGTTTAAATTGTATGACATTGTGTAATTATTTTAAGTGATCATTTTTCAGGCAGTGGGAAAATACTAGAATATATCTTCAACATCCTCCTCCTCATCCTCATGATGATACTTAAGAAACTTTATAAGTAGAACAGAGTCTGAACTGGGATCAGCATCATGTATGTTCACTATATCAGATAACATATCAGTATTATAATATAAATTGTCCATTGTATCAGGAAAAGGTAACTTTGCATTTATACAATTTTCTCTAATAGTAAATGGATGATATGGATTTCGTGTTCCAATCCCATTAGCCTGTATTTTTATAAAGTTTATAACTTCATGTAATTTATCACGTTTGCATAGTTCGGTTTTTATCATATAATTTATACTAAGAAAGACATGACTTAGACATTCAGCATAAACCGTCTGTGATATATTCAGTGCTCCGCTATTGTATAATTTATTACATTCAATGTATATTGAAAGTAATATTTCAGTTATGTATTCAGTGTCTGTTTCATCATATGTCATCGCTACTCGTAGAGGCATTTCTGAATCAACGCCATTTTCTACATAATATGATATTAGCATACTAGCTACTGCTTCTGGGCTGCTCATTGATTTAAGATGTGATATGTTTTTAAGATAAGAATATTAATATGTAAAAGCTTATTTAATAGAATATAAGCTCATTATTAAAACTATCAATTAAGTTTTAATAATGTCAACTCATAATACATTATATATATTATAATGTATATAGATATAAAACTCTTTAACAAGTGTTTATAGATACTATTAATGATACAAAATTAACGGACATAATAATTGAATATTATACCAAAAAAATATTATGATCGTAAGGAACTATATCAAGTAGAAAATGAAATGTATTGATTGTAATAAGATATTTTTACCTGATAAAGAAAAATGTAACACATGTTATTCATTTTTACTTAATGTTAAAAAAATGGTAGAATATTCTATTAATAAACTTAAAACATGTTATTCATTTTTACTCAATGTTAAAAAAATGGTAGAATATTCTATTAATAAACTTAAAACATGTAGAGAAAAAGAAGGTTTATCCGAACACATGCCATAAATTTCAATTATTGAAGAATATGCAATGGATTTTACATAGAATCTATGTATAAAACCGTAACTATGGTCAATTTTTTAAAAAATTGATTATATTAAATTGTTATAATGGAACAGATAGTAAATTGTATATAGGGGGAATCACCAAAAGGCAGACTTATTGGACTGGCAATTGGAGCTATATTTGGACTTATAGACTACCTAGGAATAGCATCTTCTTGTGGAGGGTATGAAGATAGGTTCAAAAATCAACGGTATATGTTATTTAAATCTATATTTATATTTATACCAACATATATGGGTTTATTCTTAGGAATGTACCCTTATATGGGTGTTCCTATTGCATTATTATCTCTAGCTAGAGCTGAATATATTTTATAGTAACACATTAATAATAAAATAATTTTTACTTTGTATCAAAATTGTTGTACGTTGTATCAAAATTGTTGTACGTTGTATCAAAATTGTTGTACTTTGTATCAAAATTGAACAGTATTTAAGATAAATGACACTTGTAAAATTGGCTAGACAATGGATAAATGAATCATTTAATAATGAGATATTTGTTATTATTAACAAATCTATTATAAAATCAATAGAAAAGGGTTCTATTATTGTCAAAGTGACTGTTATGGCAAATGACTGTATTTATATTGAAACTGGAAAAGTATTTGATATGGAATTCAAGCTTAATTTCAAAGATAATGTTTTAATAACTACAGTATATTCTAAGTTTTTAACACTTAGAGAGATGAGAGAGTTTACTATAAATAAAAACATATCTACCGTTAGATTTTATTAGGATGAAAATTAGTCATCATACTAAGTATACATAGCAATCTGATACATATCCTGGTTCGGTCCAGAATACTTTAAATGGTTGAAAACAACATGTGGCTCCTGAAGGGAACATGTCAATCTTTACATCATTAGTACTGTGACATGTTATAGAATCACAGCAACTTATATGGGCAACGATCTTGTGATTGTTAACACCAAAAACATGCATTCTCATGTAACCACATTCCTTGTTTATACTACCTTCAGAGTACACTACTATCATTTGGAATCTATCAATAGAACTTGCTCTAGGCAAGTTTCGATTGGATAGAATAGATAGGGAGTCGTTCATAAGGTCAGGATTCATTACTATAAAAAATTATGTGAACATTTTTCCAGGCATTGTAATAGTACTTGATTATTACTTTGATTATTAAAATAATAAAATATTATGTATTTTATTACGTTCTAGTTCCTCCTTTGTTAACATATCTTTTGATGTTACATAGTCTACAACTTGATGTAATTCCTCACGATCAATAGAAGGCATTTTAGTTTTGCATTCATATAAAAATCTATTTCCTTGTAAAACAAACTCAACAGAAACTGGATACATGTAATGTAAATTATAATATGGGTCAGTCATGTAAACTGATAGTGGACCAGGAAGTAATTCTGAACTTTCTGGTGGTAAAATTGACATTAATTGTACATATGGCGATACTGGCTGGTCGTCATCAATAATTACGTCTGTAATTAGATCATCAAAATATTTATACATATTATGTAATGTTGGTGCTGCATCGTATAAATATAATTTTGACCAATTTGAATGTAAACCCTGATAATATTGAAGAACCCAAATTGTCATATCAATAAAATTCTGGCATATAGGCAATACAAGTTTTCTAAAACTTTTTTCTCCTTTATATTCAATGTCATGATAATAATTATAATAACGATTATTCCATCCTGGTGTTCCTCCACATATAGTATCTGTATAACGATCTTCTATATATTTAAATCTTTCTAGTTCTTGTTTAAGAGGTGGCATTTGTTCTAATCTCCTATTAAAACTAGATATAGAGCGTAATCTAGTAATATTCAGTTGTTCTAGTAATTCTTCTTCAATATATTCTAATTCCGCTAAAAATTCTTTCATAAAGAGTCTATTTATTGATTTACCATCCTTATTTACAAAAAAACTACCTAATGCCCAGCATACTTTTTTATAAATAACTATAATATCATTTAGTGAGCCATTACGTATTCTAAGCGAAGGCATATGTGGAATGAAATCGTTACCTAAGAAAAAGCAAATATAGGCATAATCAAGAATGAGTCTATGATGATTTTCAGGGGTGTCTTGATACCATTTAACGTTTGCACATAAATCATGTACATCAGATGGGCGAATAATATCATTTTTAAACCCCAGATTGGTTAGTTTCCGGACACATGTGTATGGGGTTAATGTATCTATAACAATGTCATGCAATTCCTGTACACTAAGATATAAATAAGGATATTTAACATCATCAAAATATTCTGTATTGTCACGACCTCTAAATTGTACGTTTTCTCTAACAAGTACTGCATCAGGACAGTTAATATTTGTTAAAAATAGTAAATCTGCATCAAGGCCATAAATTAAACAAAAATCATTAATACCATTTTTACGATTTTTACGAATATCGTCCATTATTTTATGTTCGCCTTCACCTGGAATTCCCGCACCATTAAGAGTAAATGTATATTTTTCCCATATTTGTCCAGGTTTTGATAATGTTTTTATTTTATTATTCAAATACATTTGTAACTCATACATAAATACAGTACCAGGACTAATCATGTTAAAATCAACTGATACGTCATTTATATCCCCTCCATGCTTAATTGTAATATCTCTTACACTTTTTGATTCTTTTGCAGATTTATAACGTCTATCACGTTGTTGTGCCATTTTTGCTGCTGGAGCAACACCGTCTATTGCAATGTATACGGCATCAGGTTTAACATAAGCAAGAATGTTAATTAAATATAATATAACAGCCTCATTCATATCTGAACGTGATAAATCAGGGTCAGTTCTGACTGCTGGATGTATGGCACCATTAAAATCTAAATACAGTTTTTTTGTTTTATTTGAACCATTTACATAAAAATTCATATAATCTGTTGATAAAATTCTATTACGATAATGTTTTGCCCACCAGGCGAATAATGAAGGTACTCCCATAATAAAATAATATCATTGATCAATTTAAAATTTGAAAGATAACATTCTTAGTATATATTAAAAGTATATAATAATGACTGAAATGAATACAACAACTTTTGCAGATGAGCTTCAACAATTAAGAACACAATACTCAACTGAAGAGGCCCGCACGGAATGGAGTAATGCATATAATGCATCACAAGTTGTAAATGCAACGCAATATTTTCTAGAAACGCTTCTAGGCAACGAGGATGCGTGGTCTAAATTCAGAGAGAATGCAATTAATACTGTAAAAGCTAAAGATGGTAAATCTGTCGCGCTCCTTACATGGCAAGGGTACCGTGGTCCTGTAAACAACGGAAAATATCTAGCAGACCTACTTGACCTAGGGGATCTTCTTCCAAAGCTTCAAGATGTTATTGACCATAAAGGCGGAGAGGGTAAATTTATTGTATATAAAGACGAAGTATCTTATTTTAAGGGGAGGCGCTCATATTCTCTACTTGTTTCTTGGAACGATGAATTATTTGAACAACTAAAAGAGAAAATTGTCGAATCACATGATAAGGCTGAAAAGCATGCAGAAAAGGTTCAGTCTCGACGCGAAGAAGGACTACCTGATAATAGTAATACAGGAGAAGATAATCATGGCTATGAAAATCGTAATGGTTCAGGCAACAGGCGTCCATCGCGTCAAAATTATAACGGGCGTCATAATGGAGGAGAACGCAAAGAAGACTATCATGGCTATGAAAATAGAAATGGTCCAGGAAGTACGCGCCCACAACGTCAAAATTATAATAACGGAGACCGTAATGGAGGAGAATACAATAAACGACAGGGAGGAGAACGTAACCAATATGGAGGAGAAAGTAGCCAATATGGAGGAGAACGTAGCCAATATGGAGGAGAACGTAACCAATATGGAGGAGAACGTAACCAATATGGAGGAGAACGTAGCCAATATGGAGGAGAACGTAACCAATATGGAGGAGAACGTAACCAATATGGAGGACAACGTAACCAACAGGGTGGACAACGTAACCAACAGGGTGGACAACGTAACCAACAGGGTGGACAACACAACAATACTACTAGAGGCGAAAGGAAGCCACGAAGGGCAGTATCATATAATTCAGAACCTGTAGTAGAAGTTGAAGCACTACAATAAGTAAACAAAATTTAATATTATATACTTGATTATTAAGTTAATACTGCTAACAGACCGCATAATAAATTCCATATTACAAAGAATTTACTATGAAATATATATCAAATTATGGACCTATATGATTTTTCCTATGCATTCAATTTAGATGACGGATAAATATACTATTGACATACAGCACAGGTATGTAGTGTGTTTAAACATTGTTCACATAATCCTAGTAAAACTATTTTGTTTGTCTTTGAGAATGAGCTTAGACAAATACAACACACAATTTCCTCCTCATTTACACCTCTGCCATAATTAAACCTGAAATATTATATTATATGTTATGTACTCTTGGAAAGTTGTCATGTTCTATATCAAGGAGGGATTCATTTATACCTAGATGTTCTACAATATCCTCAAATCAAAACTTACTCTAGTCTGGACGCAGTGGTAGAACGACGACTACCATTGATACTGAAACAGTAATAAACTACATCTATTCTAAACCTAACTGTCAATCCAATCATTTTTTTCCGTTATAAAATAGTTATACTAGTCTACGAGACTCACGAAGGATAAAGGCATAGAAGTTAAAACACGTCAATAACTAATGGATCATGAAACATTTCTCTATATTAATGGTTATACAATCTTCAATCTTATTCCAGGTGAAAATTATCCAGCATTTAATACGCACAATAATAGGAACATAGTAGGACCTTATGGATTGGCACAAGGTAGGGCGGCTTGGTATGTTAGAACTAGGCCTGAAATTCAAGAAGTGTTTAAAAATTTATTACATACTGATGATTTAGTGTGTTCTATGGATATATTGTCATTTAGTAATAATATGACAAAGAAGGAAGACGTTGATAAGAGGAAGAATATTTTATCATGCTACATGTAGATCAGACACCAAATGAACCACACAATAAATTACATAGTTTACAAGGAATTTACTACTGGTCTGAAACTATAAAAGATGGAGCGACAACAGTGGTAATACCTGGAAGCCATCGCAAATTATGGCATAAAGATAATTATCAAGGTGTAGGTGATTATTCAAGGATTGGGCTAAAGAGTGAATATTTATATGAGCCAACGAGACTCATTATACCTGCAAATTCATTATTGATATTTAATAGTAAATTAATCCATCGTGGAGTATGGGGTCCACACAGAATGTGTTTTATGATTTCTTTTTATAAGAAAAAAGAACGCTCTGCAGCTGCTCTTAAGAAAAATTAGATATTTACAATAAAGGAGAGTTTTCCATACATTGAGCACATAAAGGAATACGAAATGGAATGTCATCTAATACATTGCCTGGAAAATGGAATAAAATTAAAGTATTACCAATGACATCTAAAATAGAAAGATTAATTTAATTAAAAAAGTAAATCTATTAAATGTGATGTCCCTAAATCATAGACTGTAAATCCAAACAATGTTCCAAAGGCGGTAATGATCCATTTAGGATCTAACATATCTTCACAACTTAATACACGTGAGACAGCCAACATAGTTCCAACTTTAGCCCAGTCATCAATAACCGACTTTAATTTATTATCATATGTTAGTTTATTTCCTTGGATATGATCAGATACAATAATATTATATACAGTGAAACCAACAAGAACAGCCATACTTGAACGGAACCAACCACTATCAATCAATGAGCCCCCACTAAGCAAACGGGCTACAATTAACATTGTTCCTACTTTAAGCCAATCATTAGCAATAGCTTGTTTTTTGCCAGTTAGTTCAGGTTTAATAAAGTTACGAACAGTTAAATGGTAAACTGCAAAACCAATCAAAGTAAACAATGAAGACAGCATCCATGATCTATCCATAAGAGAGCCTCCTGATAACCATTGTGCCATGATGAACATTGTACCAAATTTCATCCAATCAGTTGCTATATCTTTAGAATGTAGAAGCATTTATACTTTCTAAATGAAATTATTTATTAAAATTGTATTGACAATATGGACATTTTGCTGTAGATGTTGTAAGCCATTTATATATACATGGCTTACAGAAAACACATTTTTCTCCATTACAGATTAATCTTACAGCTGTGTCTTTTTCTGGGTTTGTATGTTTAATCATGCATATTACACAGTAATATGGTTCTTGTACATCATTCATATACAAGTTTAAATTTTCTGAGGTAATTTTAGGTGTTGATAAAAATGGCTCATAATCTAGTTCATATGCCTCTTCTTCAAACAATCCTTTATTGCGTCTCTCGTCCATAACAATATCAATAATTTCAGTTGTGACATCATCAAATTCATTAGCATCTGAATCTGGTGTAATACCTTCAAATTCAAATGATTGTATCAAATTTGCGCATATTTCTTTAGCTTGTTCTTCTGAAAGACCTACAGACGCAACATTTCTCCATATACTTCCTGTGTATTTTGGAATTATAGGTGATTGCTGTGTAACAGATGTAAGGAGTGTTGTGTCAGGTCGTACCATGTTACTACAATGCCTGTTGATCATTTTTTTTTTCTATAAATTTAAATACATTAAATTTATTAAATGAAAATGGTGTTGAACTAATTTTTATTCCTGTTGGTTTTTTCCTATATTGTTCGAAATAGAATTCATCGTTATCAATGTCTTTTTTAAGACCTTTAATATTTATAATTTTAGCTGTGTCAGAGTCATACTCGACAGTGTCATCATATAGATTTTCGTAACTATGATAAAATAATTTTTGTAGACTAATTGCCGATACTTTTGATAGACTATATGTACCAACCATTACTTTATGAAATAACATAAGTCTATTGAGTTTTTCATAATTTGTTAATTTATTCCATGATTTACAGAACGATAATTCAGAATCTTCATATATCTGATTATCTTCAAAAAATCCAATCTTTGTACTTGGTAGTTTTTTTAAGTGTTGTTGTAAATATAACTCTATCTCATCTATTATACTCATTAATTCATAATAAGCAATCAATTTTAACTAAATCTTACGTGCCTTCTTAATTTAAAAAAAACAGTAAATACGCTAAATATATTTAATATATTTAATATATATTAAATATATCTAATAGGTTTTAATATTTTGAAGAAATAAATTAAATGTATTTCTTCAAAATTTTAAAACCTATTAATACCATCTCATATAAAAGGTTGGTACGAAAATTTAAATGAAGATATATCTAAAATGAATGAAAATATGGTTTAAATATTAAATTATATGATAATAGTAATTGTGAAAAATCATATATAAACTTTTTAAATAAAGAGAGTATATTAAAAATAAATAGTTTGTATAAAAAAGATTTTGAATTATTTAATTATGAAATGTTATAACAATAGGATAAGATAAAATAAACATATAATTTTATAGTCGGTGTTTTAAATGTTCAAAGGTGTAAAACTTTATTTACGTGCAAGGATGTCCAATAGCCTCAATAGCCTCTTTCCAATGGGTCAAGTAGGCTCGTTGCTGATGAATTCGTTTGCGTATTCTCGAATATCACTTTCCAATTTTTTAATTGGGTGCTCACTGTCAGCGATGGACTGCTCAACAATCTCTATAATTTGTGTAGCCATTTCATAATTAATACCAATTAAATCTAATTTGTACAACTGTTCGGCGGCGACACCTTTAAAATCAGAGACTGCCAATAGACAGTGGTCTTGTAGAATCGGTCACATAACCATATATTGTGTATTCGGTAGTTTATGTCTTAATACTGTGTGGGTATGCGGTCTCAAATGAATAATAATGATTAATTGGGTCGGATTTTACACTATAAAATTTTGTGAATGTATGGTATGGTACAGTAAATAGTTATATAAATCCTAAAATTAGGAAATTATATTAGTAATGTTATAACATCCAGTCATTTATATTTAATTATTATATATTTTCAAAATTAACATTTTTATTACAAAAATCATTGTAAGCTTCTTCGACATCTTCTCTTGTAGCTTCATTACAATACCAAGTTGTTGTAGGATCTTCTAATGAAGCTAAAGGAGTTTCATATAACAATTCATCTCCAAATATCATTCTATTATTAGTATTTGGATTATTTTTATTTATTTTAGCTGCCAAATTTCTAAACATATTTTTATTTTTACTATTATCGCCTGTTATTATCATAACACCTTTTCCTTCAATTAATAATTCTGTTAATTTTTCTTCTAATTTATCTTTTGTAATAATCCTATTCTCATCTAATCCATAATATAAAATATCTAATTTATGTAAATTATTCCATATTTTAGGGTATAAATAAATTTCTTTATTATGTTTCCACCAACTTAATTGAGTTGTTGGCAATATACTATCTGTATCTATTAGCATATATTTAGAATTCATTATTTATATAATAATTAAATCAAATTATTAGTTTATCTAATACTATATCCGCGACACCTATGAGGGTCAAGTCTTGTGAAGAAAAACCATAAAAGGGTAAAATCTTTATTTTTTATTTAAAATACCACCTTACTAAAGCCTTTCGGTGGTGTGCCACGACTGCACATACATCGTCATCACGTTCAGCAGCGCAAAGGGCATCGCCGCAACAATCCTGTTGCCAATGTGATGTATGTGATACTCGAAATGCAAATTATATAAAAGAAAGAAAGCTTGCTAATGTCGTTGCTACAATTAAAAAGAAAAAGAACGATTGGAAAAATTAGATATATGCTATAAAAAGAGACTTTTAAATATAACAGTAAACATAAATAATGCTGTGGAAGTTTTTAATTATGATATGAGATCCCTGTTATATCATAATGACATAATTAGGTTGGATTCACTATGTTATTATTTAATAGTTGCGCAGTTATAGAAAACGTTACATAGTTAGAACTCTCTTTCAGTAGGAGAAAGATATTTAAAATTTAAAATTTTAAATATATCTTCTTCTGTAGGAGCATTAACTTGGTCTCCTTTTATATTATTAATATAATTAAATAATCCATATTCATTTAATGTATAACCACGTTTATTAGCATGCAACCGCATTAGTTTATTGAACGGACCAGAGCCCGTAAAATATAACATACCTGCCCCTAAACATGGGAACGGTACAAAACGTATGTCGATACGTCGTCCAATACCCCCGGTAAGTTTACATACTCCCATATATTTAGTTTTTCCATTATGAGTTAAATGACCAACTAAAATTCCATCCTTTTCTAGACAAGATACAATATTATGTAAATAATCTTTTACATCTGTATCCATAAGTATATCTGGGCGCGAGACAAGTATATCTAAATCCCCACATGTGGGCTTTTTGCGACGGTAGCTCCCACATATTTTTACAATAAAATCTTTATTGTAACATTTGATTACATCTGTTACTCTTGTTGCTATTGTATTAGCTTCAGCCCATGTCATCCTTTGAAATAGATCATGATAATAATCAAGTCCTACAGCAATATGTTTAGTTAGTTGATTTTTTGCAATAATTATAGTACCGTTCTTATAAGCTGTAAGCAATTCTTCAACATTATTGATTTTGTAATGTTTAATTAAATAATCAGCCTTAACGTCACCTATGCCTGTTACTGTACATAAATTCATAATGGACTTTGTATGTGCATCCTGTTGGTGTTCTAATTCAGCTAAAGTACCCGTTTTAAGGAATTCGTCAATTCTTTTAGCAATACCAGGTCCTACACCTTCAACATCTTTTTTTGCTTGGTTGCCAGATGTAATCTTACCAGTATATAAAACTATAGCATTAAGAGCTTTTGTGAAACTATTAAGTCTCCTAGTATTAGTAGCCTTTTCCTTTCCTTTTGAAGCAGCTCTAATGTTTTGTGTAACCGTTACTAGATTTGATAACATATCAATGATTGGTATATTTTGTTCTTGTTTTGTAATTAAAGCCCTATGAGTTCGCAAATCTAACAGAGGAAAACTAAGAAGGTCATCATCAAGCGCAATTGCTATAGAATCAGGTTTAACAGGTTTAATGGGTTTAATGGGTTTAACAGGTTTAATGGGTTTAAGGGGTTTAATAGGTTTAATGGGTTTAATGGGTTTAATGGGTTTAATGGGTTTAATGGGTTTAACAGGTTTAACAGGTTTAACAGGTTTAGTAACTTTAACTATTTTGATTGATTTGCGAGTAGACATATTAAAAATTTACACTGTTCAAATTTTTAATTTATATATAAATTAAGGTTTATATATAAATTAATATCCATTCGCTCTGTATCTTGGCTTTTAAAGCTTGTGTAGGTAAGTAAAAAAATGCACTATTTGAATTTTTATATGCTTGTTAAATGGATTAATCATAATATGTGTAATAGAAAACTACAATTAAAAATTGGTTTAACTACAGATATAATTCCTTTTTTAACAAAGAAGGAGAATGTGTACCAGGCGGTATTTATTATTGTGATGCTAAGGATGTTATGGAATGGAAATGGTTAGGTTATACTAATTTATGTACTATAGAAATACCGGATGATGCACAAACAGTAAAATTTTCACATAAGTATCGTTCAGACAAAGTAATTATACTTGATACTCCAGTACCATTTAAAGAACATAAAATGTGGTCAGATATTGAAAGTTGTAAACTTATAGTAAAAAGAAAATCCACTTGCCTTACAATATGTAAAGGAACAAACAGATGAATTGTGTAAACAGGCACTTCAATATGATTATAGAGCGTTGCAATATGTAAAGGAACAAACAGAGGAAATCTGTAAACTTGCGCTTCAACAAAATGGATATGCATTATATTATGTAAAGATTCAAACTGATGAACTCTGTAAACTTGCGGTTAAACAAAACTACTATGCGTTAAGATATGTAAAACTACAAACTGATGAAATATGTAAACTTGCTGTTAAACAAAATGGATATTCATTACAACTTGTAAAAGATAAAATAGATAAAATTTGTAAACTGGCTGTTCAACAGAATGGACTGGCATTAGAATATGTAACGGACCAAACTGATGAAATTTGTAAACTTGTTGTTCAACAAAAGGGATTTACATTACAATATGTAAAAGAACAAACAGATGAAATTTGTAAACTGGCTCTTCAAAAAAGAGAGAGGTATTAAAGTATCTAAAACGACTAACCAAAGAAATATATAAACTGGTTTTTAACAATATAGTGACATCAGTGTATTATAAACCAAAGACATATGTAAACTCACAGTTCAACAAAGTGGAGATTAATGGACAATACAGTAGTACTGTAGATGGATTACAATATGTAAACTAGTTATTAAAAAAATTCCAAAATATAAGGATATGTAAACTAGTTCTTCAAGGAGATAGACGGATTACAATATGTAAACTTTGTTGAGAAAAAAATGATCCACTGAGAATTTTTAATGAAGATCTTTCTCCCACAAATGTTTAGCAGATATCCAATCGGTATTTACGGATCTAAAGAGGATGCCATTAACATGGCATTGTATCCTGCATACAAGGACTATATGTTGTTAACACATGAAACAGAATTTCTAACGAAAGAAGAATTTCTTATTCAAATCAATATTAGACATAAACTACAAAAATTGTATAAAGATAAAGGGTCTGTTGTAGGACCTGAAATGACTATTTTACGACAAGATGTACCTGAAAGCGTAGAAGACACAGTATATGAGAAATTTGACACAATAATTGAAATTGATATGAATTCCAAAGGGGCATTGTCTAAATTTGCAGAGGCAGTTATATGTGGGGCCGAAATACAGGGGGTACTGAGTGCTAATGAAATCAGTTTCCCGGGAAATGGTTCAAATGATTCGGAACTAATATATGCCTTTTTATCAGCAGTAAACAATGTATGTGACTACGGGACAACATTGATCATTACAACAGAAGATACAATTGACAAATATGTATGTTGTCTTCATACTAATGGATATGATGAAGTATAAACATTTTATTCTGATAAGATGATTTTAAAATCATATGTGTAATTTGGATTTTTGATAGACGGATTACAATATTACATGAAATCCAAAACCATTGGCTGGTGTAACATAACTTTTGGTATAAAAGTATTTATGAATATATCTTTGTCGTAAAAATCATTGTTGGAGTCAAATCTTCGTTCACATTTATATCGAAGGTTAGCATCAGGATACCATAACAACAAACGTTACTTTGCCAATTATTTTAAGTTTTAAACAATCATATAAATTGGACATATTAATATATTATAAAATCAAGTTAGTTTGATAGAACTGTCATATTAATTTAATTATGGAAATATGCATACCTATAAAAATAAAGAATATAAAGGTTAATAAACATATAGGACTTATTGAAAGAGAAAATATACAGTATTATAATATACATGTACCAGATTGTCCAAAATATACACAAACCCATAATAATAAATATAATTATATAAGAACTAACGAGATTAAGAGATATACCAAAGAAAATAATATTCTATGGCCAGATCATCCAGAAAATATACAAGGAAATAATTTGGGAGCAATTATTATTATTAAAAGTAAAGATAATAGATACTTATTAGTACGCAATGGAGATTTATGGGGCTTACCAAAGGGTGCAAGACATTATAGAACATTTACACGATTACAAAAAGAGTGTATGATATCATATAAATGTACTGGAGATATTCCAATTGCATCAAATATTATATTTGATGAAAATGATGAGGAAACAGCAGAAGAAAATGTAATACGAGAAATATTCGAAGAAACTGGAATTATATTAGTGTCTGAAAATTTAAAAGTATTTACAAAAAATAATAAATATGCATATACTAGATTTATATACGATGTTGAATTTAATGCTGAAGAATATATAAATATATTAAAATGTACAGATATCGATCACGAGAATGACGAAATATTATGGTTACTTGAAGAAGAAATTTTACTGTTAATGCAAAAACATAAGTCTAAAAAAATTTATAATAACATCTCCTATTATTATATGGTATCATATTTTGGAGATTGTTTTTAAAATAAATTGAAATGTGTCTACTAATTAATGCAACAGGCCAATATGGATAGTATATTAGTGTATACCGAAAATAAAACAGGAACAATTTATTTCATTATAAATAATAATGAAATGACATTTAATATACATAATAACGAAAGTGAATATACAATAGATGATCATACATACAAACTTGATAACTATATAATGTGTACATATTTAATACAAATGGATTATGATACAGCATTAAAATTTACATATAAATATAATATGAAGTTAATCAGTTACAAAGAATTATATTATAAACAAGACACAAATATATTTACAAGAGATTTTAAAAACAATATATCACTTGAATTAGCAAATATATTATGTTAAATATAATTCTTCTTTTGTAATATAATCTCCTTTTATTCCACGTAAAAATATATCTTTGAGTGTTGTTATCCGTAGAATGTTACGACTTGAACTGCCACTTCTTTGTGTCATATCATTAAAGTCAATTATCAGTTGATTACCTTCTATTTTCAATTTAGTTCTGTCTTTACCTGAACTATACTTCCGTTCGAGTCGTTCATTTGCCTTATCAGAATAATGCCACCACCCTGGGCCACGTCGCCCAGCATATAACCAATGATATTTTACATTCTTATAATATTTATATTTATCCGAACCGACTTCTTCTTCCTCCTCATCTGAAGTATCTACTACATCATCAATATCAGAGACATAAGGTTTTCTGTCTAAACGAGGAGTATGTGAGAATGTTTCTTCACCATCATTCGTAATATAGGGATTTCTTTTACTACTAGGGGTATGTGTGAATGTTTTATCATTATATGTAAGTGTAGGTACTTGTGTAACATTATCGTCATTAACATTATCTTCATTAACATTATCGTCATTAACATTATCGTCATTAACATTATCGTCATTAACATTATCGTCGTTAACATTATCGTCATTAACATTATCGTCATTAACATTATCGTCATTAACATTATCGTCATTAACATTATCGTCATTAACATTATCTTCATTAATTACAGATAACCCATCATTCTGTATGTCCAGAAAATCTTTATCTAATAAACCACAATTAACTAATTCATCCAAACTACTCATTAGTACTAATAAGTTATCAATTTTTTAATTTATTAGTTTTATTTAAATTTTATTAGGCTGAAAATTGACAGGGTCAGTCCCTACTGCTATTCAGTAAAATACAGCACCAAATGGTTATCCACAATACACAAACAACATATAAACAAATCCTTGATTTTCTTTCAACGAAGGGTATGAAGCCTGAAAATTCAGAAGATGAGGAAGATACGATTGTATCTATGGTAAACGATTTTATTAATTGTATTGATTCACTATCTTCTGAACAATCTGAAGAGATTATGACAGCTATTAATACTGTATGTACTGAGTACAGTATTAATAGCATGGATAATCTAGAAGAATTTACAGAATCAATTAAAAATATTCTTATTGAGACAATGTCTGTACCGGCTCCTAAACCCACTAAGACTACAGCTAAGGCTAAGACAGTAACAGTTAAACGTAACGAAGTTACAGAAAAAAAGAAAAAGGGTCCAGGCAACATTAATAGTGTGATGGTAAAATTTATTAGTCTTGCTGTTCACAAAGAAGAACCGGGAGTGTCAATGGAAATTATTATTGCTCCTGAAGAAGATAGGTCATTTTCAGAGAAGGCAACGGTTATTTATAATATGTTCCCAGAATTGGCACAGATTCCTCCTGGACCAATTAAGCTAAGCGATATAATTAAGTACTTCACATTTGACAAGGATACTATCCAGTTCAAATCTATTCAAATCTATATCACTGGAACTATTATTGGTATGTTGACAAAAGAATACAGGGCTTCTATAACACCCCCAAGACCCCCTAAGAGAGAAAAAGGTTCTAAGGGGTCCAAGGGTGCTAAGGATGAGAATGGTAAAGACATAAAAAAGCGTGGCCCTCCAAAAGGGTCGCAAGGTAATGGATATTCTGCTTTTATTACTCTAATGAGTCTAATTAAGAAAGGAGAAAAAGACTATACATTCAAGTCCCTTGATGTTCCTGTTTATGGAAAGAAGAGTAAAAGTCCAGAGAAATATGAAGAGTTTAAGATGGTACTTGCACCTTTTATGGGCAAGGAGATTAATATTAGTGACCTTATCAAAGTTGTTGTCTTCAAGGATGATGCATGGAATTCAAAATATCATATGCATGCAGGGGGCATTTTCTGGGGAATGCTCTCAGTAGAGGACCAAAATTCGTTCACACCACCTCCTCGAAAAAAGATTGAAGAACTACCAATTGAAGTCGAGTAATTTATATACAAATTAAATTAAATATTAATTTACTTTGTATATCAATTTATTGTATAAAGCTCGAAAGATTTATATACATCTGAGTCGTCGCTAGGTAACTCTGATATTGTTATAGTATGCCATTCATTCTCAGGGTCTCCTTCTTGATAGCCTTTACCTCCTGTGAATATATAACTAAAAAAATAATTTATTTCTTCGTCAGATAATTCACATAGGGCTTGTACTACAGATGTGTAATTAAGAAGAAGTATATCGTTTTCATTATATGCATTACCATCCCACACTGACTCATATAAGTATTTAAATTCAGTATTATCATATAATACTGTACGTTTAACCTCAGATATAACATCAGATTTATAATAATTTATTACGTGTTCTCTGTTACAGGAACTAAATGTTATATATTTTTTTGACATATAAACTTTATAAGTGTTCAATTTATAAATCAATGTTCATTCGCAAAAAATATTAATAAATAAATTGAACACTAATAAAAATTATATGTCAATACCTATAAAGAAAAACATAGAAAACATTAAAAACATTAAGATAACGTCTAGAACAGTATCAAGTCCTTTCTATGGAGAAACTCTCTGTAGTAGCACAGTACGTACTACCAGAAAACAATGCACTAATAACCCCTACTATAAGGATAATAACTTATTTCTCTGTTGAGTGCATAGTAACAAGGCTACTAGAACAGTGCTTATACGTAATCCTAATGCAAGGGAACATAAAGAACAAATTTTGCGTGATATGTATGAAGAGATTACGGATATGGCAAAAAAAATAATGGCATGGCCAAGTTACAGTTTCAAAGATGCATATGATTAAAAATCCAAAATATATAGTTGGTTATCTTAATGTCTTTCCAAACTATCGTCACAATGCGAGAAAGGACGGTTACGGTTGTAGTGAACTATCGCCTAAATCATTGGGTCCGATAGAGCATAATATGCCAGGACTTCCCACAGCTCTTAATCTAGAGAACTTTCATCAGTATGCCAAGTTTTGGAGTTTTGAGATAGATATAAATGATATGCCAACGGAACAAACACTACACCACAGAATTAAAGGATATCAAAGTAAGATACCTGCACGCCATAAGCATTCCAATGATATTTTATCTAAATATGGTAATGTAAATGCTCCAAAGTACTCATTATACTATCGTTCTGATGGAACACCTTTAAAATACAGTTATTTAGAGTGTCGGTATTTTTATTGTCATTATTATGAACTACTAGCAACTGAGACTAAGAGCTACAAAGAGTTACTTCACAAAATAAAACAAGGGTACAATCTGAATATAGTGGGATATGATGGTTATCCTCCTTCTGGACACATTGAAATGTACTTAGATATAAGCAAACCATACGGTCATGAAATGGTACTGTATGCTCTTTTAACTATTCCAGAGACATGTTCATATCCATGGAATATTTATAATAGAGAACATAAAGAATTATACATATTATAAAGGACAAACAGATCAAAGTAAAGTAATTAGTAGTTATTTTACTTTATTTAAACTAAATGAATTTCTTTGAGATAAATCAATGTTCTTTACGAAAGAACATTAATATTTCTTGCAATACTTTACAATCTATATAGTTATACTCTATAACATCTTTAAAGAATTTCTGACTTATATCAGACCTACCATCTCGTAGATGCCGTAATCCTTCAGACATTGCACTAATACCATTTGAAATATCGTCGCCGTCTTTCCACAATGTCTGTATATAACCTGATTTATACATTGTCTTAGCAACCTGTTTTAATCCATATCCGAATTGTCCAGGAAAAATAATATTATTATTTCGGAATATTTTGCACATATCAATAAGTATTGGATTATAATCTAATAGTTTATCCTTCCCTAGTACACGTTCAAGCATATATTTTTCCGCATTGCCCCAAAAGATTAGAGGCAAATATGTCTGATTATATGGAGCACATAGTTTTTGAAAATCAACAAACATTGAATGTACCATTTTCTTTTCCTCATCTTTATTTAATCTGTCAACTAAATAGTAACATTTATATGTCTGATTTTTAACATTGTCTACAATGACTGCTCCAATTAAAAATATTTGAGCATAATTTGCAGCTTCTGGAAATTTAGAAAAATCATCATACATATTACCAATTGACTCAAAATCAATAAAAAATTCAACGGATGGTAACATTTTAGTACTAAATACTGCATTAGTAGCCATTTTGCTAGGAGTATTTGTTTTATTAGAATTAACGAATTTCATAATTTGGTTTAATATTATTTTCCCACTAGAAGCAATAGTTTCAGGTTTAAGCTGTGTCCATTGTGTAATCCCGTGTAACATAGCATAGTCTCGTATTTTTTTACCACATTTATACATTAACGTTATATCTTTGATGTTTGAAGCAATTTCTTTTTTATAGTCACTCCAAGGTATATCAGAACTGTTCTTCATATTCGGATAAAGATAACTGTTATCTCCTGGTTTCATTGGGTCTAGCAAATTAATACCAGGTTCTCTTACTTTAATTAACCAATCTAGAGAATCATATGCCATTTTATTATACTCGTAATCTAAACCATCATCTGAAAAATCAATCACACCCAGTCTTTTAAAGGCAGAGTTATATTTTATTTTAATACCAGATTTTGTAAATTCTGATTTACGACCTAAAATAAATACACATGGACTTAAATAGTTCTGTTCGATAGATAAAGCTTTATTTAATAGCCATAATTGCGCTTTATACACTTTTTGTTTAACACAATTAAGCATGTGTTTTCCGTCTGATTTTAAATTAACTGTTGAAAATTTAAATTTAATTGCGCTATATTTATTTGGTTTGCCACTCGAATATTTATTTTTAAACACCTTATCAATATAAGCATTAAGAATTAACATATCAATCCTTCCTTCAAATGTGAACTTTTCATCTATATTAGAAGAAAAGCATGCGTTAAGTATAATTGGCGTGCATTTTTGTATGGCTATACGGGTTCGTTTAACAGCCGAGTTTGATATTTTTAATTGATCAGGTTCTATATTAGAATTTTCAACAAACTGTTCTGGTGCCATAGTATCGATATCATCCACGAAGCCATCTAATTTTTTATATTTATTTTTAATAAATGTTTTTGTTATGCTTGCGAACTCATAATTTTTAATCCGAAGCATATCAATAAAAGGATTAGGCTCTAGACTTTTTTTATCGGTGCTTCCATAAAGATCTAACCAATCTAACAATGTATCTTGTCTAAACCAATTCGTTAACATGTGAGGAGAAACTATTAATCGACTAGCGACTTCTGATACTCGTCGTTTTTTATGCAATGAAAATACAGATTCATCTGGTCCATGTTTAGATGATGTCTGTAAAAGAGATTTTCTTCCTAATTCTACTTCGTTCCATGCATCGCGAAGAATAGGTTCTGCTTGTTTAAAAAAGACACTATCATAATTTATTAGTTTTTCTGAATATTCATCAAGCCTCCAATAATATTTATTACCTTCCCAGATATGGACACCATGACTATTATTCACGCCTGAAAATTTGTTAATTTCATTCACATATGTGGTATAATCCGGAAATTCATGTATTACATTTTGGCTGTACATGCATTTATCTATACCATATACAGCCATTTGCATTTGCATCTGGATCCAATGTTTATATGGTATTGATTCGGATAGACTTCTTTTTACTTTAAATTCCATTAAATGGAATTTATTAGTATTGGATATTAATCCATCGGGACTGGCGGTCTGAAATATTAAATTTGGATGATATTTAAGACCTGTTTCCTGTAATACAATACAATGTTGTTTAGAATATAAATCATTAACTATAGGCTCGTATCTATTGCCTCTTGCCATTAACAATAAGGTTTCTTGTGGTAAATTATTTGATAGTTTTCTACTATCAATACGATGAATTTTATTGTAAATAATTTCATCGCGTGTATTATAACCATGACCTAATATACATGCAGCATCTGTTGCACCAAAAGTACTTGCTTTTATTTTATACCATTTATCTGTATGTTGTTTAATCATTAATACATAAACTTGATCATTTATTTATCTGTCTGTCTTAATATATCTATCTATCTATCTATCTATCTATATTATTCTTATGGTTTAATTGGTTTAATTGGTTTACTTGGTTTACTTGGTTTAATTGGTTTACTTGGTTTACTTGGTTTAATTGGGTTACTTGGTTTAATTGGGTTACTTGGTTTAATTGGTTTAATTGGTTTAATTGGTTTAATTGGGTTACTTGGTTTAATTGGTTTACTTGATTTAATTGGTTTAATTGGTTTACTTGGTTTAATTGGGTTACTTGGTTTAATTGGTTTAATTGGTTTAATTGGTTTAATTGGTTTAATTGGTTTAATTGGTTTCGGTTGTTGTATTGGTTTCGGTTGTTGTATTGTCTGTGTTGGCGGTTTAATTGGTTGTATTGTCTGTGTAATGGGTTTTGATGGTTGTGTTGTCGGTTTTATTACCTTTGGTTTTATATCATTATTGGGGTTTATAACTGGTTTAGTTAATTTAGTTGATTTTTTTAATACTTTAATGGGTTTAATATTTTGTGGTATATTGCCTTTTTTTCTCGTAATAGGATTACTTAACGTAATAGGATTACTTAACGTAATAGGATTAATTGGGTTACTGACCTTATGTTCCTTTACAGGGACTGAGGAAAAAATGGTATTTGCTGGTTCTATATCTATATTGTTATCTGCTATACATGCATTGGACCAGTCTTTTAAAAGTATTGGCGGTAATTCAACAGATGTAAATATAGCTTTGGTTGGAAAGGTGCTTACATTTTTTACAATATGAAATTTATGCACATGTGATTGATATAAAATTATATAACGATGACCATTAGTTTGGGTAGTGCCTAAACACGTAATACCATTTGCGCTAAGTTTATTTGGAGCAGATATAATAATGAATTTAATATTAAATTCACGTGATATTAAAGTGATATCATGGACATATAAATGGTGACGATCTGAATATTTAATTGAGTTTAATAGTTCTTCTTTACTATTGATATTTTGCTTATTGCCCTTTCTCCATAAATTATTGTGATGATAATGATCCCGTGCCATCTCCCATGGAGCACGGTTATCATAGCTTTTAAAATCTTTTCCTGCTATAATATCTGCTATGGCATGACGGGTATTAACTTCCTTATTTCTATACAAAGGTTGTATAACATTATTTAATTCATTATATATGCAATTATTTGGACCTTGAATATCATAATATTTCCAATCCATACTCTTAAATTTTTCTATCCAGAACCGTGGGAGATTATTGTATGTTCCGATACAATCATATTTTAATGATGTGTTTGTATAAACTGTGCTATTAGTGGGATTGATTACATCATAATGTGACTCCATAATTTCTTTATAATTTTTATCGGTATGATATAATACATCTAAGTCTGATGAAATATTTTCTGTCAATGATAAATGATATGCATTATCAGTAAAACTATGTACTTCAGTAACAAAATTATTCATCTCATTATTTAATAACTCTCTACGTTTTAGAGGAATGCGCATAATTTCTTCTATTATACGAGATACGTAATTATTTATATTTCCTAATGAACCCGTCAATAGATTAATATCAGATACATATAGTTTATTATTTATGCAATGAGGATCATCTCCTCTATATTTATTTAGATGTCTATTAAAACATTCATAACGGATTACAGGTTTAATATAATTATAACTAAATTTTTCAAATTCTAAAGGTAATATCTCGTCATATCCTTTGTTCATAGGACCAACGTAGTTTTCTAATCTATCTACGTTTAAGACAGATAGATCACTGCTTATAATTATTAAGGTGTCCATGATAATAGGAGTAATAAGACTAGATGCTGCTTCTTTGTTATTATCATCAATAAGTCGTGTTAATTCATCTTCTAAATCAGGTGTTTTTGCAATATATCGTGATAGTTCATAACGTAATCTTTGGTAGGTTTCTTGTTCGAAATGTGCCCTGACTGAATACACCTTACGTTTATCATTTGTATGTGTATTTATTTTTACAAGTTCTTTGTCAGCGGCTAAATAATCATCATACCATAATTGCTGACTTTGAGTATCTGTGAAGAATAACTGTTTGATATTAAAAACAATGGGACTTAAAATATCTTCTAATTTTGGACGTGTTATCATAAGTTGCTGTATTTCACTTGCATGAACGTCATTAACGGTTATTGGTTCAGTATAGACAAGTAAATTATTTCTTAACATAATTCCAATAACAATATCATCATTAGGATCATCTAAATTGTCGCCTGGGTCTAATAGAAATGCATGAGGCATATATCCAGCAAAATTTTCAAATGCAGCTAAACGAACAAGTGTTGTAATATTTTCTATATAATTAGGTAATTTAGTATCATATGCTTTTAAAATATCATATTTCATCACTATATTTGATGGTTCAACAGGTACTACAGTTCCATTACCAAGAAGTATATGTGTAACTTTATTATAATGGTCTATAATTTGACTAACAATCTTGAATTCATCTTCAGGATAATCATGAACATTAATCATATTTTCAATGATACTAATTGCCCTATGATTTTTAATTGGTCTAAAGTCATTAAGTAACACATCTGAAATAATATCATTATGCTGTATATTTGATGAATTATTAATATGCTTTTTAAGTTCTCTTGCAGCTTCAATATTTGGAATATTATGACATGTAGACATAATATGATCGATCATATTGGTAATTAAAGAATTACCTGTATCAAATACAATTAATTCTTGAAGACCTAATGTATTGTATTTAACATTACATATTATTTCATAATGATCATTATAATGATACAATATCATTGTAGGTCTATTATCATCATATAATATATTAGTATCATAACCAATTGGACATTTTACTTTACCATATGATACTTTATTTTCTTCTTTGGTCTCAAATTGTATATCACATATTATTAAATTAAATCCAGATGGAATAATACATCCTGGATGTGTTACCAGGTCCCATAAAAAATCTTCATTTATAGTTTCTGCCTGTGATTTTATATAAGATATAAAATTATTCATTACAATATTAGTATCTTTAATGGCAATTTCTAAAGCATCCGTGTCATCTGTAGTTGGGAGAAAAATTTGATGTAATGCTCCACGTTTAAGTGACTTGAATAAGGTTGTATTATTTTCTGAATCTCGTAGAAAATCAGCTATGTGTTTAGCAGGGTTAATTATTTTTGAGTTTAATTGTGCTATTGCATTTAAAAATTTATTACCTGTATGTACACCCTTACGTAAATAATAATCGAAATCTGTAGTTATAGTACTGCCTGATTTTAGTATTTTTCCTGTATTGTCTAAATTAAAAATACTATTTAATTTATCATCAATAAAAGCATATCGGTCTTCATCGACTATTTTATTTGATGATTTAATATATAATTTAGATGTAACAGATGAAAATGATTCTGTTTTTGTAGATGTTTTTGATAGACAGTTACTTCGTATGGTTTGAGCTTTTTTTTTTGATGTTCCCCAACAACAAACATAACAGTCATGCGGTGGTATACTAAGATCACTAACAAAAGATGCGTACCAAGCATGTGGAGGGTCTCCATTTTTTTTTTGTTTGTTATAATTTTTATTTATATATAAAACTTTTGGTTTAGATGACTTACTTACAGATTTAGTTTGTTCGTCAGTAATTTGTTTTACTGAGGGGAAAGCATGTACAGCATCTTCATCTTCTCGTGTATTCCAATTCCATGTATATGGACAAAAATAAAAATGTTCTTTTGAATTATCTGTATATAGTAATCCACCATCCAGTGTTTTTTTATGTATATTGAATTCTTTCGATTTGATTTTTAGTAATTCATTATCAGGTGATTTCGATAATTCATCTTTTATTTTAATAAGTTCGCTATTTACAAATTTTATAAGAGCTTTAGATAAGACAGGAGTAATCATAAGTGGTTGTTTATCGGCTTGACATTTTCTACTATATCCAGTTTTGTATTTATCATACTCTTGTTGTAAGACATTTATAAGTTTGTATTCTTCATTGTCATTAAGATGTATCGGAACAGTTTTCACAGGCAGCTCTTTTATTTGTTCTACAACTGTATCATCATCTTCGTCTTTGTCTTTGTCTTCGTCTTCGTCTTCTTCTTCGTCTTCGTCTTCACTGAAAAGAATGCCAGTTTGATCTTCATCTTCATCTTCATCTAGAAATTCATCTTCATCTTCATCTTCATCTTCATCTTCATCATCTTCCATAACAGGTGGTTGTTTTTGTATTTTTGGTTGAATATGAATGGATGATGTTTCTAGAGTAATTGGGTCGTCTTTCATAAGTAATTGTAAGTAGTTTGGTTCTGTATATTTTTCCCATAATGAATTATCAATTAGAACATCTTTTAGTTTATAACAAACTAATAAGGCATTGAGAAAGTGGTAAATTGGGCCTAATCGTTCATAACTTATACCAACTATGAGGCACTTGTACCTTGATTTATGTGTACTTTTTTTGACTTGTAATATTTTTATATCAATACCTGTATGTTTGATGATTTTACGTCCCATAATATTAGCTATGTCATCTACCAAGTAGTTTTTACGCACATATTTTTTGGTTGTTTTATTTTCATATTGTTCTTCGTAATCCTTGAGTTTACTGACAGCATCTTCTTTGGTAATACTAAATATTGAAGAAAGATCCTTTATCAACATACTATTGTAATCTGTCTTATTTATACCGGATTTTTCATTATTGTCTTTATAATTTTTAATATGACGATGTATACTCTTGAGTTGTATGTAATTATGAATGCGATGATATCTTAGTTCTATATTACGGTAGTCAACGATCTGATTGTCTATAAATTTTTTAACATAATATGCATATGCATTAAAATGACCTGTAAACCCAGAAAAATCTACATTATCTATTACATTTTCTAATGATTTACTATCTCCGTTATCAAATATATTAATTGTATTAAAAAATGTAATATGTGTATTGCTGCCAGGTTCATTAATTTTTAGTGTTGGTTCTGGTATTTTTTGGATACTTGAACCGGGAAGATGATATTGAAGCATATTTAATTCCCTGATAATCTTAATAACTTTTTCAATTGCTTTTAATAATAAATCATATGTTCCTCCTGGATTTGTATCTGGATCTGTTCCGTGTTTTTCATCCCACGAACATTTTAATTCCATTTTACCATCCCTGTAAATATTTAAAGTCATATATTTTTTACCTTCTGAACTATCGTAGTTAAAAATTTTATAACTTATCCCACGTCCAATATTTCTATCAAAGGTTGTCGCAATATTGACGGCTCTCATGTCTTGTGTATTAACTGATTTATTAATATTGGGATTAATCCAATCCCTGATTATCTTCTTTTTTATAAAATAAGGAGAACTACTATCGGTTAAATCCTTAAAAATATAGTGATTTGTTGCTTTTTCTGAACGAATACGTGAAAATGGTCGATCTGCAGTAACTGTAAACATCTTAAATAATTTATCTAAGTCAACAAATGTACCTTGTTTTAAATTATAATTTATACGAACGATTGCCTCTAAAATATGACAATCGTGAAAATGAATCACATCTGCCTTTAATTTATCCTTTATTGTTAAACTATTAATCAAACCTGTGGAATATATATTTTTCTGTGTGACCTTTACCAAATTCTGAAATGTTAAACTAGGAGAATGTTTAATACTTGCCTGAAATTGGGACACATTAGTATATTTTTCTAGAACATCTTCTCTTATCTCTGGATAAAATACACGAATTTTAAATTTATTGTCGGTATAAACATTATTACCAGAACCTAAAATTTTGATGTACTCGTCTATTGGCATACAATTTATGATATTTATTTCTATTCCGTCTACTGTAATAATATCATACTTAAATGAAGACATAAGAGCAGTGTCAAAACGTGTCATCCGGGTTCGGCTGTTCATATCTTCTTTATTTTTGAATTTCTCTATAGGTGCATCTTTAACAGTTATATCAGCATTATATTTAAAACGACGGGAATTGTGATTATCAACATTATAGACATAATCAAAATTCATAGTTGTAACCTCTGATTGTTTACCACAATACAAGTACAAGCTATTGTATTTATAATTTGTAAATATCTCTAATTTATTTATTGTATCTTTTATATTATCCTCTTCATGTATGACTGCATATTGTAATATTCCATCATTGTCATATATCGATATGACATTATCTGTATCTATTTCTAGTTTATCTGCTAATTTATCATTTATATCCTCTATATCTTCGATTCCTTTACTATAATAGACCTTTTCGATACCATCAGAATTATACATCATAATAGCATAGTGATTTCTATGATATGTCCAATCACATAATTTACTCATTATATATAATCAGATATTAAATTCTAATATATATTATAATATGTATAATACAAATAATGATAATGTAAATCCTGATTGTATTCTCAATCTTACTTTAGATTGCTTTAAAAGTATGTCTGAACAGACTAATGTTCAGAAAGGGGGCGGAATTGAAAGCACACCCATCCAAAGATTATTGCCATATTTAACAGCATATAATAAACATGTACAAGGTACTACCTTAATACCAAATGGATTGATTGATCCTGATGTGTCTGCAGGGACATACTGGAATTTAATACCATTGTCCATGTATTTTACATCACCACAATTGAAAAAATTAAAGACTGAGTTAAATAATTACAAAAAACGTATATGAATTTAACTATTTATAACTAAGGAAACTGATTCATTATTTATAAATAATGAATCATAATTGTAGATGTGGCAAGACTGGTGTAGTTTTATCAACTATTTATTTTGACGAAATAAATAGTAATATAAATGAGATGTATTGCGAAAAGTGTTTATTTAATGCTCAACAAATGTACACTACATTTGTAAAATATATGATATTCTTTACTATGTTTATAGTATGGTGTTCCTATATGTGTTCAAATAATTAAGGCTGTTTATAAATATTTGCAATTGTAAATATATATATTAATTAATCATTGATAGCTTTAAAATTGTACATATGGAGATTGAACCATTTATAAATTATATGTGTAAATATGTAATGGTAAAATTTCATGTCACTTCTGATAGAAAACACATAAAGATTACACATCTAATAAGAGATGTTAACAAAAATTATTGGGATGACCTATATTGCTGCACCTTAATTTATGGTTATGAATGTAAGCTTACTTTTTATCTAAACTGTAATGAGAAAGAAGCTAAATATAACAATGTAGATGAGAGACATATTGATATTTTAAAAAATGTATCCATTTCACGCAATACTATCAAATCAATTATATCTGATTTAAAAGCATATCTAACGGACTAGTGTTTATGTTTTAAACTAATAATGCTAACAGACAATAACCCTTTTTATTAGTTTATAAATATTAATTTTATCATTTACAAAAATAATATTACAAAAATAATATTACAAAAATAATATTACAAAAATAATAATAATAATAATAATAATATATTATGATGACATTAAGTAACAATAACAAAGGTGTTATAATAGTCATATTCTTTGCACTCGCAGCATTGTTTATATTTAAACAATATAAATCAAATTTACAAGTTGGTGGCCACACTCTTAGTGGGGCTCTTAGCGATGATATTAACGAGGATAAAATTGGATATAATATAAGGAAAGTTAACAAGAATACATTAAGACCATATGTTAAAAAAAGAGTAAAAAAGTCAATACTTGACTTTTTCGATAGTGTTACTTCTTCGCAGAAAGGAGGAGAGGGAGATGATGGGAAACCCTCTGGTTTCTTCCTTTGGCCCGTGAGTGATGGTGATGATACGATCAGGAGGTGGCAGCATCGGGTTTACGATAATACTTTTTATACTCTAAATAAGAAGGCAATAAATAAAATGGAACGAAAGATGTATAAAAATTATAGAAAAATTATAGAAAAATTATAGAAAAATTTTTCTAAGAACATTTAAAAAGAAATCACAATGAATAATTAGTTAATATTAAAACCATTTAAAGCCAGCCTCTGCTGATGTTTGTCCATTCTTGTGCCAATATTCAGACTTTTTACTACTTGATGGATACCGTACAAAGGAGTAACGATGAATTATTTAAATTATGTCATAGTCTAGGATGTTCGATAAATGTTGTGGGCGACCATGTCTCTGATTACGGTATGTGTTGTGTAATGTGGTATTAAATGTTTTTAACATAACGCTTTACTCGAAAAAAGGATTTCATCATTTTGTCATATGTCGATCACTAGTAAATCCCACCTATACAAATTATTGCGATTAGTTAAGGGAAAGGATATTGATGAAGAAGTTGTTATTGATCATCTTATTGCAAATTGTTCGCGGGACGTGTTTGTATATGCGCACAAAATATATAACTTCTATAATGGTTATGTAGGAATAGAGGAGTACGAGACTCTTGTAGAAGATAATGGAGAACTAATTGAAAATATTGAAGTTCAAGAGTTTGTAGGATATGGACATGCTTGGGTTGATCTGGGACCAATAACAGCAGAAGAGGTGAAAGTGTTAAGTAAATTCTATTCAGATCCAATTTTCATAGAATCTATCGCATTAGACGACCCCGTTTAATTTTTGACTAATTTCATGTAGCATTCCAGAGTTTAGAAAATATGATACCTTTTTCTTTTATTTTATGGCAAACTAAATACAAGTTTTTTTTGTATCTGTTAAACTCTTTTTAGGTAAGTTAAGAAGTTCTGCTAATTTTTTCCTGACTGCTAAATCACCAACTATAAATCCACAACTGTGATCCCCTGACATAATTAAAGAACAATTAATAGTCCATTCCCCCTATTCCTTTAATATCATTAAAGTTCGTCTTACCTTCTCTAATGGATATGTGGAATGAGATTTGGTATCTGAATGAAAATCGACATCGCATGGAAGATGGAACACAAACCATTCCAAAGAACTCTGTGGTGGGAGCGCCGGCCCATTCCCCGCGCACCCAGAGTTTATTGGAAAAGTCCTCCATTAAGAACTTAGATGAAAAATTGATTGGATTATTTTGACATATTATGGATTATCAACTACCTGAACTTTCTTTTGAAGGTAAACTCGAGGATGTTTCTCTTAAACCAAACTCGAGGATGTTTCTCTTAAACCAAACTTAGTAAAAACACAACATGGCTATTCAAGAATAGAAGTTACATATGAAGGCAAACACTACCTTATAGTCTTAGTATCATGTGGTTATGGAGCTTCATGGTCTGCCGAACGTGGTAAAAACCAACTTCAAGCAGCCACAGATAGTAGGATTATTGCATATGCTATAGGTAAACCCGGTACAATGGGTGAGATTAAATACGAAGACTATATGCAACCGATTACAACTTCTTTTGGGGGCTTACCCTATGGTAGAACGTTTGATAGGCCTAAGGAGTGGGTGTTATATACAGTCCCTATTGGAAGTTTGTGGAAAATGAATGAATATGATGGTTCAGAAGGTGTAGAAGTTTTCGATCAGGATAATTGGGATAAAGCTTAATATTCTTTACGCATTATTTACTTTGTTATAAAATTGAACATTTTAACCAATTACATGATTCAATCACATGGTCTTCATCAATGACAGATTATTTTTCGGACGCATCTTTTTCGCTAAGTCCCATGATGTAATCTCACTTATTTTACCAGATTTAATCATCATGTCTATTAAGTTGTTTTCCAAATCATCCATATAACGACCATATTGCAAAGGAATAATCTTTGATATCAATTCACGCCATATAGTCGAAAGAGACGCAGTGGCTTGATCTACCAATACTTTAAAGTTTTCCGAGTCTTCCCAATTTTCGGAGGGATCATCAAAATTCACGCCAAAATATTCCATTTTGGCAACTACCGCTTCGTCATCAACAGCATTAAGTATACTTGCACCATATTCGATAAGTTCATCCAGACTGGTAACGTTTATTGGTAAAGAATTAGATGGGTCTGGAAATGAAGTATCTCCTTCAGTAATATATTTATATAAATATAATTCCATATACATTGAAGCAAATCCATGGTTCAATGTATCAAAGGACAAAAATGTTCATCAGAAGTATAAAGACAAACACATATTATATTTGTTTATTAATGACTGTAAAATCATTGGAAAGTGTATATCATTTTTACCATACTTTGCATAAGTTCTTTACGGAACAAATCTGTCGCATATGGCATAATTACACGTTTTACTCCATCAGAATATGCTTTATCCATACCATATTTATATATACCGTGTTTTGGATTAGCTGATATAACTGTTTGTTTTTCAGGTGATACATAGAACTCGAAAATATCAGATGCTTCACAGAATTTTTCTCTTAAAAAGGATGTTAGACCATACGCAATTAATGCATCACGTTCCATCTCACCTATACGCAGGCCACCGCCACGAGCACGGCCTTCCGCTGGTTGACGTGTAAGAGACTGTATTGGACCTGTATCACGGGCATGCATTTTATCTTGAACCATATGTTTTAATCGTTGGTAGTATGTAGGGCCATAAAATGCTATTCCTATTACATCTCCGGTGAATCCATTATACATTAATTGTTCACCTCCGTCATCATATCCAAGTTTTCTTAGTTTTGCACTAATATCATTAATATTAAATTCGGTAAATGGTGTAGAATCCATAAATCTACCTGTAAGAAGACCATATAGAGAACAATGTGCAGAAAATAATTGCCCTAGTGTCATCCGTGATGGTACGGCATGAGGATTCATAATAGTATCAGGTTTTCCTGAACTAGTTGATTTTATAAGGTCAGCACTATTAAATTGAATACCTAACGTTCCCTTCTGGGCAGACATTGATGCAAACTTATCACCTAAGACAGGTTGCCGTAATTGTACTAACCTAATTTTTATTATTTTATAACCATCCTCGTTTTCATCATTTGGATATTCTTCACTTGGAATAATAGCATCAACCATACCCCCTTCAGAAGCTCTTACCGTAACAGAGTTATCACTATGCAAAACTACATCATTGCGATGAATATTTTTTGTTTTAGGTATAATCACGTCACCTGAAACAAGAATAGACCCTAATAAAGGGAGTTCTGGTGCCATGGTCTTTCCGTTCTTTTTACTAGATGGAACAATAGCATGATATCGGTCAGAACCATCGTTACCCTGTCGTCTACCAATAGTGCCATCTGTTGGGGGTATTTGGAATGTTTCTGCGCCATCACCATCATCTGATATACGACGTAATTGTGCTGTGTATGTACGGTAATATAGACTATTATGTGCTCCACGTTTAGCGGAATCTAGACTACCTACGAGTGAATCTTCTTGATTATAACCAGAATAAGTAGAAATACAGTGCATGTTATTATAACCATGGAATAGTTTGTCCAATCCTACATATTTTGCTGTTCGTGTTTGTGTTACAGGACGTTGTGGATATGTCATAATATTAGCCATTGTATCCCATCTCAAATCATAATTTGATGCAAAAATCCCAAGAGCTTGTTTACCCATAGAACTCTGATAGCAATTACGGGGCGAAGGATTGTGGTCGCTAAACGGAATATTCATTCCGATAACACCGTGAATTTGTGCGGGATGCAGCAAACAATGTGTATAACGAGTAAAATTACCTGATATATGTCTATTTATATTTATTATAGCCACCTGTTGTGAGCCCTCAGATAATTCTTTATTTAATTTAAGAATTATGTATCGTGTTTTTGGGTCTATAACATCTACTTCAATGATAAGAGACTCTAGGATGTCCCTTATTGATTTATTGACATGTTTATATATTTCATCTAAAATGTCAGTATTTGGACCTTTATCAGTTTTATTTGTTAAAGATTTAACGGATTGTGTAAGATGGCCATAATAATCATTATTAGCTCCTATACGAAAAGTTTGTGCGTTATATAATTTTTCTGGAGTATCAGCTATAATAGATGTAGAATCCTCGTCAGTGTCCAGATATTCAATTGGCGCTTGGCGTATCATTTTGAGATTAAATTCACCTTTATCTTTAATTGCGTTAAAAGGCGCAACATCATCTTCATCGAGTGAATCTAATAAATCTGTTGGCATACAAGATGTAAGTTTATTAAAATCCATATCTAGTTCTGTTCCTAGATTTCGATTGGCTTTAATCCAGTTATCAACAACAAAATGATTATCTTCGTCAATACGGTAATAAGGGACAGTGTATCTACCACCATCGGTTAAAATCTTTAATGTATTGAAATCTGATTGCCATGAGATAGATACCGTTTTATTAATTGTTCCTGTTAATTTAAAATATCTCATTGTTTTAAGAATACGTTGTGTTTCTCTTGCAGAACTTATTAGTCCAACCAAATCCCCATTTATGATAACTTGTGTCATTCTATGAATCTGGGTTGGACTTGTGGTCATAATATCAATAAGACCTAGTTTTTTAATACAATACATTGCTGGAGCTGAACTTGTTTCAATAGTAACCGTTAGCAACATTGCTTTATTTTTTACTATTCCTACTTGTGCTCCTTCAGGAGTCTCGGCAGGACATATTTTAGGAATTTGTGTACCATGTAGTTTACGAGGTAATACATTTTTACTGCCATTACTGTCCAATGGTGAGTTTATTCTACATAAATGTGATAAGTAACCTGGATAACTAAGCCTTTGTAAAACCTGTGCAACTCCTTTCTTAGAATTGCTATTATTACTGTTGCGACTAGTTTGCCAGTTTCCTGTACTGAGTGCATGTGTTAGTTTCTTTTCAACCGAATTTTTTTGTATTATACGGCGAATTTCATGAGCTCTACTTATTCCAATTATTTGTTCTTGTGTACAATTTGTCATTATTCGACCAAATTGATGTTTAATATCACGTATCAATTGCAAGAATTGAGTTCTAAAAATTTGTGATAACAATGGTCCTGAAAGATCCAATCTTTTAGATAACAAACTATCACGATCTGTTAATAGTCTGGGGTCTCTGTATGCATTGAGTAATTCTCTTACCATACGGGACATGAATCGTAATTTTTTAACAGGTGAATTACCAACATGAGCTAGGAAATCTCTATTAAGCATGTCTTTGGCATATTTTTTTCTAAAGTTTGTCTTTATTTCATCAGAAACATCAGTAGAGCTGAAATCTTCTGGATTGATGTTAATATTGATACTGTTTGCAACCGCCATAATTGCATCTTCTTGTGTTAATACCATACTACTTTCACGTATAGAATTAGCAACAATATTAACAAAATCTTCATTACTTTTATCATCAATATCAATAAGACATTCCTGAATTTCCTTATCAGTAATAGCACCAAATGCTTTAAATATTATTCCAATAGGAATAGGGCGACGATTATAAGGTACATATACTCTTAGTGTAAGTTCTTTAGATAGTCTAATTGAACATAGACGAACGGGAAAATATCTTTGGTCGATAGTACTTTTAATTTCAGCCCTGATTAAATCTTTACTGCTTGATGCATTTGCCTCCGAAAATACAAAAATATCATTCTCTTTTGGACGTTCTTGTGCAATTATAGCACGTTCTCCTCCATGTATTATGAAATAACCACCTAAATCAAATGGACATTCCCCCAAGGTTGAAGCTTCACCTGGGCTACGACCATTTAAATGACATACACTTGAACGTACCATAGCTGGTATACCACCAATACATACTTTAGTTTCAATAAATTCTTCAACTTTAGTATCTCTGTTGTTGTCTGTGTCCGTAATTCGAAAATCGACATACAATCGAGCCATATAGTTATAATCATTATTGCGTGCATCAGCTGGAGTTAATGGTCTTTTACCTTGTCGATTTACATAACGTGCCGGTTTACAGATAGAACAATTAATTATTTCAAATTTAAGTTCACGAGAATTATTGCTTACAACTATACGATTTTGTTGTAAAAATGTAGGTAACCAATTATTAATAAAGTCATTATAGGAATTAATCTGTTCCTTAACAAGTTGACTTTTATCTTGAAAGTAACTATCTATAAGAGACCAAGTATTTTTATTCCAGTCATATGAATCAGTAGCAACATTCATTATATTATAATTACATTTTCATTTTTTTTTGGCACGCTACATTTATATGGAGTCTGATGGTAATACAATTATTATTCAATTATTAGATTCATCAGCAGATTACACTGATGCTAATAGCACTCCACATATTTTTGAGGGTACTGCAACTAATATTGATGGATATGGAACAGTTAGAACATTATTATCCGCAACTCAGTCAGGAACTCTTAGTATGCAACAATCAATGGATTGTTCTACATGGGATATTATAGATAATTATGATTATCCTGCTACTGATATGTCAGTAAATAGTAATATGTTCAAAAATACCATTGTTAAGGCAAAATGGTACAAAACAAAATTTATTAACACATATTCTGGTAATAATGATATACGTATCCAAACATATTTTCACCAAAACGATATGATATTAGAAGAGATTACCAATATATGGGAAAGTATAGATATATCCATAGCGAATGTTATTGAAACAGGTAAACTCAAGCTACATTCTGTATATGGTACAAAGTTTATTGATGCTAATAGATATATCAAAGTATATGATATATCTGGGACTATAAATACAAATATTCATACCCCTAAAATCACAATACCATTAACTACTTTTAATACAGAAAGCAGAGAATTTGGAGACCGGGGAATTATAATGCATAACGGACTACAGATAAGAGTAACCGAGAATGTAGGTACAATTGATACAAGCATGGGTACAGACGGAGATGTATTAGCATCATTGGTTTATACAAAATGATTGATAACTATTTTTAATGATAGATACAGGACACTGGTTGATAGGTATAGGTATTCTTATTGTATTATTTATAGCAATAAGTTTACTATGTTGTTGTTCGCAAACATGTAGTTGTATTTATAGTATATTGAAATGTATTATAGAATGTATTAAATGCTTATGTTGTTGTAATGGGTCTAAACAAAATTTAAATTCTGATAAAAAGTTAATAGAAAATATATAATGGAATTTAATACTCAACAACTTGCAAGACAAATAACCAATATAGGCGAACGAAAAAGTTCATGTACATACGATAAAAAATTCATACATGAATTCGTTAATGAGATAGAAAAACAAGGAGTTTCGGTTGATATGCATACGCGGGATGGTTTATGTTATGTATCAATGTCACCTAAAAATGTTGACGAAAATAAAGAAACAGAAACGTCTAGTAGAAGTACGTCTGACAGGATTACACCAAATAGGAGTACTCCTACTAGGATTACGTCAAATATAAGTACGTCAAATATAAGTACGTCAAATATAAGTACGTCAAATATAAGTACTCCTAGTAGAAGTACACCAAATAGGATTTATTCAATGGCAAGATGGAAATATAATACAATGTAATTTAATATGCTGTCATTATATTTGGTGTCAAGTATATGGAATATACTTGAGTTTTACCTTTATCGGCATGTTCGGTGTCTATAATAACAAAGTATTCTACTGCTCCATTAATAAGATAAGGAAAACTATTTATCATATCTGATGTTTTGGATATATGAACGACTTCCATACTTTGTTTGTTAGTATTTACTTGTTTCTTTAATGCATTAATAATTTCAGGTTTCATATTGTTTCCATTCCACATAGATTCAGAGTTATTACGGAAGTTAAATTGTTTATGTGCAATATTTTGCGCAAAAATATTTGATGCATGTAATGCCTTATCTAATGATGCTTGTTGTTGAAAATTAGAACCATATACTTCTCCAATACTAGCCATTATAACATATATATCAAAATAATTATCTAAAATTAACACTTTACGTGTAATAAGGATTAGTATATTCTGAAAGAATAAGACGATATAAATGATCCCCTTCCTCGATTATTTCAATTAATTCACATAAGTCTGTATATGTTGCGTTTTTATTAGCAATACGTAAAGAGGACGCTAACCAATCAGGGTCATATTGTTCTTTCTTATTATATGAATTATTAATTAAGTACCATTCAGCTGTGTCAAAAAATCTAAGAGAAAGATCGACAACAGCGTCCGTTTTAGTTTTATAGGCACCAGAAAAATACACCTCTTGATGACAAATATCATAGATAGTTCCAACCCAAATTTTTTCTTTAGACATTATAAATTATAAATTATACATTATACATTTTCATTTATTAAAAATAAAAATTGAAAACATAGATTGATTTAATGAACAAACTTAGTAGTCTTTTTATTAGTTTAATTTGCGCCAGTACTACAGCATCACAGTCTAATTTTAATGTCGCTTTAAAATTAGACATACACGGTTTAAATAGAATTAGAAATCATGTACATGATGTATCAAATTTTTCAAGTCCTAACTATGGAAAATATATGTCAAAAAGTAGAATTTTATCCGTAGTTAGACCCAAAAATACATATATTGTTATTAATTATTACAAAAAGTCAAATATTCATTGTATTGATAAGGCAATTTATCTTAAATGTACAGGACAGTATGATTCGTTTTTACCTTATGATATTAAAGAATATGTTTCATTCATTGAAGGCGTAACCCATAAGACATATTCAAAGCATATAATTAAAGAAAATACTGTAGCAGACTCTGGGTATGTAGGACGGGAAGTTCTCCTTCGTCTTTATAACATTTCTAAGAATAATCAACTTGACTGCCATACACAAAGTGTCGGTGTAGCAGAGTACATGAATTTAAGTGGATATAGCAACAGTGATTTAGTTGCTGGTCAAAAGCTAAATGGTGTACCGAGTAAACCCGTAATGAAAAACCATAGTATTGGTTTAAATAATTATTCTGATACTGAAACTGCTTTAGATTTGCAAATGGGTGCCCAAATTGCATCTAATAACTCATTGTGGTATATTAGTTCAAGTAATTGGTTGTACAGTTGGGCAGCAGAATTTTTACTTCTAGATAATGTACCTAATATTGTTAGTCATAGTTGGGGATGGGCTATTGACCGTCAGTGTACTATACATAATTGTACTAACGAGACTTCTTCGCAATATGTAGAACAGGTAAATAATATGTATATGCTTATCGCTGCCAGGGGTGTTACTATGGTAGTATCTAGCGGCGATAGTGGAGCTCCCGGTCGGTCCGATGAAGATTGTTCTGGTCAAAATACTAATGGATATTCTAATAGGACTATTATTGCTGCATTTCCTGGAGCTTCTCCATGGGTTGTATCAGTAGGTGGTACATATATTGTTGAAAGTAATACTACCGTTAATCAAACAGATACACCATTATGTAAACAAGGCAACTGTGCCAATGGGTCAGTTGAAGAAACTGTTAATTTTGACAATGTAGGCTGGACCGCAGGAGGTGGATTTGCTGAATTTTTTGGCGAAGAGAGGCCAGTTTGGCAAGATGAGGCAATAAAAGGGTATTTCTCTAAAAAATTGCCATTGCCGCAACCACATCAATTTAATTCAAATAGTCGCGGAGGTCCTGACGTGGCTGCAATTGGACATAATTGTCCAGTTATTCTACAAGGGGATTTACAACCAGTAGATGGCACTAGTTGTTCAAGTCCTTTATTTGCAAGTATTCTGTCCCTAGTCAATCAGTTTCAAGAAAATAGAGGAAGACCAAAAGTAGGGTTGGTAGCACCATTGTTATATGCTATGTGGCAAGACGATCCTTCTACGTTTAATGATATTACTACTGGTAATAATTGGTGTACTGAAAGTACATGTTGTAGCAGACGTCCAGACGGAGGTTCTGATTATGGATATCTGGCTTCTAAAGGATGGGACCCAGTAACTGGTTTAGGAACACCTAATGTAGGTAAAATCCTTCATTGGCTTTCGGTTAATACATAAATAATATCAATTATATATATAATTTACAGCTACAGGGGGGAATTTGATTTAAATACATATAACAGATTATCTGTTTCTATCCATCCACCACCACCATCATATTTAACTAATTTGCAATATGATCTAGCAATAAAAAATGCACTAAAAGTAGTACGACAAGCAAGAAAAGCAGTTAATAACGAACCAAACTATACAATATTCAAAAATGTAGTAATGCCTGCTTACAAACTTGCTAAAAAAAATTACAAGGCAGCAAAAGCCGAATTAGAATTTATTAAAAGTTATAGGTAACTTTTAAATTACTCTTGAACTTCAATACATCCAACAAAAATATATTGAAGTTCAACATATTCTTTAATTGTTTACTAATACTTTGACTAAAATGTATTATATAATAATAATACATGCAACAAAATACAGACTCTGAATTTTATCTCGTTAGTATTAAATGCAATGACACTGAAACAAGCTATGCTTCATCAACAGTTGAATTAAATATAGTTAAATCAAAGGAAGATGCAATAAAATATACAATTAAATATTTAATGGATTTGGATTATGATGGTGTATTAGAACATATATTGGATATAAATTATAATCATGACTTAGAACATATTTTGGACAATTTATACGATATAGAAGATAAATTGGCTAAATTGTCAAATACAATAGAATTAAGAGGAAATAAGTATGAAATAGAAATAAAAAAGATTATTATAAATAATAATACCGGATGTTATTTAGGTAATTTTGGACATTCTTGATATTCAAGATTCATACAATAAAACCAATTAATGATGATATTTTAGTTTCGCTATAACTGGGCTCATTGCAATGATATGTATATCCTAATGTTTGTATCTTTGGTGGACGATGGATAACCCTAAGGTCATAAATGTATTCAGGTGATATGTGTTTTGGTATTGGTTCTTCTTCATTAAATATAGTAAAATTAATAGCACCTTTTATAATGTCAAAACATGTTTGTCCTAGAGTGTGTGTTAATATGCTATATTTATTTAAATTCTTTCTATTTTTTTTAGCGAATAAAGTTATCGCATCGTTTATTGCATCGTCAGGGTGTATAAAATCATCGATTATTTTATCTCCGCGTGTTCATTTAATATAATCTTTATTATAGTTATTTAATATTTGTATATTAAATAATCCTTTTGAATCATATATAATCTGTTGTTTTATATCACCATTGCTTAGAATCATACCAAAAACAGGTAACGTATTAAACTTTAAATATTTCATAATAGTATTATGATTATGGGAAACACAACCTATATTTATAATTGGAGCCATTTCTGGATCGATATCATATGTTTTATCAAGTACTTCAGTTGTACTTACTAGAACGTCAACAGTCATAATGATTTTATTACCACTTGTAACAATATCTCCCTTATGTTTCATATTCTTATCAAATATGATACATTCGTTAACCTTTAGAGGATACTGTTTAATATTATCTTTGTTAAACTCGACAGATAATTCTCCACCACCGGTTGGAGCTGTAAGACATATAAGAAGATGCATCTCTAACCATTTACGACGTTCATTAATTATGTATTTTTCATGGTCCTGATGCCAGTCAAAAAAGCCTCCTTCTTCATATTTAATAAATGTAACATGGTCACGAGCGAGTTTAAGTACTAAATTTTCTCCTTCTATCGAAGGCAATACACATTCTTTCACGAATTGGAGAATTTCTGGATCATCAACAGAAATTGTTTTAGATTTTCTTACCTGTGTATCTAAAACATCTTCCTGTTTTTTTCGATTATATACAAATGAAGGTACTGTAAATGCAACTTTATTAGCATAATCTTGTAAAGACTGGATATCTTCGGGGTTTAATACATTTTCTTTTTTTATAACATTATGAATTAGATCCATCAATAAATGTTTCAGAGACTTCATTTTTCTACAAAATTTAATTAAGATTAATTGTACTACTTTTAATGGAGATGATAAAATTCTGATGAAGATGATAAAATTCTAAATTATACAAAGATAAATAATAATACAGAAAAGATATTAAATTTAAGTGCTATGTGTGGTAAACTTTCTGAATGTTAGATTCATTCTAACTATTTTAGAATTGTCTTTAGGTAGCTTGTGCAGGTACGTATCCTGACATGGATCGGACATAAGCAGTAATGAACCTGATTCCAAAATAATGTTTGTTTTTTCATCAGTTGTTTTAGATTTGAACTTAAATAGTCTTTTAGCACCAATCGAAATACTTGATATATTTAAAGTAGAACCCTGTTCCTCCCTATCACAATTCCAATTAATGTTTTTACTGCCATTATTGTACATATTGAGCAATACAATATTGTATTCAAACTTATGTTCAATGGAAAGTCTTTTTCGTAACTCTTCGACCAGTGAGTGGTGTAAATTTGCAAACATTATCTCCCCAGTAGGTAGGTATATTTTTTTTCATTTCTTCTGATGATACCATGACTAATGTCTTTCTGGCTAAAACATGACCACGTGTTTCATGGTAATCAAAAGGTAGATCTGATAGCTCATTATGAATGAGCTATTGTTCTTTCTCATTTAGGTATTCTTTAATGTAGCAAACAGGAGCATCATTTACGAGACTGTTCATATATAATATTATATGGAGTCATTTTATTTCAACAAAATAACAAAGGCTGAAATAAAGAACATTGATATGAGATCACCATACAATCTAACATCACTAAATTTTACAGTAAAATTTAGTTTACATTATTTTATTAGTATCCTTCATCATTACTCTGTTAATTGTAATTTATTACGTAATGATTTAAAAAAGTACATTTATATATTAAAAATATATGAGAAAGTCATTAAGAATTTTATATAAAGAGAATATTCTTTTTATAGAACCATATAAATGCTTAGAGTTGGAGTTAAAACTTAATAAGTCTGAATACAGAAAAATATGGAATACGCTTGGGGATGTTTTATATGCTTGGACAGGAAGCAATTATAAATCTTTATGTGATTATCCTTATCATAATGTACCCCATGAACAATATCTGTGGTTAAAAGAGAATAACTGACTAATATCACTTCCACGGCCATGCAGCATAATTTTTAAAATTGTCTGCTTGAATATGTGATGTAAAACCCTCTTTAAGATTTTTCACATTTTGCGACAAGACTCCAGCTGTACCAGTATTCCAATTACCTATCGGATCATATCTACATACAATTATAATCTTGTTGTAATATGGATTCCAACCCCATGCACAACCAAGTTTGGTTGTGTTTCGCCACACTAATTGTGTGAAATGCCCCATTGTCCCCAAATTATAATCCTCTTTATTATAGAGTTTTTCTTCATTATAAAACATATTTATTGCTTTAGATGCAGTATCCGTTATAGTTTGGTCTGATGGCTGCTTTGCTAACTTACCCCAGGCAGGTCTACCCAAATCTAAAGAATATATATTTTCACCTATTTTTACGCTATTAAGGTTAGGGTTATGTGCTAGTATGTCATTATCAGCTAAGTGGACAGCCCATGATTTGGCATCTTCTACTAAAGTAGAAGCCCAACTTAATGGGGGAGTGTCCTCATGTAAGGCACGTTTCTCATTATGTGCATTTAACATTGTTTTTTCAAAATCGTTTAAGTTGAAAGTATCAACAACAGCTAATTCTTGTTTTTCTGCTGCTTGTTTTTCTGCTAATGCTTGTTTTTCTGCTAATGCTTGTTTTTCTGCTAATGCTTGTTTTTCTGCTAATGCTTGTTTTTCTGCTAATGCTTGTTTTTCTGCTAATGCTTGTTTTTCTGTTGCTTGTTTTTCTGCTGCTTGTTTTTCTGCTGCTTGTTTTTCTGCTGCTTGTTTTTCTGCTGCTTGTTTTTCTGTTGCTTGTTTTTCTGCTTCTGTTGGTTGTGTCACAGGAAGAAATTTCCATTTAAGTAACGATCCTTTATCGTTTGTTTTCTTCCATTCCAGGTTCCGTATACCAACTTCATCAATTTCATCCTTTTCGAGTGTATACGAAATACTCTTTATTAAATGAAGTAAAAAATACTTATTGTGTTGCCCCCTAATATATCTTATCTTGAAATTATTAAATTTATTATTTTTTACAGTTATATCTGTATATTTATCCTTGTTAACATCATATAGAGTCCAATTCCCGTTGAATTTTTTACGCTTGCGTTTCGGTACACGTCTTCTCCTGCCACCCACCATATCAGGTATTGTCATTTCAGTATATAGTAAACTTACTATAACTATAACTACTAATATTAATTAGCGTATTAATATTTCTTTATTATTACTAAGACTCTTAATAATATTAATCATATATATATATGATTAATATTAATACTAATTAATATGCCTTTATTGTTACTAAGGCTATTAATATTCATTTCATAATGAATACAATTTGTATTCAAAACATATTATGACTAAGTGTATTATGAATGAATTATTATATTACTGGTTTAAAAAGAAGGGTACTCAATTCAAGATACAACGCTAAATGTTCTAAATGATTAACCAATCGATTATTTAGTTATAAATGATGTATTAACATAATTTTATCAGATTATGTTAATGGTCATATGGAATCATATGATTCTATAATTTCGAACGTTGCAAAAGGAGAGGAAATAGTAGATTATTTAAAGGGATATTCCCTTACCATTTATGCATATAAATATGCTCATAAGATTTTAAATGTGAGAACGTATATAGATAAAGCCATATATGACATGTATGAACAAGAATGTTTTTTATTATATGTATGTGCCACGTAATTTACTTAAACTAATATTGTTTTATTAATTTATAATGGCGGCACTTATTAAAAATATTGCAAATTATGTTACTAATCCTATAGATAAAATAACAGATCAATTATATTTGGGTTCTATCAGGGGAATAGAATCCAAATATTTAAAAAAACATAATATACATACTGTTATTTCGATGACAGATAAGGCATATGAATATAATCTAACAAATGTAGTCACAAAACATTATATTTATGCTATAAATGACCATAATACTTCACAAAATGCATTGGATGTTATGAAACCAGCTATAATAAAACATATAAAGGATACAATACGTAATCATAATAACGTATTGATTCATTGTGATTGTGGATTACATCGTTCTGCAACAGTTGTTGTATATTATTTACAACATATTGGAATGACATGTGATGACTCAATTAAAATAGTACGCAACAAGAGGTATTTTGCTTTAATTCGTCGTCCATTTAGGCTCGAGTTAATTTAAATAAGGACTTTGTATTAATCATATAATTACGTCTAAAAATAATGGGTTTAAATTATTTAGTTTAAAATCGGCTCCTAATAATAGAATTTTTTTCAATTGTGTCTACAACCAATGCATTATTTTTTTTAGACATGACGTTTTTATATAGTTCTTCAAATACATAGATACTAACGCCCATTTTATCATATGAATATGTTTCATGTAATTTATCATCTTGGTATATGAATATATACCGAGGAAATCTATATTCAGAGTTACTTATTATATTAAAACTGGACGTAGTTCCTACTATACGTACTGTTAAATCTCTTGGCGATGGTAAAATAAATAAAGGTATATTTAATTCCATACCACCTGTCGAATTCGTATATATCATTCGAAAATATTGATGAGGAACAATATCACGGGTTTTTAAAGGTTCCTCTTTTTAGATAATCGTCATCAATATAACTGATTACATTAAGGCTAACCCGGGACGCAAATCATGTCAGATAGCTGCTCACTTAGGCGTACCTAAATTCCACATCAATAGGGGATACGGTAGCTTTCCAGGAGTATATCGTCTAAGGGATATCACATCCCATGAGCAGTGTCATCACTATTGTGGCGAGGATACCCCTATAACGGTTGAACCTGAAATTAAGTGCTGTATCTGTCTGCATAGAAGCAATTCCAAGCATACATAAGGTGGTAAATCTAGGATGCTGTTCTGGACAATATTGTAAACCATGTTCGCATAGACTAAGCAAATGTGCTATATGTTGCGAAAGCATAAAACCTGAATTAACTGAGGAAGAAATAGAAGAACTAGTGGTACCTCTTGACGACATGGAGGCATTAATTCGTATGTATGAAACTATGTTGGAAATTGATAGTATAGCATTCATACAAGCAGGTATATCAGATACTGAACGTGTAGTATTTCAGGAATGCAAACTAAAAATAGAACATAAGAGCATACCATTGATTTATAGATTGAAAAAAATACAATCTGTTAGCTCTGCTAATCGGTAAGTATTAGTTATAACTAATACTGTTACTAACGTACAAAAAAAGTGCAACAAATAGCTTTAAGGTATTTGTTGCACTTTTTTTTGGGCTACTTTATTTAACTATTCAAAAAAATCATAACCATCTAAATTAGTAATTTTAACAGTTAATTAAAGTTCCTCGTCTGATGATATAGGAGATTTGGATTTTGTTTTTGCTCTAACTTTTTTGATCTTAAATAATATTGCTACAGAGTATTTCATTATTTTAATTCATTGTCCGTTTAGACTATAATTAATTTAATATATAATGACTTAAACCATATATTTAAATTAAAATATGTCATTAAAAATAGAGCAACATGACGCAACACAAGACTTTGATTCATATGTTAATCAGGGGTGGAAAATAATAACCCAATACCAGACGATCAGGTGAGATGGGGTTCTTTTAATACTTTAATAGAAGACAATTTAGGTCGTCTGAAATTAATATGTGAGGAAGATACTGGATTAGTTGGACAATTGTATAAAAAATCACTAAATATTCCAGATGCAGTATCACCTGAGATCTATAATATATTGAATTCTATAGATAAAATAAGCAATATGAAGGATTATTGGTCTGTTGCTGGTTCATTATTACCAATGGGTGTCAGTGCATTATTCCATATGTTTAAGAATAATGATGATAAAAATCCAGACTACAATATTCCTCATATTGTTCAATCAGGTCTAGGACTACCAGACAAATCTTATTAGACTGATAAACCAGAAATTCATGAACCATACAAGAAGTTTATGAGAAATATGTTTCAAGCGTATAATGCAGGGAAATAGAACCAGAGGCTTTATTTAAATTTGAATGTAAAAAAGCAGAATTTCATCTCAGTCAAGTACATAGTCGTGATGTAGACAATACATACAATAAGAAGAATTGGGATACGGTATGTAATTATTGTCCATTATTTTATGCTTCGTTGAATTTGCCTGTTATGAATGATGTTATAATTCAAAATCCAAATCTAATGGAATCTCTTCAAGATTTTATAAATAGTACTGAATTATGTGTGTTACAACAACATTTAAAATTTGCAGTATTGTGCACTTATGCACCTTATCAAACATCAACAATAGTAAATTTAAATTTCGATTTTTATGAGAAACAGTTAGATGGCCAAAAGAAACTTGATGATTTGTGGAAAAGAGCGTTATCGCGTTGTGAAACATTTTTAGGTGATGAAGTTGGTAAATTATATGTAGCACGTCATTTTCCACTTATTAAACAACAGCAATGTCAGGAAATGATAGATTTATTAATAAAATCTCTACGAGAAACATTACAAAATATTGATTGGATGTCGGATGTTACAAAAACTGTAGCACTACTTAAACTAGATACTTTTGTTCCCAAAGTAGGAGTTCCTTCGAAATATCATAGTATAGAAGGACTGTGGCCAGACGGTCTAAATAATGATATGACCGTGATATTTAAACAATGGTCACAATGGGACTGGAAATATATGGAATGTAATAAGTTATATGAAAAGGTAGATAAAGAATTATGACATATGTCTCCTCAAACAGTAAATGCTTATTACAATCCTACACAGAACGAAATAGTATTTCCAGCCGGAATATTACAAAAGCCTTTCTTTGGACACGAATCTATGGCAGAAAATTTAGGATCTATTGGTGTTGTAATTGGACATGAGATGTCTCATGGCTTTGATGATCAGGGCAGAAAATACAACAAAAAAGGTGAATTAAAAGAATGGTGGTCCACAAAAGATTGTACTGAATTTTCAAAGAGAGCAAAAATCGTACAGAAACATTATGACACATTGAAAGTGTATGATAGTAAAATTAATGGGGAGTTAACATTAGGAGAAAATATAGCAGATATAGGTGGATTAAAACTAGCATTAAGAGCTCTTAGATTATATTATGGAAAAGATAAAGGAGAAGATCAATATAATAAATTTTTCCATGCATATGCTAAAATATGGTGTATGAATATAAGAAAAAAGAATATGCAATGAAACTTCTTAAGATTGATCCTCATTCCCCGGCTACAGCACGTATTAATGGCGCTTTGGCGCATATAGAAGAGTTTTATGAGACATATAATGTGAAAGAAGGTGATGGAATGTATTTAGCAAAAGATCATAAAATGAATATTTGGTAATTTATAGGATACATATATCAAAATTAGGTTCAGATGTCGGTTTTTTAATTGGTTTATTCCGCATTGTGGGCATTGTTGTATTTAATAGACATGTATCGAGAGCAGACTGTTTTGGTTTATATTTTTTAGGTTTAGTGATGATTTTAGGTTTAGGTTTAAGTTTAGGCTTAGGTTTAACGCCCTCTTCATCTTCTAACATACAATCGTCAAAATCGGGTTCTATCACTTCTTCTTTTTTTGGCTCATCTTTTTCTTTATCATCTATAACTTTATTTTCTGTCATTTGCTTTTTAGTTGGTTGTCTTATTAAATAAGACATAGTGTCCAGTTTCCATAACTCTGGATTTCCTAACAATTCAACCTTATGTTGATGAATTATGTATTCTTCTTCTTTAAACCATTTATTTCGCTCACGGCTATGATTGACAAAATTACCAGTATGGTCAACAAAATCAACAACAACTGGGTTTAAGTCAGTATGGTATTTTCGAAGAATTCTACCAACCGGTTGTATTACGTCCATACCTGGAGGGGTTCCCCATACAAGAGTATTACGGTCAGGTATATCCAGTCCTTCTTTAGCAAGAACATCTATACCAAGAACGATGTTACATTTAGCGCTTTTTGCCAATAATATTTTATGATTTTTTCGAGACATACCTTTTTTTCCATAATAAAATCCATATGTAATATATTTTCCAGTCACTGGATCTTTTATTCCTTCTGTATCTAACATATCTTTTAAATCATGTAATTGTTTTTTTCTGCCACTAATCAATAAGATTTTTCTGCCTTGTTGAATAAGTTCACGTAATGTATATATAATTAATTGATTGCGTTCTTCTAGCAAACTAACGGCGGTTATCATTCCAGCTGTATTTTTTGTACCATTTTTCATCCGCAATATTTGATAATTTTCACTGTTACTATACAAATCTATTTTTTTTATAATTATACGGTTACTGCCACTACGTTTCTCTGTATGAAATAAAGGACCAATAAAATTATAAAATACAGGAGATAAACCGTCTCTACGTGTAGGTGTAGCAGATAATCCTAGAGTAAATTTAGTACGAATTTTCATCATACTTTTACAAAATGTCTTGCTTGCGATGTGATGACATTCATCATATACCACAATACCAAACTGATCAAAGATAGCAGAATTATAGTCTTTTAAACATACACTATGTAACATGGCAACAACGAAATCTTTATCTTTTATAGATACTCTATCACATTGGATATGTCCAACTCTTGCAGCTGGAGCAAATAGTTTGATAGCCTCAATCCATTGGTCTAAAAGACATTCTGTCGGAACTATAATAAGGCCAGATAATCCTAATTTACATATAGTTCTAATAGCACAATAAGTTTTACCATATCCACAGGGTAATGATAAAACTCCACCTGAACCAATTTGTGATTTAATATCAAATAATTTATCTAATTTAGTTGTAGCAGTTATTTGATAGGGTAAAGGATCATGTATGCATTTACATTTAACATCAATAGGTATTCCCTTTGATAATGAAACATATTTAGGATTACCAAATTTTTTAATTGCATAATACCTTGGTAAATATAAATTGGATTTATCTTTAGAAATATAATACAATAAATATTTCTTGGGTTTTTGTAAATCTCTAAATGCTGGAAGCACTGTAGTGATTACGGTACAATCCTTTTTAATTTCATTGATAAAATCTTTATCAAATTCACTGATATGTACGGTATATCCTAATTTACCTAAAGATTTATGTTTAATATGAGTCATTATTACTATTAACTGTATTTCATTTTTAAAAATGAAATATAGTTAATAGTAATAATGATCCCAGTTTGTGAGCTAAGAAATGCTGGATTATTTGATAATTTAATGGTTTTTGATGATGATTACATGAATAACTTTTCATTAAAAGTACGGGGTATATTAATACAAGAGTTGCGGTGTATATTATGTAAAATGACACCTGAACAATATTTAAATAGATATTGTGCTCAATCTATATTTCCATATGGAGTATTAGTAATGCTTATTCGAAGATATAAAGATAAATTGACTGATTTAAAACAAAAATATGGACATTAAAAATATGGATATTAAAAATATGGACATTAAAAATATGGACATTAAAATAGAAACTCTTGATAATAATAGTATTTTATATAAAAATACATGTTCCTCTGTTGCCGTTATGATGATCCCTAAACCATGGAATATACCTAAAATAAGAAAAATTGGATTATTTGGAATGTATATTATTGATGCGTGTATGGAATCATTTAATGTAAGCGCAGGAAGTAATATTACAATAAATCCAATATACAGTAAAATTACTAAACATATAAACAATATGATTAATTTTTATTTAGGTATTGATTCAAGGGGAAAAAAACGGAAATCTACAAAAGATGAAAAAAACAAAGAATTTATTGAATTTATAAGTTATATTAAAACTATACTTAACCTAGAATTAGATAATATAGTGTACTGGGATAGATGTGTCCCTGATATTCGTGCATTAGGTACAGCTGAAGGCTGTATATCATGGATTTATAGTGTTCTTATAAATAATAGTAAACCATAATTATGGTTTTAAATTAAGACCTGTTGTCTTAGCTTTTTCGATTATATGTTTTTTAAGATTTATAAACATGCAATGTAATTTTATGCGAGTAGTCTTTCTAAGTTGAGTTTTGTTATCAAATATTTTATCTTTGTGAAATAGGAATTTATTCCAGTATTTGTTTCCATCAGATGTCTCAAAAAAACTGGAATTATCATTTAGATATTTTTCTATTTTATCTAAGGACCAGTTTATAATTTCATCATAAACATCATCTTTAACCCTTAATAACCACTCATTATTTTCATATATTGTTACAAATGGTTCTCTGCGATTATTTACATAAATGGACCAAAATTGGTCCGCATGTTTAGATGTTAATGCCATTGTAATATAACTAATAATCATATCATTGTTATCGTCAAAAAGTACATGCACTAAATTTTTATCCTTATGCAATAATTTTGATACACGCATTACATCTTTATTTGATATATCCTTTAGTGGTAAGGTATATGAATGATAAGTTGATTTTACAACTATTTTTACTTTTATTTTTTCATCAGGAACACATACCTTTTTGTTTATATGTTGTCTTAACCCTAACGAGGATTTAAATGAATCTCCACATAAACTACATATTCTCTTTCGGCACACTAAATGGTTTTTATGATATTCCATACTTTGTTTATTTTTAAGTTTTTTACCACAATCTATACATGTTAATATAGATTTAACCTCCATAGACATTAATGATATATGTATAATATCTTAAACTATAAAAAATGAATTGTGTATATATTATAATAATGGAAATGTCTCAAACATTAGAAATGTTTAAGATAATGGAAACAATGAAACAAGACATGAAACAAGACAAACATAGATTAGATATTGACGATAATATGTTATGTCCTGTATGTAATGGATATAATATAGTGGTTAAAGAACCATATAATATCTGTATGGACTGTAAAATTACTGTTGGTACTGATATTGATTACCGTCCTGACTGGCGTAATGATTCCAATGGAGATGATATGAGTAGATGTAATATACCGCGTAATGCATTATTACCAGAATCGTCTATGAGTACATGTATAGGCGGTAAAAATCAAGGTAAACTAACACAGGATTTAGGTCGTGCGTTAATTTGGAATAGTGTTCCCCATAGTGAAAGATCAATGAGAACAAAAATAGATGATATATCACATGTATGTAAACAACGAGGAATACCATCATCTATAATTGAATATGCACAGGAAATCTATCATAATATTATTAGGGAAATGGAAAAGACTTCTCAGCAAAGGAAGCGCGCAAAGAATGATAAGGGATTAAAAGCAGCCGCACTATTTATAAGTTTTCAAGACCATCACAAACCTAAAACTTATCAAGAAGTTGCGGATATATTCGATATTCAAACACGTTATGTTTCTTTAGGTGTAACAATATTTAATAAATTATTGCGTCAACAAAAAGTACGTGTAACTAAGTACGCAGATTATATCGACGAATATTGCGATTCATTAAATATGTCTATTGAACATAAATCACGTGTTGCTGATATCGTTGACAAAGTAGAAAAAATGGGAATATTAGAAAATAATATTGACTCCAGCATTATAGCTGGATGTATTAGCTATGTCGCAGCTGAATTTGGACTTCCAATTAGAGCTAGTGATATACAATCTCGATGCAATGTATCTATTCCTACTATAAATAAAGTATGTGATAAGTTAACAAAACGTTCAGTAGAATTAATTGATTTAGGCTAGGTGATTTGTAAGCCATGTTGCACTAGACAGTGTTTGATTACTATATAAATGTTTATTTGATATAACTTCGGAAACACTTACCCATTTGACATCACTAATTTCATTGGTTTTATGCGAATATACAGATGAAATAATGTTATCTGTTTCAATTATATAAAAACGCGTTTTATTAATAATTATTGATTTAGTGTCAGAGTTGATAATATCGTCAACACTAATACCTGTTTCCTCATGAAATTCACGAACAGCTGTTGTCATTATAGGTTCATAAGGATGATCTTGTTTACCCTTTGGCATACTATATAACCTCGCACGTGTCATGCATACAACAGGAAAATATATATCATGTTTATTAAAATAATATAATATAATACCTGCCGTAGGTAAAGTCTTTTTATATTTTCTATACGTTGCTATATAATTCTTGATACATGATTTAGACAGAGATGTATCAAGTTTTTTCATAAAATCATTAATATTAAGATTAGGATAGTCTACAGGATATATTGTATTGTAATTATCCAAGTATTTCCAATATAACTCTTCCATATGCTTCATACTTTCAATAAATTTATCGTTATAATTTGGATTGTACTCTTTGGATAAACACGTTGGAAACCTTGTTTGTTTAACATATGTAAATTCTGATGTCATCAGATACCATCTATAGAACAATCATTTTTTTACATTACTGTTTTTTACTATTCAATAATATGAATAATAAAAAATAATTAACTAACTTAAATATTTACCACCAACCACCTTGTTGGTGCTGTTGGTTCTGTTGGTGCTGTTGGTATCCGCCTTTTTGTTTAGCGGCACGGGCTTTTACTAGGTTTTCACGAAGTTTTGTTTTCTGGGCCTCAGTGCGTGGTTTAGGCTTTTTAGCACCATCATCAACGCCAGGGTAATCATATTTACCTGGGTTACGAGCATATGTTGAAGTTAAAGTAACATTATTTGTATAATTGTTGTCACGTGTTAAAGCGGTCTTGCGTCCTTTGGCAGTCGTCCAACGAGATGTGTCTGCATAGTAATCGTTATAAGCTCTTTTAGCTTGTGCTAATGAAATTTGTTTCTGTTCTCCACGCTGGTATCCAGGCTCGGCTCTAGCGGCATTAGGTCCAGTATGGATTTTAAATCTCTTACCTAATGTACCATCCTGTTTGGTTACCCAGACAGACGCACCAATGGCACCGTTTCTTAAAGTTTTTTCTGAACCTTGAACTGTTTGACCGACTTTTGACATATACATTATACAGGATTTTTTTTACAGAACGCATAATTATTAAGGAGATATCTTTAAATATCTCCTTAAATATCTCCTTAAATATCTCCTTAAATATCTCCTTAAATATTGTTTTTAATGAAACATTAATAATCCTCTTAATATTGTTTATATATCTTCTTATTGGCTCCTTAATATATAGTTTATTATGTCACCATAATGCCGTCTTAATAACTTAAATTATTTATTGACATATTAAAATGATTATTATATATAATTTATATGAATAAGTTTCTTATATTAGGTACTAAAGAATGTAGTTACTGTGATCAAACCAAATCATTAATGAATAACATGAACATATCGTATCAATATATTGATCTTAATATTGAATATAAAGGAAATTGGAAAATATGTTTTGATGATCCCGATATAGTACAGTATATTAATGGACAACGCACAATTCCATTAATATTCCAAGATACATCCGATACCGATACTGATACTGATACCGATACTGTAGATAGTATCTTAAACAATAAGTCCTGTTATTCATGGAAGTTTATAGGGGGCCTAAAAGAAATAAAAAAAATACTTGAGAAAGAAGAACCAATCATATTGAACGATGATTATTAATATATGTTATATTAATGAATAAATATATCTGTAACATATGTATACCATGGATACATAGATCATACATTGACCCGGTCACTCAAAAGGAAATATCAGAGACTTCAAAGAGACATAATGAACTTAGTAAAATATGTTATAATTTTATCAACTTTGATTTATTAAAATTAACTGACTTAGATGAAACTATAGAAAATAAATCTTATTTTCAGAGCAAAGTATTAGTTAGTTATAAATCAGCTATGTTCTTGAGTAATATATTAAAAATATCACATCCATTAAAAAAATATTATTTAGCGCGGACAAATAAAGGTAGTAATATGAGAGAAAATCTAGATTTTGGTTTGATATGGGATATTAAAACAAATAAATTAACTAATATAGAATGTCTAAAAATAAATATGCTTCAAAATAAATTAGTAATGATATTTATTAACATTGTTAATGGTGAAACATTATTAGGGTGTCATATATTAATTATTAAAAACACAATATGGGAAAGATTAGCACCTGTAGGTTCCCCTATCAATATAAATGCAGATTTAATGGATTCCGTTATTAAAACCACATATTATGCAGATATTGATAATTATTATACACCTACAAGTTGTCCAGTATTAGAACATGAAGCATCTATTACTTTACGACAATTATACTGTGAAATATGGGATATGTGGTATCTATATGATCGTATACAGAATAAAGGATATAGTCAAAAATGGCGAGAAACAATGTATCCAATAACAATAGCACGAACATTAATGTATCCAGATACATTTAAAAACTTTTTGATAAAGTTTATTACTAATATGAGTGATATAAAACAGAATGTTACTGTATTAACCGGTCATACAACGGATGATATTTTATCACAAATATTAAATTAATTTTGTTGAACAACCAAAGTTTATTTACCTATTGTACTGCCTACCGTTTTGATGAACAGCAAGTTTACTGATGAAATCAGTTTGTAGTTTCGCAAATTGTAATGAATTACCACATTGTTGAACAGCAAGTTTACAGATTTCGTCAGTTTGGATTTTTTACATGTTCTAATGCCCATCCATTTTGTTGAAGTGCAAGTTTACATAGTTTTTCAGTTTGCACCTTTACATATTTTAATGCCATACCAGTTTGTTGAATAACACATTTACATATTTCAATATCTGACCATATTTTATGTTCCTTAACTAGTACAGGAGTATCAAGTATAATTACTTGATCAGATCGATATTTGTGGTTAAATTTTAATGTTTGTGCATCATTTGGAATTTCAACCGTACATAAATGAGTATAACCCAATGTTAACCATTCCATAACATCTTTTATATCACAATAATAAATTCCCCTGGTACACAGTCCCCTTCTATACTAAAAGGAATTGTATCTGTATTTAAACCTATTTTTAATTGTAAACCTTTGTTACACATATCATGATTAATCCATTTGACCAACATTAGATAAAAATACAAAGAGATCATTTTTTCCCATTAATAAATAGCACATGATATAAAATATAATCATTTGTAAATAACATAGTATGTGTCAAATATTTCTGCGTTCATATTTAACAGTGTTAAATGAACGTAAAGGTATATAAATGACAGCATATCAAATTGGAAAAAATGCTATAAATAATACCGAACTAGTATTACGTGCGAGACCAAAGGATGTATGGTTTCATGTTAACGGAGTTTCATCTGCACATTTAATTTACTATAATCCAAATGAAATGGATTTGTACAGTTTGCGTAAAAAAAGTATATTATATAAAATGGCACTTGCGTTAAAAAAGAGTTCAAAGTATTGTAAAATAAAACACATTGAAATAATTTATGATTATGTAGAAAATATTACTGTTTTAAAAAAACCTGGATTGGTTGGATGTTTATCACCAAAAATAATAAATGTTTAAATGTTTAAATGTTTAAATGTTTAAATGTTTAAATGTTTAAATGTTTAAATGTTTAAATATTTAAACATTTAAATTTTATTGTTTGTGCATCATCTGGTATTTATATAGTACATAAATATGTATAACTTAAATACTTCCATGATAGGACATCTTTAGCATCGCAATAATAAATTCCCCTGGTACACAGTCTCCTTCCATACTAGAAGGAATTGTATGAGTATTTAAACCTAGTTTTAATTGTAAATTTCGGTTACATATATTTGGGTTAATCCATTTGACAAACATTAGTGATTGACGCGCATAATTTTTTCACAGGTAAAACCCATAATTAAATTATGTATGTACATAATTGTAAAAAAAAATTGATTTATATTGTTTAATTAATCCTGGCTGACTTTTTTGAAGAAAAAATCAAAAATATCAAAGAACATTTAATACCTGTTAAAGTAGAATTAACAAAAATTAAAAGGAGACCGCATACAATTTTACATAATTTTAATTATAGTATTGATTCTAAAGTTAGAAATGAACTAGATATGCTAACAAAATTAAAAAGCAAAATATGTTCAACTGGCGGACATATTAAGAAGACAGATGCGGATCTAACCGTATATGTCCTTCAAGGCAACAAAAAAGAAGAGCTCAATAAATATCTCCTTGCACTAGGTGTTAAAAAAGATATGATTTTAAATATAGGTACTATCTAATATATTATTTCGATTTTATATACTTTGTTAAAATTGACATACTATTATTTATCAATGACATGATTCAAGCTTACTCATAGTCAGGATAAAGCATTATCATATATAAGTAAATGGCTTACTATTTCAATAAAAAAAGACTGTGTGACAAGTTATATGTGTACATTAAATGGTAATGCAGGCACTGGAAAAACAACAATTACTAAACTTATTGTAAAAAAAGCTAGAAGGCAAGGAAAACAAGTATTATGTTGTGCACCAACACATAAAGCTAAAAAAGTATTATGTTCTTATAATTAATACGTCTAGTAATATAAGAATCCCAATGACTACAACGGCAGGACTACTAGGAAAACAGAGAAAACATGGGTATATTGGGACCAATAATATGGAAAGGAGATTCCAGATAAAATATCTATGTATGATCTTATTATAATTGATGAAATAAGTATGGTATCTACTGCTGATTATAATGATATTAAATCAATTGCAATGATACATGGTAAAAAAATCTTAATGGTTGGGGATTTTGTTCAAAATTCCCAACCTGGGACAAGGATATGTTAAAAAAATGGACTCGTACGGAGAAAAATATTTACAAAAAGCAGCAAATCCTGCATTTAAATTAAAAAACATGCAGAGTCTCATCGAAATTACACGAAATATAGCAGAGAATCCATTACTAGAGAGCTATGCAAAGGTACGAGAAAAACTTGGAACCGGATTTGAATTAAATATTATTGCCAATAAATCAAACATTGTTAGAATAGATGGCATAGAATTAGGATATGATATATGTACTGATATTGAGTATTTTTATAAGACAATTTTGTCAAGATTGACCGATTTTAAAAGCGGTAAAAATAAGGTAGTTACATATACTAATAATAGTGTAATGATATATAATAAACATATAAGAACAGCACTAGGTTACACTGAAAAACTAAATATATATGATATACTTATGGGATATATGAACCTTGGATCAAACAATAATTTAAATTATGAAAAAGGATGTCTAAATTTTTCCCATGGTGGTGATGGTAGATCATTCATGAAATGATATGTTAGTGGTATAACATCGAATATTTTGCTTTTGTTTTCCGTTCCATAATAATTATTTACTATTAGATCTCTTTCCATCAGGTATAGTTCCTGTAGGGTTTTCATTGCTCTGGACCATGTCTGGCGCCCTCTTTTCTTTTTTGAGTTACCAAGGTCCGACCTTCGTAGATCATCATACTTGGTCAGATATTCGGCAGCATTATCTCTCAAGTCTGCATATAACGGAAGTTCACTGGTATACTTTGCCAACAACGATTCAAATTTTGCTTGATCATGCTTTAAGTTACCTAAGTTTACAAGGTTCTGCATATTATTTTTAAGACGCTTCCCATTTAAATAACTGTAGTGTGCTCTTAGATGTTCCATTGTAAAAAGTCGTCTAGTAAAACTGTTCATTCCCGTTTTTATGGTGTCAGCTCTATTATCTATTTGTCTGCGATAGTGTTCGCGTTTTCTCTTTTCAGTCCTATAGTCGTTAGATCTGGCCTTGCTCCATGTTGAAAATGGTTCGGTTAAACTAGATGTAGAACTTAAATAGTAAAATCCAATAACAGCAATAACGACAAGTAATAAAATCATTAAATTATCTTTTTATAAAGTTTCATATATATATATATATATATTAATCAATATTAATATTGATTAATATTGATTAATATATATATATATGGGATAAAGTTATGTCTTTAGTGCATTGCGTAAAGTTATGTAAAAAATTGATCAGGAATGATAGGTATATGGCAAAACACTGCAGACAATTAGGAGATATACTTGTATTTGATGATTATCCTTCTTTTACGCCTAATGTAACACCTGTAGAAATGTTTACATTAGGTGTATTTGGTGGAACTTATTGGCGTAATATTAGATCTACAATTGTTGATTTAGAACTATCAAATCAACATTTAGAATTTGATGATATTGTTAAATTGGATAGTCTATTATTAACACAATCAATATGTAATTATAATATTAATTTTTATAAGGTAAAGGCAGGAAGTTCATTAACCCAATGGGAAAGTAAGGGGTGGATTATCGACCAAGACCCGTATGGGTGGGTGCAATGGTATTGTCGTTTCTATAATGGCCGTAGGAGCCCTGACGACAAGAGACAAATAGATCGATGGATACGATATGCTGGTGAAAAAGGGAGATGGAAGAGAAATTTACTAAATCAGATAAAAAATAAAGGTGCAGATAACGCAAGTAAAGTAGTTAGACAAGGGTTATTACAATGGGCATATATCGAGAATTAATTTATTCTATTAAAGCTTAGACTTACATGACGGAAAGAATTCATTTCTGAATTCTTTGATCTTTTCTTGAGTCGATGTTTTTTCAGTCGAGGTTCCATTAGTCGATGTTTCTGTAGTTACATTATTATATATACAATTAAAGATATCTGTTGTATATGGCTTTATTATCTCATTCATGAATATCCCTAACGATTTCATATATAGTTCTTTTTCTATGCGTGCGAGTCGTTCACTGGTCGCTTTTTGGTAAAGATAATAGCTTAAAGTAACAGAAACGGATCATAAGGGAACAAATATTAGTAATTGTGTTTGTGTTTCCATATCCATATATACAACAATAATATTTTTATCTTTAACTAACTTATTAACTTATTAACTTATTAACTTATTAGGTTTTTTTGAAAGAATTGTATCATTGAGATTGTATAATCTCAATGATGCAATTCTTCCATTTATTTTTTTTGCTTTTTTTGGAAAATATACAGCTTAGTGCACCAGACAATGGTAATTGTATTTCTCAATCTATTATCATGAACCTACTATATATTGTGCGATAGATGGATAGAGTTTGGCCAATTGGTCTGGCTCTGGTGGTGGTGGTGGTAGATTATCCATAAAATGATATGTTAGTGGTGTAACATCGAATATGTCGCTTTTCGTTTTATAATAATTATTTACTATTAGATCTCTTTCATTCAGGTAATCTACTTGTAGGGTTTTCATTGCTCTGGACCATGTCTGGCGCCCTCTTTTCTTTTTTGAGTTACCAAGGTCCGACCTTCGTAGATCATCATACTTGGTCAGATATTCGGCAGCATTATCTCTCAAGTCTGCATATAACGGAAGTTCACTGGTATACTTTGCCAACAACGATTCAAATTTTGCTTGATCATGCTTTAAGTTACCTAAGTTTACAAGGTTCTGCATATTATTTTTAAGACGCTTCCCATTTAAATAACTGTAGTGTGCTCTTAGATGTTCCATTGTAAAAAGTCGTCTAGTAAAACTGTTCATTCCCGTTTTTATGGTGTCAGCTCTATTATCTATTTGTCTGCGATAGTGTTTGCGTTTTCTCTTTTCAGTCCTATAGTCGTTATCTCTGGCCTTGCTCCATGTTGAAAATGGTTCGGTTAAACTAGATGTAGAACTTAAATAGTAAAATCCAATAACAGCAATAACGACAAGTAATAAAATCATTAAATTATCTTTTTTATAAAGTTTCATATATATATATATATTAATCAATATTAATATTGATTAATATTGATTAATATATATATATATGGGATAAAGTTATGTCTTTAGTGCATTGCATAAAGTTATGTCTTTAGTGCATTGCATATTGATTTCATAAGTTTTTTCTTACTTGCTGCAATATAATAGCTATATAATAAATTATGGTTAACTACATTATAAAAACTATATTTATTTTTAACATATAATGCAGCAACTGCTGACTGCGCTATTGCCGTGTTTAAGCATCCGGAACGAACTATAAGCAATTCTTTGTTTCTGTCAAAATAAAAATCCTTGGTCAAAGATAATATTTTATACAACTGTTCATTATTTGGTTTTATATGTATATAAATATAAACATTACTGTAATGTTGTACAGGAGTTATACTTTTTATTTTTTCATCAATGATTTCTACCCGACGGAGAAATCCATACCCCTTAGCTTTTAATGTGGGACTTGCCCACATAGCGATACCACCTTTATTAGTATCACTTGCATCAGGATGACCCAATATAGATATTAGATGATTAATACCTTTTATATGTAAATAATGTGCAGGGATAGGATTTATGTATGGTTGAGGAATATTGGGAGTCATACGTGGAACTGATAATGGGACCTGGTTTTGCGACGGAATCTGTTTATATGATTGAGATGGTACTGATTGTACTGATTGTACTGATTGTACTGATGGTACTGATTGTATATGTTGTACAGGTTGTACATGTTCTCTATATAAAGGTGATTTATTTGTCACTCTTTCTGTTGTTCCATCAGCTGCCATTAAGGGTACATTATTTATAAGGTCTAGTGACACTTGGTCAAAACGCATATATGCCATATATATATATATATAATTATATATTATTTTATTGGTATGTATTATATGTCACTACAACCGCTTAATCGTGATCCAAAGAACATGAATGGAGAATACGAAAATATGTTTAAGATTCCACAACATTCAAGTAACAAAGCCTTTGTCTCAAATCCATACATCGCTGGAAAATGTAAATGTAAGGAAACTACGTGTTTTAGTTTAACTGAAGGCGCTAAAGCATGTGATAAAGGTTCTTTTAAAGTATGGAGTGCACAAGGAAAAATAAAAACTATACCAAATATGTAAGTATATCGTACAGGTCTGTGCCGTAAAATTGAACACGTGTAATTGTCTTGAAGTGTCATGTCAATTGCATTAAAAACAATAAAAGTATCATATACGAAAACTATGAGGGAACTTGTGACAGAAAAGGCAATGGAACCAGCATATGCCTTTTCAGAGACCAAAAAAGAGAGACTATTATATTAACCAAAAGACCTGGTGAATGTCCAGTATGTATGGAAACTAAACCACTATGGTGTGTAAACACTTGTTTGCACAAGTCTTGTAAAGACTGCATGCATGATCATTTCATGAGTCTTTATAGTAAAAAGGCTCCTTTACAATGTACTTCATGTGACGATTTTTGTAAGATGTCACAACTCTGTTTATTATATTAAAAAGATAGCATGTTATACAAGCATCACAAACATATTATAAGCGAAGATATCAAACAAGAATATGGACTAAAACGCTGTTCATATATTCTACATACGTTATCAAAATCTGTTCCATGTACAGGTTTTGTCAGACCAACTCCTTGGTTCGGTATAGTTGTATGTGATACATGTAAAGATTTATACTGTCAATTTTGTAGTAAGAAACATAAGGGTATATGTAAAGATATTAATCTTAGGGATAAGACTATACGTGAGGGCTGGGTAAAAAAATGGGATTAGTCTCATGTCCTAGGTGCAAGCATGAAATCGAGCGAAATGGTGGATGCAAATACGTTAAATGCAAGTGTCTACTTATATATGCACAACATGTAATAAAAGTGGAAGTAATCTAATTTAACGCATGAATGTAAATGAAAGCTCCAAATATAGATAAATATAACGAAAAAATTTGACAGCAAGGGTGAAAGTATACTAATGACGGACAAATACATTATAATTTATCGTATACCTGACCAACATCCTGGTATTCTTGGCATGTATGATACTTTAAAAGAAGCAAAGAATGCTATTATATTATATATTGATTGGGAAATGCATGAAACTATACATGATAGGTGTATAAACGACGATGAAACTCTCTATGACAAAATAGAATATCAAAAACTATTAAGCGAATTGCATAAAGAAGAATTAGATTTATATAGGAACTATGAAGGTTTACCTGAAAAATTCACTACATATAAAGAGTATATAGATTATCTGGGTCAATATATTGATGTATATTATCATTCAAGATCGCATGATGACATTGAAGTATTTGCCTCAAACATTAAATTTCAAATAGAAGAACTCTGGAATATAGACTATAATGATGAGATGCAGACCATAGACTTTACAAAATTTGAATAAATCCGTTGTCATTATAAAATGATGTCTATTAATTCTTAATGGGTATAACAGAAAGTCATTTTAAACGTCCAGATTGGTATTGTCGTAAATGTTTTGTTAATATCTATCATTCAAAAGATAGATGTTTGAAGTGTAGAGTTCATCGAGATGATTGGTATTGCAACAAGTGTCAAATGTGGATATTCTATCCAAAAAAAACATGTTTCAAATGTCCTATAAAATATACAGATTGGTATTGCATTAATTGTAATTTAATTATGAATGGTAATTATTGCAGTGATGCCGAATCGGAAACACAATGTACAGGATGTAAAAAATTTAGGGAAAATTCGGCGGAATTGGAATATATAAAGACAAATGGTACTTTTAAAGAATATGAACAATTTTTGAAACTACATCCCGGTTTACAACCATGCAGACACAATAGTCATCGCGAGTCATGTTATAAATGTGGATAAATATATGTTTATATTGAAACTTACTATGTTTACGTGTATTGAATAATATAAAAAACCTCTTCAGAAATGATCTATGTATGTACTTTGATTACACAATAAATACTTTTACAATTTTAAAAAATGAAGATTGTTACATTTTTAATGTGTGGTATTTTTCAAGTTATAAGACAAGTTTCTATGGATCGCAAGGAAATATATATGAATGCCCTGCGTATGTCTCATAGAGGAGAGGATGAAACACATTCGATCCACGGAACATGTAAATCTGATAACCCAGATCAGAAAGAATGGTCATATGATCTTGTATTTCATCGATTAGCTTTAAATGGAATGTCACCAGAATCAAGCCAACCGCTATATTATCCAGTAAGTGATGTACAAAAACCATATATATATTTAATGTGTAATGGTGAAATTTATAACCATCTTGAGTTAGAGAAAAAATATAACATAAAATGTAACGGAGATAGTGACTGTGAAATAATTATTCATTTATATCGCAAATTTGGATTTAAAAGAATGATTGACGAGTTACGTGGTGTGTTTGCTATTTCACTATTAGATTTGAAGGAAATGAAGTATTATGTTGGACGTGATCCTTATGGAGTACGGGGATTGTCGATATATTACAATCCAAAATTAAAATTAATTGGTGTTGCAAGCGAAGTTAAAGCATTGATTAAGCTCGATCATCAGTTAGAATCATCCTATTTTGATCAAGTATTTAAACCTATCAGTGATTTTCCTCCTGGTACTTTTTGTTGTATGGATCTATCAGAAAATTGTAAAGAACTTCCAGAATTAAACTTCGTGTCATATTTTAGTCTTGAACCAGTTCCATTTAGCAACAAAACCGAAGCGGAGTTATTAACACTGTGTAAAGATAAATTAATCAAAGCAATATCAACGAGATTAATGTGTGATAGAAAGACGGATGATGGTAAAACATCCATTGGAGCATTTCTGTCGGGAGGATTTGACAGTAGTGTAATTGCAGCAATTGGAGGTAAACATGTAACAAAAACATTTAGTATAGGTTTTAAAGGATCTCCAGATTTAAAAAATGCAAAATTGGTTGCAGAGCATATTGGAAGTGAACATTATGAATGTATTGTAACTGTAGATGAAATGCTTGCTATCATTCCTGTAGTTGTAAAACAATTAGAAACATATGACACAACTACTATACGCGCAGGGGCTTTCATGTACAAGCTTACAAAATATATAGATACATATCATACAGATTTGGCAATATTATTGAGCGGAGAGGGTGCAGATGAAGCATCCGGAAGCTACAAATATTTCGAGTATGCTCCTGATGATATTGCATTTCATAATGAATGTCACCGGTTATTAAAAGAATTAACGTTTTTTGATGCTAGGCGCGGTGATAGATGCACCGCAGGACACAATAAAGAAATACGTGTACCATTTTTGGACCGTGATTTTTTAGATATTTATATGAGTGTTCCGCCTAAAATGAAAACACAAAAAGGTATAGAAAAATATTTTCTGCGAAAGATGGTATCTCAGATTCCAGGGTTATTACCAGAAGCAATAATTTGGAGACCAAAGGAGGCAATGTCCGATGGTGTATCTGTTCGTGAAGATAGTTGGTATCAAATTATACAGAAACATGTTAAAAAACACAGTATATTAAGTAATTCAAGTGATTTACAGTTGGAAAAAGATTGGTACATGTCTTTATATTTATCATCTTATCCTGGCTGTAAACATTTAATACCACATTACTGGGAACCGAAATGGATCGATACTATTGATCCAAGTGCTCGTTTGTTACCAAATTACAAATAATAAACGTTATTTATTATTATATTACTTTGATTACCATAAAAAAGTGTTCGTGAAAATATTATATCAATGACATCTCAACAAACTCAGCTAGATACTTACTATGCAAGTGTGTCTAAGGTAATATTGATTTACTTGCACTCTGAAACGTTTAACGATAGTGAATGGATTCATTTATCGCTTATGAATTTGGTTAAGTCGGTACCTATAACAATTTCAACTAACTATGCTACTCTTACATAATTGTTTACAAAAGTGTTACTTTAACATGAGTCGGAAGATCATGTTCAAACATAACTATGAAGGATTTTATAGATGTTATTAAAAACGGTCCATATTCAATGGGAGACCAATATACTTATATTCTGTCTTTAATATAAGTATAGAACTCCTAATTTTTCTATATTAGAAACTTCTGTTTCTCTCTTACAACAATATAAGTATATTGGTAAATAAATTAATAGATTGACCTAAAAAGAATATAACAGTATAGATAGTATATTATTGGAAATAAAGAGTGATGAACTTGTTGATACAATACGATTTGAGTATGGATTGACAAATATTTTACAACGCGAACATGATTTGTTCGGTTTAAAGTATAGTTCTTGATTAATATTAATCAAGTTTTTTAACTAGTTTAATAGTTTATTATTCATGCATAATGTGCTTTGTAAAATGTATATCCGGAAGTTTCGTATTAAATTCAGTTAGCAACGTTATATGTAGGTTCTGATCTCTATTTGTAGATAAAAGCCGAAGAGATTCTGTTGTGAAGTCAATTGTATCTTGATCTTCCATCCAATATTTTACATCATAAATATATACATTATTTTTTTGTTGTTCTTCTGTACATTCTTTCTTAAAAGAATTAAATTTTTCGGTATCTGTTAAATATGATGCAGGAAATGCTCTAAATCGTCCTGGATAAGATGCAACATGATATAAAGTACTTATTGCGTGAAGATATTTTCTAATGCCTTCTTGATTTGCAAATTTTATTAGATTTAATGACATAATAAAATTTAAGGTAGTTCAATTTAAAAAATATCCATCTGCAACTAAAATTAATAAAAAGAATTTGAATAAAAGTTGAGGAAAAAGAATATTAGCTATCAATAATTTGATAGCAGAACAAAATGCAGCTATCAACAACTATAATTCTAGTAGAATTAAATATAAAAAAATTGTACAAATAGATTACTATTCCTCGCCAAATGGAACCATAAAATTATAATATTATCAAATCTGTTTAAAATTGTGCATTAATGCTAGTAGATGAATGATGCATCCTTTCTTTGATGAATCAAAGAATGGGAATATTTTTAATGAACATTGAACCAGCTATCTTGTCTGCTTCAAAAGAATCAAAGTTTACATTAACAAGGATGAGACACCGAACACTTTGTCGGGTAACTAACATTATAAAGTCGATGAAATCACCGCGTGCACGGGCCCGTTCAGAGGTTCCCTGTCCCCGCGCGGGGAACCTCTGACATATAATCCTCTTCGTCTGATGATAATACACATTCCAACATATCATTTAATTCGTCAGGGATATTTGCAATTTTCTCCGATATAGTATCAATTTCCTCAGATATATTAGTATATAATGCAGTCAAATGATTTGTAAATGAATATCGTTTGTGTTCTAATATATTAGCAATTTGTTCTTCATCATCCATTTTCTTAAGATTTTTTTTGAAAGCATTGGATATAATTTTTAAAGTTGAAATGGATGAAGTGTTAAACGTAGGATCGTTTTCGGGTAACATACTTACCAAATTAAATGTAAATTCAATTGGTTTTTTAGTGAATTTTTTAATTCCTACATTAATAGTTGGGTTAATATATTCTTGTTGTTGTTCTAATCTATCAGCAATTCGATATTTAACGTCCTGGTATAATTTACCATCTTTATATTCCAATGTACCTAGGTCTTTATTGGTTACAGTACTAAATTGCGATTCAATTATTTCAAATACGTCAATAGATACTGTAATTATGCTATCGCTAATTACTTTTTCTGTATCGTCTAAGGCCGACATAAATTTAATATATTTATCCGTTTCCTTTGAACTGTGACTATTAATAAAATGTATAATATTTTGTCCAAGTACATTTTCCCTTGTGAGTGGCGATTTATACAAAATTATGTCACCCATTTTAACTGTTGCTTTAAATAGTCTTTTAACCTTTTTAAATTTCTTAATATTATATGTAATTAATACACTGAATTTACCTGAAGGAATACACACTGTATTATTTTCTGATCTATATAATGTACGTAAGTCAGAGGACCATATACTTACATTGAAAATACCATTGTCAATTCCACTAACCATTAAATAACTTTCACAATTACATCCATTGTTACGTATGGATAATTTTTTAGAGTATTTACCTGATAGACCATAATTTTTAACACATACTTCACAATATGTACGTTCATGTCCTGCATATCCTGTTGGGATAAACCAATCTTGTACTAATTTAAAATCATGTATTAGTCCAGGACATACTGGAACGTCGGTTTTTTTGGGAAGATTAGACGACTCAGGGGTCTGTAAAATTCGACTTACTGTAGTTTGATGTACTTGTAAATCACCTACAAGCTCTGCTATATTAAGAGGTATATATGACATCTATTAATATACATATTCTATTCAATTTTTAAAATTGAATTGTGTAAATATTACATTCAAATGAATTCAAAAATAAAATATTTATTAGACAATAATCCATTATGGAAATATCCAAATGAAAAATATTTAAATTATATTACACCCTATAGTATAGCTAATATAATTATTAATGAGGCAGTACCTTATTTTAATTTAGATGATAAAGTTGTATGGGATATGTTTGCTGGTATTGGAACAGATTCCATTAGATTATCAGCAAGGACAGGTAAGGTTATATGTAGTGAGATTGATACCAAAACATATAAATGTTTTGTAGATAATATAAAAGGATTTAATATTAATAACATTATTAGTTATAATGAGGATTGTAGTATAGCAGAACATAAAGTCGATATAGTGTATTTTGATCCACCATGGGGTTCAGAATTTGTTTCAGGAAAAGAATTTAGTTTCGATTCTGTGGAGTTAAGTGAATGTACGGTAACTGAGCTTATGGCTAAAATGTATAGTATGTATCCAATGATTATTAAAGCACCTTATTTATGTAATACTGTTGAGAAAGTCGTAAATGAATATGATATCATGCGCATATTTACTTTTAGTCAACAGAAAGTAAAATTTTATTTTACTAAAAAAAAAACGATCCAATAAAATAATTTTAATGAGCAAACGAACAGACTATATAAGTTGGCCAGAGTATTTTATTGAACTTGCTAAATTAACAGCAAAAAGGTCAAAGGATCCATCAACACAAGTAGGTGCATGTATAATTGATAATAAAAACAGAATTGTTGGAGTTGGTTATAACGGATTTCCACGAGGATGCTCGGATAATGAATATTCATGGAATAGAACAGGGGAAGAAAATAAATATATGTATGTTATTCATGCAGAAATAAATGCAATTCATAACAAAATAAATATGGAGTTGGATGGATGTACATTATATGTTACACATCATCCATGTAATGAATGTTCTAAGTCGATTATTCAGGCCGGTATAAAGAATGTTGTATATTTAAATGAATTATCGTCAGATTACAACAAAAGTATTGCAGCAACCAAAAAAATGTTTAAAAGCTCCGACGTCACTCTAACTAAATATACTGAATAAATATACTGAATAAATATACTGAATAAATATACTGAATAAATATACTGAATAAATATACTGAATAAATATACTGAATAAATATACTGAGATAAATATACTTTGTTACAAAGTATATTTATCTCAGTATTACAAAGTAATTAAATACTATATAATTTATTTTCATCAAATAAATTATTATTATTATTCTGTTTCTTCTGCCTCCTCTGGGTCTTTTACTTCCTCTTCCTCATCAGAAGAAACCTTTGTTGCCTTTGTAGCTTTTGTAGCTTTTGTAGCTTTTGTAGCTTTTGTTGCCTTTGTAGCTTTTGTTGCTTTTTTAGTTGGTTTCCGTGCCTTAACAGATACTTTCTTGACTGGTTCTTCATCTTCTTCAACAGCTTCAACATCATCAACATCTGGCTCATCTGGCTTCTCTTCTGCTTCCTTTTGCTTTAGGACTTCTTCTTTGAGTTTCATACCATCATACCATGTTTTAAGAATAACACGGTGTTCATCTGTAACATATCCCCACCAGATAACTGAGGTGATATTCATCGCATGATTTTCTTTAGTTTCCTTATTTTCATAAAGTTCGTGATTTTTCATGAAACGAATGATTTCATCAATTGTTTCTGCTTCCATATCATTGAAACTATTAATGATATCCTGGTCACCAATAATACGATCAAGCATGGTTTGTTGTTTTTCCTTATTGTTTGGACGTTGACTGCGTTTTACAATACCCTCCAAATCAAATTTAAATACGTGTCCAGTATCCAAGGGACCAAGAGAGTCTCCTTCAGACTTTTTGGTGCAATATTTTTGGAAATGAGCATAGTAGTTGGCACTGCTAGATTTTTTAGCCTTTTTGTTTGCTGTTTTCTTTTTAGCAAGAGTATTAACGACGGGTTTAATATAATCGAATACTGTCGAATTCATTTTTTCCCACATATCAGATGTTTCTTTAGCTGTTCCAATAGAAAAATTAAATTCTTCTGAAATATCGGTAAAGGCGTTTGCAATTGCTGATTTTAGTTTTGTATCCATATTAATTAAGTGTCTTTTTAGCAGCGGAGGAGAGGAGCGTCAAATCAAATTTTTGATCATAAAATGTCCCAATCATAATAATCATAGACAAATCCTTGTTCTTTAAACCAGTTAGTGAATAGCTCTCTAAGATAATAATAGTTTGGTTTTTCCTTGAATTTAAGTGATCTTACATATGTAAGATATGGAGTAATAGGAAAAGGGACTCCTGTACATAGTTCCGCTATAGATGTATCTTCTTTCTTTTGTCCAATTAATTTATATTTTTCTGCTTTTATATTTGATTTTAATCCTTGCCACGGTAGTTCTCCTTTGGCAAAATATACAAGTAAATACCCTAATGATTCAAGGTCATCACGTCTAGATGACTCAATTCCTTTATGACAGTTAATACTACAATATCTAGCAGTACCTACGAGATTTTTTCCAATTATTTCCTTTATATGTGCTTTTATCTTATATTTTTTTGCAAGTCCTAAATCAATTAGATACACATTACGATTATTGTTACCAAATCCCATTAGAAAATTTTCTGGTTTAATATCTCTGTGGATATATCCACAACGATGCAAACTGGCTAACTGATCTAACATTTGTATTCCTAGCATTATTGTTGTTTTCGGATTAAACCTACCATGACAATGATAATTAAAGTAAAATTCTAATGAATTTCCCAAATATTCCATTACCATAACTGAATATTTATCATATATACCAAACCAATGTATATATGGCAATCTTGGTTTAGCAGGAGATTCTAAAGCTTTTATATCGCTATAAATTTCATATTCATGCTTTAATATGTGTTTCTTATCAAGATGCTCTCTTTTAACAGCAATTATTGTACCTGTATGTTTATCTTTACCAAGGTAAACATCTCCAAAAGAACCTTGACCTATTTTTTTAACTAATGAATATTGTTTATTAATAATAAATTCATTATTGTTCATTAATGTTAAAAATGATTAATTTAGATAATTACAGACGTATGGAAGATTTAGAACAACTAGATACTTTAGTTAAGAGTCATGCAAAAAAAGCTGGTATTTCTCAGAAAGATGCAGTAAAAGCCCTTAAAAAGCTAAAAAAAGGTGGAATGATGGGTCAAATAGCACCACAATTACAAGAGAGTTTTATGAAAATGGATCCAACAATGACACCTAGAGATAAACTAAGACAAAAACTAAATAGTGCCCGTACTAAAAGAACCTCTAAAAATACAAAGTCTCATAATTATGAAAAACAAAAGGAAGAAGCAGAAGAACGTAAGATAATTGAAGAACAAAAGAAGCAAGACGAAGAACAAAAAAAGAAACGTACTATCCGTAATCATAAGAAACGTATCAAGGAACTCAAAAAAAAATTAGGTGTCGTATCAGAGGATTTATATTTCGATTGTCTACATATTCTATCCCTTAATACAGACAAAAAATTAACAATTGGAGAAAAGAATAGATGTAATAATATTATTGAGTTATATTCACAACAAAATAAATTTAGTAATCAGATTAATATGGATGATGATTTGGATGACTTGTTAAATTAAAACTTAAAAACTTAAAAACCTTAAAAAAGTTAAAAAACTTAAAAACTTTGTAATAATTATTAACAAAGTTTTTAGATGTATAAAAATTGTAATACCCTCTTCTAATTTTAAAGTTATCATTATTTTAATTTAATACAGTAGCTCTACTCGTTTTCATTTTCATCTTCATCTTCGTATACGTCTTCGTATTCTAGGCCTGAAATAGAAGCTCTATATTCCCATTGTTTTTTTCTCTGTCATTCATTCTATTCCAAGAACCGATAATAGCCAAATACATATATTTTTTATTTTTCTCTGGAGAAACATTACGCTTTATATTTATACTAAATAAATCTTTCCCAGAGATATATCGAGATGAGTGTGGTGCCAACATAACCGTATTAGGAGTCTCTGTATTTAATACGTTTGCCTTTTTTTTATCTTTTCCTTTATATTTATCCAATTGGTCAAATATATACAATTGGTATCCAGTTTTCATGATTTGTATGTGTCTATCTGTGTTCCTTAGAGTTATGCATTAAAAAGTTATAATGTTCTATTTTATTTTATCGATAAACCCATTATATAATGTATAGTTTCAAATGTATTTTATCAGTTTCACTTATTCAGGTAAGATAATATCAAGAGATTTAAGCTTTAATAAGAGCATAAAATAGAAAGTTTGTTACTCTGTCAGATATTAATATTGTTCCTGTTAAAGAATTTGTAATCTTTTTAATCAATTCCATTTTCATGTTAGAGACGGACATCAGTAATGTCGTAGTAGGTCATCGAAGCTCAAAAACAAAAATGTTCAAGTTAAAGCGGTAGCCTTTATAGTATTATGTACAGGTATAAATATATTATTATTTTTCCATTATGTTAACAATTATAGACTGTGCAAGGGCAATTAATTGCAATGAAGGAATTCCGTTTTCAGTAACGATAGATGTAAAATTCTTCCATTCTTTTGTATATGGAAGCATATATTGAACATGTGGAAATTCATAAGGGTAGGAAATAGTTGGTGTTATACGGATCCTCCAACCCCACATAGTTACATCATAAATGCGCTCCCCTATAATTCCTTCCTTGAAAATAGTTAAAGTACCCTCAAAATTCCCTTTAATATAACGCTTCATTTCATATTCTAGTCTTTTTTCTGCTATATTATCAATATGCGTTTCATATGCAAGCGTCTCAATAGGCGTCTCATCGACATGCGTATCAACAGTACGCGTATCAACCGTAGACGTATCAACCGTAAGCATCTCATATACATTTTGTGTTTCAGTAGTAGACATTAATGATCAATTGTGAATCATTTTTCCTACTATATTTTGACAATTGATTAAGGCATTTGGATATGTTTACATAAAAAAAATGATAGTAGATTTACACTATATGGATGGAACACTTCATGTTATTACAGGACCAATGTATAGTGGGAAAACAAGTGAATTATTACGGTTATACAATCGTGAACTCGTTGCGCGACGTAAATGTATATTAGTCAAGAATTCAATAGATAACAGATATTGTAATGATAAGGTTGCAACACACCAGGATATACATGGACAACGAGTTGTACATTCTGCTCATAAATACTCTACTATCAGTGAATTAATGGATAATGATTTAACAGATGTAAAAACTATATTTATTGACGAAATCCAATTTTTTCCGGATAATACACAATGCATTGATTTATTAGACAAAGGTATTAATGTTGTGGTATCTGGGCTTAACGGTGACACAAATCAAAAAATGTTCGCAGGAATGAGTATATTATTTTCTAACGCATATGATATAAAAATGTTAACAGCTATATGTGATAAGTGTAAGATTCGTGATGCGCCATACACTGTTAAATTAAGTGACAACAAAGATATGATTGATGTAGGTGGGAAGGATAAATATGCATCATCTTGTAGAAAATGTTTAAATGTTTAAATGTTTAAATGTTTAAATGTTTAAATGTTTAAATGTTTAAATGTTTAAATGTTTAAATGTTTAAATGTTTAAATGTTTAAATGTTTAAATGTTTAAATGTTTAAATTATATTATCATATACATTAATGAGTTATTATCTACCGTCAAATATTACTATAGTAAATGATAAAGTAAATGATGAAGTATATAAATTTAATGATAATAGTCCATTAGATCATGATTGGTATTTTAAAATTAGTATATCTTCAGTAATATGTTGTGACGAATATGGAGAACTTGATAATCATGGATTGTCAGGTTCAGATATAATGAAACTGAAAACGTTATATGGAAGACTTTGTGTCAGTAAATCAACAGGAGCTGTTATTCTAGCTAAAATACCTTCAGTAAATAAAAATAGTATATTATGGACAATAGCAAGAAAACCGTATTCTACTTTTATTTCATATATTGAAGGAGGGGTTGACAAAGAATCAAAATTACTACTACTATATAATATATTTATAGATCCTAAAACAAATAAGGATGATGTATTCAATAAATTCAAAGATTTATACGGACAAAAGTTAAAGCATTATCAACAGTTTCTTGATTTAAATTTTAACTAGTTTATCTGCAACTACAAGAGGTAATGATTTCGCTAATAATTTTCTTCCATTTTCTTTGAAAGTCTCTAAACATTTACATGCATGTGTTTCCGGATGCCTATGCAATCCACAGTAAATGTTTTCACATTTGCATTTTCCTATGATAGATGCTGTCACAGTTAATGACTTATTACATACATTGCATATTGATTTTTTTTTACGCATCTAATTATATAAAATAAATTATTATATTCATTTTTTTTACTCATAAATAAAAATGAACATCTAATTTAATTAATGACACATGACAACACATTTACATTCGTGTTTGGTAACTGCAATAAATTTAATGTAAAGATATCATTAGATGAGACGGTATTATGTTTATATAGAATAGCTAGTAATGTAGTTAGAAAACCGATACTTCATCTATCATGCTCTGGATATATATTGGGTGATGAAGTTGACTCTATGGAACAACCATTAGCAGAAAGTTCTATATTTTTAGTACCGAATCCCATTATAAATATAGTATATCTACACCCTGATGTAAAATACTCAAATACAGATATAATATCATCATGTATATATAAATTAGTACTTAAAAAACAGAGTAATTCAATAAATCGTACAAACTCTATATCAAACGCTATTGATATTTTCAGGGCTAATGGTATTAGTATTCATGGATTAAATGAAATAAATGTAGATAATATAAGAAACTTACAAAGCGTAACAGTTACAATACCAGAAGAGGAATATTCCCGATATATAACTATTATTAATAATCCAGATGATAGTGAAATATGTGGTATATGTCATGACAATTATAATAATTTGAGCACAGTCCATCAATTAGAATGTGGTCATAATTTTCATGATATCTGTATTAGTACTGAATTATTAACTAGTTCTGTTCAATGTCCCATGTGCTCTTATGATGTGCGCGGTCCCGTTTAGATTTACTATTATCATATTGTTTTTTCATAAGAAATGTAACAATTACTATAATAACTAAGGGTAATAAGAATGATAACACAATTTCATAGAATGTAATACCGTTAAACCATATTACTGTGTTCATATTTGATATTCTAGATAGAAGACCTGTTTTACGAATATAATCATTTACTAAACTTACTGCCATATATTTATACCGTATTAAAAATGAACGATGATTTGTTTTGAATGAACGATACTATTGAAGAATTACTTAATGCTGTTGAATATTACAAAACAAAACTAAAAGAATCCACCTATAAAGATTTATTAGGCGTATTACAGGAACAACATGGATTAACCATGGAGGGAATGGAGTCTGATAAACTTTCTAAGGAACAACAAATAAGAGATGATGAACTTGTTGCTCAAGAATTTGTCAATCAGCAACGGGGTAATCTAAAGGATATTACTTTATTTAATAGTGTTGTACAACAAGACATGAAACCTACAAAAATTGGTAATATTATATTTTATTCAGTACAGATTATTGAATATAATACCAATATTTTATATCATCGTGTAAGAAATGATGGAGTAGATACAATTAGAGACCCAGACACTGGTGTTTTTGTAGTAATACATGGTAAACAAAGTATATCAATATTAGAACATTATGGATATAGTTTTGATATATTTTCTGATATGATACCAATATAAATATTCATTTATACTAATAGTATAAATGAAAATAGTATTAATTTTATTGTGTTTATTTACTTTGTATTTATTTACTACATGTTTTTTGCCGTATCATGTTAACAATCAAAATCTAAAACATTTAAAATCATTCCGTTGTAATCCAGAACTGTATAACATAATTAAAAAAGTAAAGAATAATTATAGTAGTTCAGAAACCATACGAATTGAAACTAGCAAGAAAATAACAAAAGATAATACTATAATTTGGGACAGATATGTTGTATTTATATTACTATCCGAATGGCACAATTATACTGAAGCGGAACAAATATATATTTTAGATACTGTTGGATTTAAGTTAAAACATATAAAGAAGATCCTATCTGACAATAAACACAATATTAAACCGGACACCGATATTATAATAGGAAGAGAAAACACCAAGGGTAAAATCTATTTAGACTTTGACGGCAAATTAGTTTGCTATGAATCTAATACTCTAATAAATCGACCAACTAAAACCTATGAGAAATCTGATGAAAATAACGATATATTGACGGTTCGTGATGCTAACCGAGATATTATAGGAAAACATTATCGGTTAAATGGCAAGAATAATATTTATTGGCGTTCAGAAGTAAAGAGCGGAACCTCATATTATTTTAGACCAGGTAACATGGTTAGTATAATGTCAAATATTATTGATATGTTCAAAATACTGAGGTCGTATATATGCGTTTAAATGTAACTTTTAGTATCATGTATAATGTTATACATGACAGACTTAACAAGTGAACACATAGATATAATGTTACTTGTAACAAAATTATATGGATTTAAGGGATTAGCCGATTACGAAACAGAAGTCTCGTCTGCATCAGTTAAAGATATCCCTAATTTTTTCGCAAGTATTGAGGGATATTTAGGACGCATAGAAGCATTATTCCCATCACATGACGTTAGTGTAAAACGTTTACATGGTACCATTAATAATGTTACTATTGCTATGAATATATTGCGATCAATGTTGACATACTGTGGTATTCCATGGAGAACCAGACGTAAAAATAATACTATAACAATTAAACTAGTTGACTATAATACTCATATGGTTACAATGACAAACTTGATGGCTGTAAATAATTCATATGAGAGCCAACGTACAGTAGAAAGAATAAAATTAGAATATGTCAGTTGGTCTACTAATTTTTATGAAAAGGAAGAGGACCGTCGATATCAAATTACATATAAGATTCCAAAGTGGCATGACAAAACAATGGTAGGTATTACTATGAATCATAGTGCTAAAAAGATGTTGATGTGTGGTGACACATATGTATGGGCACCCCCGAGTATTAACCTCTTACCTGAAACAATGAAATGGTTACCGGCACTTAAATATCATGATTACACGATCGTTTTGTATGACCTTAAGGATCTAGATTTAGAACCAATTATAATAGGACAATGTTTTGTAGATAATTCAGATGAACCACATACTGCTATGTTAATATGTAATACTGGTGGATGTGGCCCTGATTGTAAAACTAAAGGAAAACCAAACTATTTTTCTGTATTAGATGGTATGGGTACTTTACGTTTTCATTGTAATAAATGCCCAAACAAATACATAATAGAAAAAGAAACACCCGGTACACACGGGTATATTGAATATAGTAATAATAAACGTATACAGAACTTATTTTCGTTTAATACTAAGGTAAATTTTAAAATAAAATCGGATAATACACTTATAGTCACAGAGACTACATGTAATTTTAGTGATACAGTGTGTTTCCCAGAAACACATAATATACATAGTAAGGACGGATGGTATCACTTGGAATCTGATAAACATATAAATATTACGCCAGATACATTTCCTGTGAAATACGAAATAGAAATTGACTCTGTGACTGCAGTGGAAAAATAAATTTTCGATAAAAAATGATGATGTTTAAATAGTTAATGTTACAGGAAAGACATGTTAAAACCATAATGGATCATATAAAATCTAATGGGTCCAATAAATATAGTGTTATATTTATTGTTGGAGGCTATTCTACTATTTTACAAGAACTTAAAAATCATTTAAATTGTGTCGCGCAACCAGAATCCTTATGTTGCAATTATAATGATATAATAAGTTACAGAGACAGGGGCGGGACGATAAGAGAATTAAGAACAGATTGGCCTATATGTGATGTATCAACTATCACATATGAACCGTATGGTGATCATGCACAGAAGATTTTAAGCGTGTGCGCCTTAGGTAGTATATTTAACAGTACTGAAACGATTATGCATAGGGCTATACATAAACCGTTCAAAGAAGCATCTCCATGCAATATTATACGTATATTATACCCTTACGACTATGAAGTGTTTCAATAGGCACAACTAAGTGCAAAGAGGCGTTCATCAAACAAACCGGACATTGTCATTCATCTATGTAAACAGTACGGTAAATATAATTACAAATCGGAATTATTAGAAGAAATAATCACTGTTGGCATGATGCCACCTGTAACAAAATGGCCACTTATGGTTCATGGTGATACACAGTCAACATCCAGGTATGTACCCCCCTTACGAGGAAATGTATTCATGGGAAGAAGTAAAAGATTTCTTAAAAGAAACTGACAATAAAGAGAAATGTGGAACACGATATATACAAGAGTTTATAATGGACGATGATAAACTGTCTTCTTTTACAAAAACAATATACTATTGTTTATTCAATTATATAGAAAACGATGGTTGGTTTACAGAAAATATATTAACACATATATTTGCTTCAAGAGCTAATGCTGTTAATTATTTAAAAAGATATTATGATACAGATAGTTCATCCGAAAAGGAACCTTTTTAAGAGCATAATATCGGAATATATAATGGATGATGATGTTTTAATAACAACAAGACAGGATTATAGTCCATGGCTTTTAAAACATAGTTGCTGTAATAGTCATAATAAATCCAATAGGATGTTCAATGATACACATTATATACGAGATATAAAAATTCATCATGGAGATATTGAATTATATAAATATCCTATGAATGATGAACCAAATAAGTTTATGGAAAAAATAATTAAACAATATAAAGATGATGGATGTATTATTAATACATCATTTGCAGAAGTAAACCCACTAAATACCTCTTTTCGAAGCTGTTACACTGTTGATGATAATACATTTGGATGTAGTACAGAATATGGACATTTAAAGGAAATTGTCTACGATATTTTTGGTAAACAAGAATTTATATCACATATATGTATAGGTGTTTATCCGTTTAACGAAAACCAACGGTTCCCCTTCTGTATTAACAGAAATAAGAAAAAATGTGTATATTTAGCAAAGACCACTGATTATTATTGGGTAATTGAATCAGATATTTAGTTCCAAGAACATTTCTTTCTTTCTTTGACTGTTAATGACAAGAGTTTATTGTAAATTAAAAAGGTAATAATTTGTTATTGAGTTAGTGTCTTATAATGGACAGACTGATTAAATAGGTTGTACATGATGGTATCAAAGAGATATACTTAGTACTTCTCTATGTAAAATATGGTTAAGTGTTTTTACTTAGAAATGTCAAGAAAATCCTTCGATCTTGTGTCCCAAACAAGAACAATATACTTACAGGCATCTTCGTTTGCACATACTGCTGTCATTGGCTTTATAAAATCTGTACATACTACGGTACATCCGTAAAGAGGACTTTCTATAGGAAGTGTACGTAAGAATAAGTTAACAATTTCAACAACGGAAGGGTCATCCGTAGTAGGGGGCTCAAGAAGGGTAATAAGTCTGGTACTATCATCAGTAGGACCATCAGCTTCCCAATAATACTCATCCCGTAGATGTTGATGTACACCCCTTGATGGACGTTGCGCTACATAACAAGCTGTAAATACACAGTAATATGACTCTCTGTTCCGCGCTGCACGAATGGCTTCCCCATCTGGGGCAGTACTCTTGTTAATTAAGCCTATAATATGTTCAGCAAATTGTGAACGCTCTTCCTTATGACGATCCGCAATTGGCTTTTCAATGGCTTGCAAATAAATTTCTGCAAGTGACTGTATTGGTTGTGTGTGTGAAGACATGACTACGAGAACTCTTGTATGGCCCCTGGCCAAGCAGAACCCAGGTCACTTTTTTATACAGGATGTCAATAGAGATGAATAGAAAAAACTAAAAAGCATCGCAAAATAGTTTCACGTCTAACAGTCACTTGGACCAATTATAAAAATTAAGAATGACGAGATATTGAATATGTTATTTATGTAAGGCAAAGGATAAAGACATATAATTGTATTAGTATTTCATTAGAGATTGTATTCAATTGCATATTCTGTTTCTTCATCATTTAGGTCTTCGTCATTCTTAATTTTATCCATAATAGCCTTTTTCATCTTCTTTTTCTCCTTTGCATTAAGTTTCTTTTTAATAACGACCTTATTTCCATTGCTGTCTACCATCTCTTCAACTGCTTTAAACTCAATGGATTGATCCGCTAGTTTATTCATCCATTCAATATCCCCTTCAGTGTTAAGAACACCCTTTTCGAGTACCCATCTTTCTGGACATAATTGTCTACAGAAAGAATCATTGTGTGTAATCATAATTACACCACCTTCATACACTTCGATGGCGGAGGCGAGTGCTCCTAGAGACTCTCTATCAAGATAATTTGTCGGTTCATCAAGAATAAGGATATGTGGTTGATCCCACATTGCCGCAGCAAGAAGAATAGGAAGAACTTGATGAACAAAATATGCTTCATATTCCTAGAAGTTTTGAGCAAATAGAACGGTATAAAGTGCTTCTAGGGCGGCAATTTTTGGTGCAATAGGTGCTTTTTTATCCACATCCATCAAAACTGGAAAAAGGGATGAAAAATCATTACTAGTTGTTGATTTAGCGAGCATCAGTACTCCTCTTTGGGTCTTAAATTTTTTTATTAATACACTTTTGTCACCGTAAAAAAGATCACTGATTTGACAGTAATGACATTCGCACAAACTGATATAATGAATGCATGTAATAATATGGACCGAATATTATACGCATAATACTCTCTAATACAGGCTATATTGAAGTGGGGTCTCTTGCTTTTTCTAGTAAAACCCATTTAGCTATGGTTTTAGATTATTTTAATCTTATCGATGTTCGGATACAAAAAATAATTGGTTCAGAAGCTAGACAAAACATAACGACCAATGAACTAATTGAAAGAGTTTTTCATCTCAATGAATATACGTGCGGGACACAAATAATATTATCATTAAGGGTAAGTCGTGGATGAAGGGAAACAATGCAATTATGTATTATGGAGAAGGATGTGCAGGTATTGAGGCTTGGACATTAGATAAGCGTTTGCAGAGGATTTTTGAACCAATTAAAATAATGAATTTACTTCATCGATTCTATGGTCCTGCCCTTATAATAAGGGACAGTACAGGAACAATAATATTAAAAAGATTCTTTAATAAAGAAAATCATACAACAAATATGAATTTATGTTATACAGATATGTATTTAGATTTGCATTTGCATATGTATCATAAATTTCGTGTATTACTAGTAGTATATGCAGAAGTTCATTATAATAGAAATCTACTTCACAATACTAAAGGACCAGCAAGAATTTTTATAAATGAACGTGGAATTATAATAAATGAAGGATGGTTTATAAATGGACAATGGTATCGTGACATTGAACCAGCTCCACCACGAGGTCATCTGATTGTTTAACACAAATATGGTATACACATGGTAAACTAATCGGTCGTTCAAGAAAGGCTGCAACAATACGCAACACTAATTTGAATAAAGATGTAAATGAAAGATTACAGCAATCATTCTTAGGGAAAAGAGAACTTAATGGTGGTATGAATGTTCCTGAATTATTACAAATTGCTAAATCATTTGGATTTAAGGGTAAAATTAAAATAATGTTTTTAGTTCCATGAGCCTTGTGTAATCTGTCTGGTTATCTCTCCTTCTACATCAGGGGATTTCCATCCCTTTGGTTTTATTATTTTTCCATCAGATTCACGATGTTTAAATTTACCGGTCACAGGGTCTCTTTTTGCCATATTTGCTGCATGAACAATATCAAATATCGATGATAAATTTACACCATGTTTAGCAGCCATATTTAAACTATAATACCAGCTATCAACAAGAGCATCATTTTGTGCAGCGATAAGGTCCGTAGTTGTTTTATATGTATCTTTTAAGTTAGTACAACGGTCACGGGTTATTAAAGCCTCGTCCAATAATGCATCGCGTTCCTCTTCTGACTCTGTAACTGTGCAAGCTAGCTCACACATTTCACTGAATACCATACGAATAATAAATAATACATTTTCTTTGGACATTTCGGATGGTACATCAGGACATAGTTTACGGTTTGCTCCCTCTGTGAATTCCTTTACTTCTTCAGCGTTAGTAATATTGATACTCATATATACTTATTTTTTAATCAATTTTGATATATAAGTATATTAATGACATCAAATATTAAACTATGTTTAGATAAAAGTACTAATACTTTAACCCTGTCTCTTGTGCCTATAGTAATTAGTTTAAAGGTTAAATTTAACTTCCAAACAGTTGGTCTCGTTAGATTGTATCCCATTGATTATCAAATCGATTGTAATGATATTCTTTTTTCCTGTTAGTTTATGTAATAATGATAACATCCATCATTTGTTTTATACCTTTTAGGGTTATGCATCTGTTGCAGCGAGGTAAAAAGCATTTTTGTAATGGACCATAATTCTATGTAGCCTTATCCTGGACTTCAAGTATGTAAAATGGTTGTAATGTAGTGGTCATTGTACAATTCGCGGCTTTTTGTCATGGACAAATTATTTAGAGTTAAACGATGTGCCACATCCACATGAACTCGCCGCCAGCGGATTTTCAAATTTGAATGTTTTACCCATAATATCTTCTTGCCAATCTATTTTAGTGCCTAAAAGATGAAATAAACTCTCTTAACAAATTTCAACATCTAAACCGTCTTTTACGGTATACATTACAAACATTTGTTATTTTTGTAACAGGTGTAAATCTATAAGTGAATCCATTACACCCTCCACTTTTTACATCAAATAATATAGCGGTATGAGGAGTATTTTTAATTATTTTTGATAATTGTGCAACTGCCTTTGATGATACGTGAATTAAATGTTTGTTCATAGTATAACATTGTATTTTTATTTTAAATGATTTAGATTAATATAATATATGAAAGAATTAAAACTAAATAAAGCATGTGAAGGGAAAACTGCAATAAACGGTGGAATGAATATACCTGAATTGTATAAATTAGCTAAAATTAAAGGTTATACGTCCAGTAGCAAATTAAGATCTAATTTACTTGCGTATTTATGTCCTAAACCAATTAAACCAATTAAACCAATTAAACCGATTAAACCAATTAAACCAATTAAACCAATTAAACCAACAAAGATAATTAAACCAACAAAGATAATTAAATGCATTAAACCAATTAAACCAACAAAGATAATTAAATCAACAAAGATAATTAAATGCATTAAACCAATTAAACCAACAAAGATAATTAAACCAACAAAAATAGTTAAATCAGTTAAATCAGTTAAACCAACAAATATAATTAAAGCAGTTAAACCAACAAATATAATTAAATCAGTTAAATCCGTTAAACCAGCAAAGCTAACAGAACTATCGACAACATGGAAAATAAATGATAATATATCCCGTACGGAACAATTTGTTCTTAACACAAATAAATTAGCATTCTATGATATGGATGGAACTTTACTTGAACTTAACGGAGATCCTATAAAAAATGTTTTAGAACATATGAAAGCTCATATGAAAGATTGTACAGTTGTTATAGTAAGTAATCAGTATGGTATATATAAAGGAAAACGTACAGAAACAGAAGTTCATAATATGCACAAAAATATATGCACTTATTTAAAGATTAATCATATGAATATGATATATTCAAAATCAAAGGATAAATATCGTAAACCAATGACAGGTATGTTTAAAACTATCATTGATCTGTTCAAATTAACAGATATAAACAAAGATAGTTTTTATTGTGGAGACGCAGTTGGTCGCAAAGGAGACCATGCTAATACAGATATATTGTTTGCTATGAATTGTGATCTAAAATTCATATCGGCACCAGATTTAAAAGATACACTATATTTAAAAGATTTATATATACCACCTCCACCTCTTAACATATCAGTAACGGAACACATATATTCCGTTATTGACAAATATAAATCGAATATACTAATAGTTATGATAGGTCCACAAGGTTCAGGTAAAAGTACATTGAGCGAGGCCATAAAATCAGAATATGCCTCTTTTATTATTTTGTCAAAAGATATACATAAAACAAAAATAAATAAAATGTATAACACTTTGATAAAAGCACATAGTAATATAATTCTAGATAACACCAATCCAGAGAAAACTACACGAGTAAAATATTTATCAGAAGCAATCGATGCAGGTTATGTAGTAATAGGAATACATATTGATATACCTAAAATATACAGTACACATATGTGTCATTATAGGGTTCAGATGGGAGGAAAGTATATTCCTCCTGTCGCACGTAACATATATTATAAAAGATTAAATATACCAGAAATATCAGAAGGTTTTACTGAAATAGAGACAGTAAAAGGAGTAATTATGAAAGATATACATGAAGAGTACTATTATAAGTATAATTTAAAAGAAAGGTAAGTTATTTCCATGTAGGATTTAATATAAGCCCATTTTCAATTACTTCTCTCGAATAATATTATGCTTATAAGTTTGTAGATTTAAGAGCATGTTCAGGTACATATTTTAAAGCTTCTTCTCGTGTACATGGTTTTCTTATTGCGTCATATATAGAGTAGTATGAATGTATCCAACATGATTTTTTAGTTTCATCAAATATCGGACTTGTATGCTGTTTATATTATTCATTAGTTGTTTACGTGGTAAATATTTACCACGTAAACAACTAATGAAAATTTTAAATCAAATAGGGGGAGGACATATAGATGATACACCATTTAAGAATATACTATATTCTGCATCTGATAAGGATGACATAACAGATGTTATAGTTAATATTGATAATCTGCCTGAAAATATATCACAGTTTAAATATATAAAGGAACTAGGTAAAAAAACGCGTGTTATGTTTCTTTAAATATCTGATAAACAATATTTATATAAAATGAAAAGATACCATAGAGGACATTGTTTTGACTTAGATAATTATAAATTATTTGTCAAGTATTTACCAACATACAGTATATATTGATAGGGTATATATAATGATGAACATATTGTAGTTAGGGATTATTATGATACCACATTAGATAAATATTTAAAAAACTCATGTAAATAAAAAAACAATTCTATGATGATATAATAGACAATGCTACAGATAGATTATTATCTAATCATGAATTATATTTAACTGAAACACAACATAGAAATATAGTATTGAATTTATCAGATCCGTCTATTTTATATTTCATAAACAGTGACATAATGGCTTATGACCCAAAAAAGTAACATAATATTTTAAAATGGTGCTAATCCACCCTGAAAACCTTCAGTCATTCCAATATTGCTCATCGTAGGAATACTACTATTCATTGTCATACTACTACCACCTAGTTGTGGTGTATTTCCAGTCAAGAAATATACAGTCATTGCTACAACGGCACTGACGTACATTATGCCTTTGAAATAGGTAGATTTATTCTTAGGATCATCAAACAATTTAGCGTCTAGGTAAATAAATATCCAAGTAACTATACCAGATATAATAGCAGAAATCCATACAGACTTATTTATCATCTTATATATATATAAATATATAAAGCTTTATAGTGTTTTGAACTTTTTCTTAAGTTTTCAATAGTGTCAGACACACTTCTATTTGTTCATGTATATCATCTCTAATTGCCATTTTATTGAAATAAATACGAAAACTATAAGAGAATACCATTTCATGTTTAATTAAGTCCTCTATAGATAGTTTAAGCAATTTTTTATTAATATCATCATAAGATGACAATCCTGTTATCAGCGCTTCTAATTCAATTTTATAACCCTTAAATGACTTTGACCAAACCAATGATTGACGGGTATGATTATATTCATATTTTATAGGAAATTGTGATACTGATAACGGATATAAATTTTCACCGATATATTCAATTGATGAGTTCTGTGATGGATCCGGTAACATGTCATTCTGTTCATTTAACGGAACATATAGTTGATAATTATTACGAAATGCAATTTCAAGTACTTTAGTTTTATTATGTTTGCCTGAAGTAATAGTATAAACTTGTTCTTTTTCATAATACTTTGTTAATATTATTGGTTGATGTTTCTTTGTTTTACTAAAATAATGTTTGTAAAATGACAACCATATATCAGAATCTATACTATTATCTATTATATTTTCGGCAAGTTTCAGTGATGGTTGGATGTATTTATTATTTAATTTGCTTGAATATATAAATTTAGCTAGTTTATATATATCATGTGTTTCTTGTGCATTCATTAAACTAAAATTAAATATCAATTTAATTTAATAAAAGACAATACTTCCATTTTCATCAATATTATATTGAATATAATATGTATCCATGTAGCAGTAATGTCTATTATATACATGGCTGGGGTTGGGATATGATGTATTATATATACTTAGATTATCACATTTAAAATCATATAATGGAAATCGTTGTTTAATATCTTTTTTATATTGTTTTAATATCTCTTTATTATAAAGATTACTATTATGTATCCAATAATGCCAATCGATTTTTAATAAATGTTTTTCTGTTGATAATGAAGCTGTGGAAGAATTTAAATTCTTTTCAATTTCATTACAATATCGTATTTTCATATCATTTAAACGTTTTTTATAGGTTTTATCTTGTTGTGTTTTAAGAGATTCTATTTTCTCTTTATATGCAGTTTTAAATGTACTTGTGCTTGAAACGCTAGTAGTACAGAAACGATATAAACAAGGAGTAATAAATTTTACTGCTGTTGAATTTAACATTAATTATTAGTATAAATCATTTATTTTATTTTATTTTATTTTATTTTATACAAATATATATGTCTAGACATTTGCAATATGGAGTAGGAAAGTGTTCATTATGTGGCTCTATGGGAGCATCTAAAAGTACATGTCCATTAAATAAAATGGCACAAAATCCCAGCTGTAAAAAACATCCAAAAGCACAACCATGTATATCCAATACATCTAGTATTGTTGTTAAACCTACAATTAAACCAATTAAACCACCAATTAAACCACCAATTAAACCACCAATTAAACAACCAATTAAACCCTTCAAACCCGTTAAACCAGTAAAACCCCTAATAGAAGACATTGATACAAAAACAGATATTATAGATGACGAGTATATTAGTGATCAACTGGAAAATATATTCGATAATATGAACTTTGTTGATCTGAGAAATACGGCTTTAACAAATAAAGCATATTTAGCACACGTTCGTAAATATATTGAAATGGTAATTTATCGTTTCAAGGAAAAAATAGGAGGTTATTGGGCCAAACATATAGTAAATAGTGATATTGAAAAAATCTATTATCTCAATGGCTATTTGAATAATAATACATCAGGTATCACTATTACTGGTAGGTTAGGTGGTTCTAAAGAACACTGGGAATGGAAGAAAAATTTAAATACCATTAAAAAAAAAGATGATGTTACTAGTTGGATATGGAGAAGTAAAATATTAAAAGGCCAACCAGCATTATATGGTCAAAAGTTCAAAAAAAAGTTCCACAGACTACATGGTCCAGCACAAGAAACCTATAGTAGCGAAGACGGTAAAATATTAAAACAAAAATGGTATATTGATAATAAACTTCATAGAGATGATGGTCCTGCAAATCTCGAATATAGTAGTACAGATGGTAGAATATTAGTACAAGAATGGTATATTAATGGTAAACTTCACCGTAAAGACGGTCCGGCAATAATACAGATAATTAATACCCCAAGAATACATGCTCAATGGGGTGTTACTACGCCTAACAGTCACGCAGAAACAATTCAACATATATGGTATAATGATAATAAGAGGCATCGAATTGGTAATCCAGCTAAAATAATTTACAAAAGTGATGGAAAAACGATGATATCACAAGATTGGTATATTAATGATAAACTTCACAGAGACGATGGCCCTGCTCAAATTACTATTAATACTAATGATGACATTGAATACATTGAACACGTGTGGTATTTTAATAATGCTGTGCATCGTACAGACGGACCAGCTAAAATGAACTACACAGGTATCGATACTATGACAAAAGTATCTGAAGTGTGGTACAATAAAGGTGTTCGACACAGAGTAAATGCTCCTGCAGAGACTCATTGGGACAAAAATGGAAATATAATACAAACCATATGGTATAAATATAATAGGATTCATCGTGATGATGGTCCTGCATATATGGTCCGTTCATACGAACCAGGTCCGGATATTTCTCATGGTATAATGGCAGAGAATTACGATGTGTGGTATGAGGAAGGAATACGACATCGAGAAGGACAACCCGCCGAAATATGGTATAACTCTAAAGGTAAAATTATTAGAGAACTGTGGAGAGATAATGATGAAAAACATCGTGAAGACGGACCTGCTGATTTATGGTATGATGATGATGGTAAAGTAATTAAGGAAATTTGGGCAATAAGTGATAATAAACATAGAATTGGTTTACCTGCCGAAATATGGACAGACCGTGTAACAGGCGTTACAACTGTAGAAGGCTGGTATATTGATGGTGTAAAACACAGGAAAAGTGGCCCTGCTTTAACACGAAGAACATACGATGGTAGATTACTAGAAATGCGTTGGATTACAGATGGTATTATAAAGGATATGCATACAAGTGAACAGATCGTTAATCCAGTAGAAGACATAGAATATTCTAAAGGTAAGCATTTTGAACAATATTACCATATGTCTCTTATGGAATGGAATGAATCAGAATATGACAAGGAATCAGAATATTACGACTCAGATTCTTCAGGTTATTAATTTAAATTTTCCATTGCCGTGAATTCATTATATTATATACAACAAATTTAATCTGTTGAATATAATTTCAAAATGTTCGATACAGATAGAATATATGGAAAAATTAAAATGTTTAAATAGAATAACAAAGTCATATATTATGTCTAGATTTAACCGTGTTAAGTTTAATGAGTATAAAAGACCATTTGGCCCATGAAAGAATCTCGTGTTATAGCAGATGACTGTGCACCACCAGATGCAACATTTAAACCATTACTTGCCTATGCATTTGGTTCATTATCAACAAAGGTGTTAATAAGTAAAACTAAATACGGTTATTTTATTAGACCCAAAGAAGTTTATCCAAAATAACAATTTGAAGAGTTTTTTTATTTTGGCGCTGGAAATTATGGGTTTGATTATAACAGGACAATATTTGTTCCATTACCTAAACTTAAAGTTTAGGTAATGATAGAGCATCTTTATTCGTCTTATATTAATCAACTTGTTCATAACCATAGTTGATAAAAAACTCTGAATAAGTATTGATTGGGAGATATTTACCATCTACATAGAAAGTTTTTTCCATGGATGTAAATCCATCATCTAGATCAATTTGAACCTTTACATTATCGTTGTTATAAATGTATATTTCGTCTTTGTCGTAACCATTAATTTGACCCTTCTCCAAGAGGTAATTTATAAATTGTTGAACAGTTGCTTCATATATACAGTTTGGATTCATGAGTGGCGGTACTATCATCTATGAACACTGCACCGATCATTTTTTAAAAATGCTTTAATATCGTAACTATACAACTAGAGACCCTTACTACATTGTTATATTAAAAGATAATATCATAACACCCGTGTTCAGTCAACCATCGTGCAATGTTTTCAAGTGTTTTATATTCAAAGTCATCGATGGTCCCGCTATGAGAGCATGAACCGTCAAATGTTCTGGATAAAATATCGATACGCTCAATCTTATTATCTCTAAGAGTTATACATTTAGCCACATCTCCTGCATGATTATCCATCTTAATAAGTCTACATATATTACAATGGCATATATATTCATATACTATTTTCCCAGCGGTAAATAACATACTATTATTATGATTACATCCTATAACACATCGATATAATGGAATGGATATATCACATACATCCTTTATAAGTTTAATTGTCTTAGGACACGAAACTAAGGATATTAATTTTTGTATGTACATAGTAGTTAACTAATGTACATGGATCAATTATTTATTTAATTCTCCTTCAAATGCTTTAAAAACTAATGATAACCATAAGTATCTCTTTGATTCCTGAAAATGACCTGCTTTGATATTTATATGACTGAACAACTTATTACGAAATTCAAAGTTATAAATAACGATGTTCCAACAATTAAGCTAGAACATACTGAAACCATGACAAGCAAAGTCAATCCATCATATCATTTAAGCCATTTTCGTCATGAAAATGACATAGAACAAACTATGTATCAAATATTATCCCCACTAATGAATTTTAACATTATGAATAATAAAAATATTACTTTAAATGAAATTAATATCCTAATTAATTCAGTAGGGCGGGGAAAATACTATTATAAAACAGAAGAAGTATGGAATAAGATATTAAACTCGTCAGAACATGTTGCATATATTAGATATGATAAACATTTGAGTGCCTTCGGTAGAATAGTCGAAGATGGTGTTATGTGTATGTTTTATGATATATGTGTTCATCCTAAATATCATTCTATTGGTATAGGTACGTTATTGATGAACAATTTAATAGATAAAATTAAAAACAAAGACTATGTGTCTATTTCCATGGAAAGATAATAAAACGGTAAATAAATTTTATGAAAAATTTGGTTTTATATCATCACTTGGAATGGAACTAATAAAGTACCAAAAACACTTACCATAACACAATCTAAGCATTTTTTTGAGACATTGAATTATGATTAAATAATAAATATTAGTTTATAAGCTCTTTTTTTTGCAATTAGGTATTAAATAACAATACTTAAAACGGTCGTACATATATGTATATATATCAATGTCATATCCTTTGGTAAGCATTATAACATGTAGTTATGAACGTTCTGAGTTCCTTCCTAACCTATGTAATATGGTTAGGGTGCAAGATTATCCACATGACAAAATAGAATGGATAATAATAGATGATGGGAAAACAAGTAACGCTAACATTTTCCCGGATGTTATGGATGGTATAAAAATCAGATATATATATTTAAAGAAAAAAATACTACTTGCAAAAAAACGAGATTATTTGAATCACCTTGCAAAGGGGGTATATTTGATAAATATGGACGATGATGATTATTATCCTCCGTGCCGTGTTAGTCATGCAGTGGAAACACTACAACGAGAAAAGACAGACTTAGTCGGGAGCAGTAAAATGTATATGTATTTTGTTAAAAATCATACTATATATCAACTCGGTCCTTATAAACCTAATCATGGAACAGCAGCTACACTTGCATACACTAAAGATTATGCATCTAAAAACCTATACTATAACCCATCTGCTAAATCTAAAGGGGAGGGAAATTTTGCAGAAGAAGGCGTATTTACAGAACGATGGAGCAAACAAATAGCTCAATTAGATCCATTTAAAACTGTATTAGCTCTAAGTCATAGTGATAATACAGTTGACAAAAACATTTTTTTAGAGAAAGAGTTTGGTCACATTGGAACAACTATTCATAAAACAGATTTTGGTTTAGACCGATTCATTAATAAACAAAAGGAGTCAAAAGTATATGATTTTTACAATAATTTAAAGTATGAATTCAAAGATAACTTATTCACTAAAAAGGTCGTTGAACAGTTGAAAATAAGTACAGATAAAAACGTTGAAGAATACAGGGAACATATGCATAAACGAATGTTTGAGGAACTACAACAAGCTAATTTATTATTATATAAACAATCTACATATGATAAATATATGAGACAAAAATTAAATAAACGAACTTGATACAACATCACTATCAAAAAAAATGATGGATATTTATTTTTAATGAGTTGTCTAGATGTTTTTAAATCAATTGTAAAAACTAAATTATCGTTTGTTAAAGGAACATCTCCGTTTGACTGGAGAGTCGCAGATTTTCGTGTAATTGCGGATAACTGTTCACCTGAGAACGCTACTTATTATCCAATTGAACAGTCGTTAGGTACAACAGCTACAAACTTACTGATAAGTGAAACAAAATACGGTTACTATGTTAAACCAACTGAACCGTATTACAAATATGAATTTGAAAAATTTTTTGGTTTTGGACGTGGAAATGCAGGATTTTATAAACAAAGAGTAATATTTGTACCTAAATAAAGTTAATTATTAGTTTTTTAGTTCATTTTTAGTATTTTATGGTACATAACTAATCCTAATAATTTAGATGTTATATCAACCGGGTCTGGATTGTCTAGACTAAGTAGTAATATGGTCTCTGCAACATCCTCTATAGACTCGAATCCAATAAATTTAGAAAGCTTTGTATTAATTATATGAGGTCTTACAAATAAATGATATATAAATACACCAACTAATGCATAGACTAAAGTTTTCATTGTATTTACAGTAAAATTTCCATTTAAAACGGCATTTGATATTATTATAATTGTTGTTTTTAATATATCCTCAGCCATAGCACTACTGATGTTCAATTTTGCTAACTGTTCCTGGAATGTATAAGTAAAGCCATTATGAGATATGACTTGATGATAGAACATTAAGGATAAAATATCATTTAACATATTTAGCTTTGTTGTAGTACCATCCTTTAGTGGCACCTGCGCAATACGTTTTAATGGAGTAGAAATTGAATATATTGACACAATACGAGATAAATCATTTGTTAATGATAATGCCTTCATTATACTTATTGAATTATATTAATGAATATATTTGGTTGTTCATTTTATTTTAAATGAACAACCAAATATATTTAATGCCGTATATTGTGCCTAGAAACAAAGAAACAAGTAAGAATGATTCCCTTAAAACATTATTTTTAAGGGAATTAGAACATAATAACTGCAAAGATACTATAGCGCCCCAGCTGGCAAAAATTATAAAACAATACATATTATGTAACAAGAGAAACAGATCTGGTAATATTGGATTTTGGTCGTTAAATTTATCTGAAGAGGCCTCTGTTGTAATGTTACATTTTACATCGGATAAAGTATTAATAAAACTTGCTAATGAATGTGGGTTTCCTAGAGGTTTTCCAATTATATGGTTTCTATCTAAATATATATATATCTATATGGTTTCCGGTCAAAATTTAGTAATGACGAAAGACAACAGGACAATACAGACGAACTCAGCATATCAAAAAAACTAGATATAATTCCAAAATTATCGGGTTTTTTAGGACAGGTTATTATATTTCCATATAATAACTTATATTATGCGATAATATGTTCAAAAAATTCAACAGGTAAAGATAACAAATATTCAACGGATGCTAACAGAATCGTTAAAAAGTGGTTAACTGAAGATCTATTAGAAACCCTTGGAAAAGACATGGTAATAATTCGGCTATATTTTTATGTAGAAAGGTGTCTAAGAATATATTTTAAGTGTATTGAGAATTTTAATATGTTCTAATTTTTGATAATATTCTTTTTTAAAAGTACCCTTATATGTCCCATTTTCCTTTAATCTTTTCAATACCATTTTAGAATTGTAAGGTAAATTGCACTCTTCATTAATCTTTGTCACATCTTCTTCAATTATTTCTAAGAATGTGTTATCGTATAATTCTTTAAGAGATGTCATGATAATATCTATCATAACATCTCTTTAGTGATTTTAATTACGAATGTTAGATATATTTTGTAATTTATACCATTCATATGTGACCTTTAAACCATTCATATGTGACCTTTAAACCTTCTTCTAAAGATAAAAGAGTATTAAATATTTCCGGGTATGTATTTTGTAACCTTTCCCAACTAACTGTTTTTTTAAAACACCCATCAGCATATTTTGTATTGAATGTCAAACTTTCCTTTTCTTTATCACCTCCTATTGTATAGGCTAAACATTTCGCCATTTCTTTTATAGTTACTTCTAAATTCGAACATATCATATGTTCAAAAGGGAAATCGTTATCATTAAGAATAGTAAGGATAATTTTAGCAAAATCAGGAGCATATAAAAATTGTCTTAATGGTTTACCTGTCCCATAGCATGAAAAATCACCTTTGTGAAATCTGTTAATTAAACCAGGAATAACATGGCTAGATTCGGGATTAAAATTATCATATGGACCATACAAATTAACAGGCGATAAACAAATATAATTCCTTCCATAGTCTTGATTGTAGTGTTTTGCTAAAGTATATAACATCCTCTTCCCGTAAGCATATCCTTCATTGGAGGGATGTGGACGTGAATAATTTACATCATCTTCAGTCATGGGAAATTTTAAGGGGTGTTGTGGGAAAATACACGAGGATAAGATAAATATACCTCTTTTAACATTGTACTTATGACATGCTTTAATAACGTTAAGATTCATTGATAAATTATCTGTTAACATTTTAGCATTTGTTTTTTGGTTTAAAAATAGACCACCAACTGCAGCAGCAAGATGAATAACTTGATCTGGATTAATATTTTTAAATAAATTATCAACACTATTATGATCAGTCAAATCACAATCTTTACGTCCTGTATGATAATAATACTCATATTTATTGTCATTCTGTAAACCAATGTTCTCACTTAAACAAGAACCCACCATACCATTACTTCCTGTAATCAAAACTTTTATTTTTTTGTCACTCATTATTTAAAAGTTTTAAATATTTTTGTGGCGAAGTTCTTTCAATGGATGACCAAACTCATGGCACACGTGTTAAAACAGAAGAGTTTGTGATAACATCTATAGGAGAGAAATTAATGCTTGATATCAATAATTGTAATAATATGGGTAGGAACCCATTAACATTCTGTGAACATCTGAATCATAAAAAACTACATCAACTATGTTTAAAATATAATATGCCGGTAACATCTATATGGTCAATAAATAATCCAAGAGTGTTTATGAATGCGTTAAAAAAACAAAGGGACACAATGACTCTTACATCATTATATAGTCTTATTAAAGACTATGATGATATTATAGATACGTATCACGGCACATGTGATCATTCTGACGTTCTTGGTGATGTATTAGAGGGATTAGTTATTTGGACTGATGATAAAATAATAAAATTAAAATTACCGGAATATACACATAGAACTTTTTGTTACCGTTCATGGATAAATAAGTTTAAACCAGCTGAATATGCCTTTCGTTCTAGTAACATTAACAATTTTATAGAGCATCTTGATACTTATTTAAAATACTGGGTGGTAACAAATGAAGGAAGAGATTATTGGAAACAGAAAATATTAATGCAACTATTAACATTAAATAATAATAATAAATTAATACCAATTTTAAATACAGACGACCTTGTAAAAAATCATATAATAATAGCCGAAACTACAGATATTGATATTAATACTGATATTGATACGGTCTATAATAATTTTATGGACTCGTTTAAGTCTTCTAAACAACTTCATATCAATATTGTTGTATTTCTGGGACCTATCGGAGTTGGTAAATCATCGCGAGCAAAACAATTATGTGAAAATAACCCTATATTCGAACATATAGATGGCGATATTCTTGGTCATTCTTTACAAGAAGTATTGCAAATGAAACAGGAACGTAATCCATATACAAAATCATGTTTAATAAAATGCATTCTAAATAAACATATTCCTGTTATTTCTACTGGTGAGGGCGCATTAACAGGTATAAATGAAACGATTGAATCAATCACAGGGTTAATACCTAAAATGCATCTTTTTTTGCCATGTGAACAACACTTATTGAATAAATTTTATAAAGAATGGGATATATCAGATATTATTACAGAACGGGTCCATAATAAAATTTGGAGCTGTCCTCCAGTAATTAAGTTATCTGATTTTATTAAACAAATTGCATCACTATCAACCAAGAATGTTAAATTTGCTACACAATTTACAAAAACATGTAATAAAGTATATACTTTTCCAATTATTACTAATTATACGACAGATATTAAATGTTTAGATTGGATACCGAAATTATCAATAACTAATACAGTTATTGATAATATAAAAATTTATTCACGACAATTAAGATTAATGACAAAGGTATTTAATTTAGATAATACATTTTATATGGGACATATTACAATATTTTTTTCAAAAACAAGAAAAAAAATCAATATTGATTGGTTTAACAATTTATTGACACTGTGCGGCGAGTATAACGGAACTAAATATAACACAGTGAATTGGGAATTTATCCATGTTCCACTAAATACCGACATAACAAGATTAGATCCTGACGCTACACATATCACTATACGTTCAGAGAAACACTATCCATATGATATGCGTAGCGCATGTAAGCAAATAAATGATAAGAAAAATACTATTATATTACCGACAAAGAAAAATTCTAATATTGATTATAAAATAGAACAAATTACATCTAAACAAGTAAAAGTATTTATGATTGATTAATTATGGGAGTTAATGGGTAAGTAACATTTTCTACAATCACCTCTATCAGTGACAGGTGTGTAGGAGACACACTTATTAGAATTAAATGCAATATTATCTAGATGTTTTCCAAACCATACACTCGTTTTACGTGATAACCCCTTATTTAGATTTTTATCTTTGGGTTCGATTCCACTAGCTTTCATTGTATCAAGTTCTTCTTTTATTATATCATTATAAATCCATTTAATAAATTTACCAATGTCTCTTATGGTAATATGCGTTTCTGACATTTCATTCAATGCTTCAACTCCTTGTATCATTCTATTTTCGGTCACTGTCGTTTCTATGAATTCAATAATATTTTTGCATTTTTCTACATCAATTGGTACAGTTGATAGTGTTTTTACTTTGGTTACTGAATGTTTTTCTCCCTTTACCTTAAATAGTAGTCTGTGTATTTTTTTATCCCATGGACTTGTAAAATGCCCTTCCCATACTATACCTTCTCCAATTCCCTCAATTCCAAAATATTTTCCTACAGGACACATGTTTTCCACTTCATTTGTTAATTCAGCAAGTTCGTTTTGAATAATGCCTAATTCTGGTTGTTTGAAAGTAATTTTTTTTACCCAAGTTCCAAATTCATAAATACTATATATTTTACTTTCATTATCTGCTTTAATCTTAATAGAACTATCAGGTAACCATCTTTTAACAGTGTCTCCATTCTTATCAAGTTCATCTTTTACATATACACATCCAAAAACTACATATATCTTTGTTTTTAATTTTGCCACTGCAACACTTGATTGTATACCATTTCCACACCATTCTCCGTATATAATCATCTGATGTTCATCAGATTCTGGAGGATAATTTGTATGAATATCTTTCATAATTAATTTAATTGCGTCACTATGTGTGTTTACATATGCAGCGAATTGATAATTATCTTTTGTCACACTAATAGTACTATTACGTGACTGGGGACACAATGATGATGTGGGGTCGAGATCCCATCTAATACCTGCATTACATCCATGTATTTTTACAGTTCCTGTAAATTCAATAGATGGTACATCTGAATCAGATGAATGTTTTAGTACCGTTGTAACTGTATTACGAAATTGTTTTATTGATGGGAATGAAGAGAACTTAGTCATTATACTAATTTTACTTTTCAATTTTTATTGTTGTAAAAATTGATTCCATTGCTGTGAGTACACATGACCCCTCGCGTAATCATTGATGGATGTAGTTATAATTATTATCGTGTTACAGCAAGTTTGGCTTGGTATAAATATAGTAATCCAGAACCACCGACACTACAAAATACTGACTTTTTAACATCGTTAATGAGTCAATATCATAAACATATTAATAAAATTAGTAAAATAACAGGTGTATTACCAAACAATATGACGATTGTTAGAGATTGTCCCATAGAAAAAATATGGCGTCGTAAACATTATCCAAAGTATAAACAAAAAAGGTTGAACCGTTCTGGTATATCAAATAATGTAGGGATGTTTATAAAACATATTAATAAACATTTGAATATGTATCAAAAAGTAATACGTATTGATGAAGCAGAAGCTGATGATGTAATCGCTATATTGGTTCGTTTCTATCTAGAAACAACGGATGATGACATTATTATTATTGCGAATGACTCGGATTATACACAGTTATTGTGTTGGGATTCCAGTCGAGTTAAAATATTTAATCCCAAAAAAATGGACTGGGTACAAAGGGACACGTATAGTCTATCTTCTAAAATTAGTAAAGGTGATTCAACGGACGAAATACCATCCGCATCAAATATTGTAGAAATATTACGAAACAAACAACTTGTTGATCTTACCTATGTTCCAAGATATATACAAGACCGTGTTTTACAATGTTTAGATTATAGTAATAACATTCCTCATTATTATAAACCGTTAAACTTTCAGTTAGGTTTATGTTGTATGCATACAGTTCTATGTGCATATACACCTAAAGTATTTTGTTCAAGGACTGCTATAATTCAAACAATTGAAAAAACAGGTATCAGTTTAATCACAAGCGATAAAGCTCTTATTAAACGAGCATTATGTATTACAAAAAAGGAAAGTACTCCAATTTATTGGATTTCACCAGAATTTTATAATACTGATGAAAATATGGATATATACAATATTTTAAAAAAACATCAAAGCGAAATGAAAGAGCATTGTATGAGCATAGTACTTGATAGAGCAAGAGATAACTGCAAGGATCTTTTAAAGTTAATTAAACATGCTGCCGAAGTTGACGGAACACGTGTTATGAGAATGTCAAGTGATCTATTTCCTCATAAAAGTAATAGTAGAACTCCTGATTATTCTTTAGAACAGTTTCATGAGTTACTAGAAGAGGCTGGTAATCTGACGCGTAGGTATAAAATGCGTTTAACCTTTCATCCCGGACAATATAATGTAGTTGGAACACCACATAAAGATAAATTCCACAATACATGTTTGGATCTAGACTGGCATGCTGAAGTCTTAGATATAATGGGATGTGATCAAGATTCGACTATGGTAGTTCATGCTGGAGGGATGTATGGTGACAAAAACGCAACTATACATAGATGGGCTGAACAATTTTTTCAGTTACCGGACCGCGTACAACGTAGATTAGTTCTTGAAAATTGTGAAAAATGTTTTAATATTGAGGATTGTCTAAAAGTATCAGAGTTAATATATGAGAGTAATGGTCTTGGTATTCCTGTAGTATTTGATACTCATCACTATGACTGCTATAATATAATGCATCCAAAGGATATTATGAAACCAGCTATTGAATATATGTCTCCTGTTCTTACTACATGGAATAGGAGACATATGAAACCCTTGTTTCATATATCAGAACAACGCGAGGGGTCTAGAACTGGAGCTCATAGCGATCTTATTAAGAAAATTCCAGACTACTTATTTTCAATTAAACAGCCATTTGATTTAATGGTTGAAGCCAAATTTAAGGACTTAGCCATCAATAAACTATATACTATTTATCCTGATTTATCACCTAAAATAATCAATGATATCAAACCTATTAAACCTATCAAACCTATCAAACCTATTAAACCCATCAAACCCATCAAACCTATCAAACCTATCAAACCTATTAAAGCTATCAAACCCATCAAACCTATTAAACCCATCAAACCCATCAAACCCATCAAATCTCTGAAAAATTGAACGGTCAAAAAATATAATGGAACAACTAGAACTATTTACATTTTATAAAAAGCACTGAATAATTGGAACAGATTGTGGGTATTGTCCAGACAATGGTGCACTAATTATTCAGTGCTTTTTATAAAAGACTCAGATGTCTTGCTAAAGCATTGTGGGTATGAGTCTCTCGGGACATGGCCACCACTATATACTGCAGAAGTAGTTTATGAAGACATTAAAATAACAACATCTGATCGTAAGATATTGGATGTTGTTAACAAACATAAGCAGAGGAAGGCGATAATTGATAAAATTAGTAAAAGTAGAGGGTCTGAAGCTCATGGCTGGATTGCAACAATATGTTTACAAGAACATGCTACAACACATTATATAAAGAAAGCTTGTACAACTGGATTGCCAGGTCTTAAGGATAAACCAATCAAAACATACTCTTGTATAAAAAAACATACACATAAAAAATATGATACAGTTGTACAATATAGTATGTTTTGGCCTCAACCAGAAGTACTTCTTCAACTTTTATGGATGACCGATAAATTTAAATTTGGCGTACCTACTATTCCACATTGTCATGGAAACGACCAGCTATATTTGTTAAAATACATAATATGTACTTTGTGATTGCAAATACAAAGTACAAAGTACATATTATATATTTAATTTATGTTTACCACATGTGTAGGTCCAATATACGGGCGAAATATATCTGTAACATTAGTCCCAATAACTAATGTTATTTTAGGATGTCCCATAATAATACGTTCTATAATATCAGTACTTAGCCCATAGCAATTTAAACCATCCACAGAGTAGATTATATCTCCTTCGTTTAGTAATTTACAGGTTGTCTCAACTATATATGGGTATGTAGCATCTTCATCAGATTGTACAGAGAAGCCAAATTTACCAGTATCATTCACATTAAGTGTAATCTCGTGAATATAGTGTGTATATTTTATTGTTAAAAATAAAATAGGTGTCAATTTATTTCATTTACTTCGTCAACACATTCAAGTACATCATTTCTACTGTCATCTGTTATCATATTCCATACAAACCCACCTCGTGTCATTTGTTGAGGTTTTTTTTCTAATATTTCAAGTGCTGTTTCATTAACATATTCATATAGATCTTGTATGGTACTCTTGCTATCAATTTCAAATTTGTCTTTATTTGCATCGTACAATAATTTTGTTTTACTATTAACTTTAAATCGAGGTTTAATAGTAACTGTAAGATTTATTGTACTATCTTTATTTTGTGCTAAATGTGTAATGAATCGGGTGTATGGAGTAGACCTTTTGGTTTTACTCCCTGTTAATTCATACAATTTAAGTATTTCTAATACTATAGAAGTCTTCATATTTTTTACATTATCAGTTCCATCATCATCAATAGTTCCTTCTTTCACGTCATATTGATCTAATACACTAGTAATTATATCATATACTGTATCATGTTCAAATTTAGCCATTGATAGTATAATCCATCAATATATTAAAACTAGATAATTTCATTTTTTAAAGACACTAATTTAAATTAATACATAATAAAAAAAAAATTGATCACTTCTGAGAAGTAATGTCATCAAAAGCAATTGGAATCGATCTTGGAACTACTAACAGCTGTGTAGCTGTATTTGTACAGGGTAAAGTTGAAATCTTGGCGAGTGAACAAGGAGAATATACTACTCCGTCATATGTAGGATATACGGATACTGAAAGACTAGTTGGAGCTAGCGCCAAAAATCAGGTAGCTAAAAATCCATCTAATACTATTTTTGATTCGAAAAGGTTAATTGGACGCAATTATGATGAACCTTCAGTACAATCTGATATGAAACATTGGCCTTTTAAGGTAGAAAAGGACCCATCTTCAGGTAAATGCAAAATTATTGTAGAGCATCAAGGAAAAGAAAAGAGTATGCATCCTGAAGAAGTATCTTCGATTATTCTCTCAAATATGAAAGATATTGCTGAAAAATATCTTGGTCACTCAGTCACTGATGCAGTTATTACTGTTCCTGCATACTTTAATGATTCACAACGTAAATCTACAAAAGACGCGGGTATCATTTCAGGATTGAATGTTCTGAGAATTATTAGCGAACCTACTGCCGCCGCAATGGCATATGGATTTGAGAAATGCGATACAGCTAAAAATATTCTTGTATTTGACCTGGGAGGTGGGACTTTCGATGTCTCTGTTCTTAACATTGACGACGGAGTTTTTGATGTAAAATCTACAGCAGGTGATACCCATCTGGGTGGTGAAGATTTTGATAATATTCTAGTAGACCATTTCTGTAATGATATTAAACGCAAACACAAAAAAGATATAACGGGTAATAACCGTGCATTGAGGAGATTACGTACAGCATGTGAGAAGGCTAAGAGAACATTGAGTGCGACCACACAGACAACTGTGGAGATTGATGCATTGTTTGACGGAATAGATTATACTCTTAAGCTAACACGTGCCAGATTTGAAGAGCTATGTGCTGCAATCTTTAGAAAATGTTTGGTTCCTGTAGAAAAGGCTCTACTTGATGCAGGTCTTGACAAATCTATGATTGATGATGTAGTTATGGTTGGTGGTTCGACTCGTATCCCTAAAATCCAAAGCCTTCTAAAGGCTTTTTTTAATGATAAAGAACTCAATCATAGTGTTAATCCAGACGAAGCTGTTGCATATGGAGCAGCAGTACAAGCAGCTATTCTAAGTGGGGTAGAACATACCTCTATTGAAAATAAACTAATCCTGGATGTAACTCCACTAACTCTTGGAGTTGAAGCACAAGGATGTGTAATGGCACCTCTTATTGCTCGTAATACTACAATTCCAGCAAAACAATCTGAAACGTTTACTACGGGCACAGACAATCAGAAATCAGTTCATATTAAAGTATATGAAGGAGAGCGAAAGATGACAAAAGATAATAACATGCTGGGAACTTTTATGCTAGACGAGCTTCCTGATGCAAGGGCAGGGCAACTTCAAATTGAAATTACTTATGATATTAATGCTGATGGGATTATGACTGTATCAGCAGTGGAAAAAACTTCAGGCCATAAAAATGAGATTAAAATCGAAAATGATTCGTCTAGACTAAAGCCAGAAGATATTGAGCGACTTATTAAAGAGGCGGAAGAAAATAAGGAAGCTGACCAGATTATCTATGACAAAATCCAAAGCAAAAATCAACTTGAGTCAACACTTAACTCATTCCAGGAGCAGTATGAAGGCAACGAAGAAATTCAGAAACTAACACAAGATACAAAGACATGGTTGGAGGAGAACAACGACGAAGTGGCAAGTGTATATGATGATAAAATTAAAGAAATTACAGAACAAGTAAAGACATTGGCTCCTCCTCCACCTATTCCAGATACAGTTCCAGATACAGTTCCAGATTCATCTGGACAAGAAAATGAGTCTACTATCGAGGATGTTGATTAAACATATTGATTAAACATATTGATTAAACATATTTATTAAACATATTGATTAAACATATTTATTAAACATATTTATTAAACATATTTATTAAACATATTTATTAATATTTTAATTGACTTTGTGAAATGAACCTAGAACCAATGTGGATAAGCAGTGCTGGCAAAGAAACTATAAATAAATCATACCAATATTGACTCATTGGTAAATATTTTAATAAAAAAAATGGTGCTTTCAATTGGGGAATTAATCCAATTATTATATATGTACCGGTTGCTACAACACTTGTGAAAACAGCAGAGAACATAGATACCTCTAGCTTTGTTAAATACGGTGTATTATTGTCAATGTTCTTGAGTTGAAAATTCATAAGTCCAGTGAAACTTAAATGTAACAATAGGAATAAACAACTAAGATAAATAACATGATTTGCAATTCCTATTCCATGTAACATAGCTTTCAGTGCTATGGCTTCAATTAGTATTAATGGAAATACTAATAAATCAGATATCATATAATATAAATAATATTTAAATCATCTTATTTTAGGAAAAATAAGATGATTTAAAACCTCTTAGTAAAAAACAAAGATAAATAATTTTAACAATGTTTTATTAGATAAGCTATTTACGATATTTTTATCGGATATCTAACCGTTAATTAACACATGTTTATTTTCCATTAAAATATAAGGCCCTTTCATAATTATAATTACATGACTCACATAATGCATTCAATGGATCAGTATCGCCGTATGGAATAATATTACCGCACCATGACGGTCCCATTTGTTCAGCAGTACATGTTTGCAATTTACAGTTATTACGAGGACATAAAAATAACATATGTTCACATATTTTTTTTGAGGCCATGTTTTCACAAAGTAAACTCCCTCACCATCTGCACGTTGAGGTGGGTCAATATCGTCAGGTATCCGTAATGTACATTCAGGACATACGGATATTGTTTTTGTTCCCTTATACCAATTTCCATCAACAATGAAAATACCAGTAAAATCATGACTTATGCCATCATTTAGATAATATATATTTTCTATAATTGCGAGAGTACTTATATCATCATCACATATTTTACTAAAATTATAACCAATATTATCAAAATACTTCCAGACACTTTCCAAATTTGTTTTATTTGTTTGACTTAAATTTATTAAGTCTATATGGCTCAACAAATCAAATATATTTTTAAGTAAATCTTTAATTAAATAATCACCTACAATATCCTTTCGAGTATTAATATCAATTATAATAGGTGGTTTTTTAGTGGGCTATTTTAAATCCTTTTTATAAATTTTGCGCACCCTTTGCAAACAATATTACCTTTTTTTATATTGGCAGTACTGATCCTAATAAGAGGATCCCCGCAGTTATGATAATAACAATCTGATGTTGAACAGAATTCCCAATAGTTCTGTGACTTCTTACAATGAGCACAATTTCCACGTACACAACCATATCCCTGACATCCTGCAGGGTTAATCTCATAATTATAAGGAGGTTGTTCACAACCGTAGTTATTGGGTACATCTACGACTTTTCTATTATGGATATAATAACCGTCAGTTACTGTATATTTTGTTTTTATTGTTGTCATCAATCTACTTTTATCATTGATCATTTTTACTGATATATACGTTAATATCTTGCAGAAACAAACAATATATATTTATTTCCGTCATATCCTTTAATCTCATATGATATGTTATATGAATCCATAGCCAATCTTCTAAGATCATCGGCACCTATAACATCATTTCCGTTCGTTAACACACCCATACATTCCAATTCTAATAATTTTACTCTTATACTCTCTGTAACATTACTGGATACCTCTTCTCCAATAACATTATGTATTGTGCCATCACGCTCAAAATATGCCCCATGTATCAAACTATGGTATGTAATGTAATGTTCCTCTGGATCCAAAAGTTCCATTTCACTAAGACTTTCTCCTTTCATCTTTATTAATCCATCTAATAATTTAGTAACATATACCTCGTCATCCATACCAAGTATTACCTCTAGTGCCTCTGTTACATCCTCAGAAGAATTGAATCCCATACTTAATTCGTTTATTGTATGCTCTGGGGCGGAATGATAAAACACATGTGTTATCTCTGGTTTTTGCATTCCCTGCCACATTGATAATATATTTTTCCATCTTTTTGAACTCATATCTAATCCAAGTACTTTCGGATCTGTTAAATTCATTATAATTTCAACATCTGATTTTTTTCCATATATACTGGGGAATAAAATCATTTTTTTTCAATAGCTCAAATTATGTACGATATGCAAGTCCACCTAATCCACTCATTATACGCAGAATATTATAATTTGTAGCATACACCCTTATATGTGTTGATGAACCACGAAAATTACTTGCAACTACGTTATTAGCTGCGGTAATATTATGATTTATTCCTGTAGATACAGTGATATTTAATTTAGCATCATGTAAACGTGAGAAATTGCAAGTTCCACTTGGTTGATGTTCTTCCGGGTTTATAGAAAATGAATATACATTAATTCCCGGACTACGAGGAGCACTTGTATGTCTAGCGACAGGTACATATTTATTAAAGTAAGTACCGCTTTGTGTAGAAAAACGTTGATTCCCATTAAATATTAATGTCGCTGATATACATGGATTTTCACTGCGTGTTGGTTTAGTATAACTATTAGAAGTAGCTGCCTGTAAATTACGTGAAGATGTAGAAGTAGTATATGCGGTAACAGTATCAATATCATAACTTATTTTCCCCAGATTATCAAGATCCAATATATTAGTAGTTAAATGACGGTAATTTAATGCTGACCTATCAGTATAATTACTCCATTGCACGTGTCCTCCAGACACAGCACTGGAATATTGACATACCCATACTAGTTCTTTAACAGGGTGTTCAAAAGGCAAATCAATGGAAACAGTACGTGTATTTACACTATCACCTGCTATCAATGTTGTATTACTACATTGTACTTGTTCTATTAAATATTCATGTGATATTTGTGCAAATCTTCTTCTTTCCTCAGTATCCAGTAAAATGTAATCGATCCACAAAGACGTACCTGTTAGATCGTCTAAATCATCAAATGTAGACGCTAGATATCCAGTATTATTTAAAGAATCATAATTAACATCAAAACTTGATATGAGTTCTTCTGCAGTTCTAAACTTAATAGTAATTTTAACCTCGCAATATTGCAATGCGATCAATGGTAGTGCAAGACCAATATTACGACAGAACCAAAATTGTAATGGTATATAAATAGTCCGTCCGGTTATCGGATTTTCAGATAAATCCCTATCTCTTTGCAATCCACTATTTAAACCTAATGGACCATATGGATCTTGTCCAATCATTTCCCTATAACCCTTTTGTTGTCCAACAGTTAAAGTTAATTGTGCCCAAATTTCCATCCAATCACCATATTGGCGATCAATACGCTGTCCACTCATCTCTAAGTCTATATAATGTATAAGATGATGCCCTACATCATCAGTCCACCTAACATAATAGTCTGTATTATCAGTACTTGATGTTGGTAAATCAGGTAAAGTTGTTTGAATATATGCGCCCGCAATGAGATCTCCATCTTTAGATATTATACTTGTAACACTTTTTCCAAATCCTGGAGCTGATTGAAAACTTTGTTCTGTTGATTGTATTGCAAAGTTAGTGTGTCTGCGATATATTGTTTTAAAGTAAGTTATTAATGGGTTTCCTGTCAAATAAATGTCTTGAGCTCCATAGGCTACAAGTTGCAATAATCCACCTGTCATTATACAATAACAATACATAAAATAGCATTATTGAACATTAAAATAGCATCGAATATATAACAATAATTATAGATGTTATAAGTTCAAATATCCAAACTAATATGTCTAAAGGTAACATAATTGTCATTATATATATAATGATCAAAAAAATGATGTAGGTATAATTGATAATGAGTAATCAGAAAAGATTTAATAATAAAGATAAGATGAGTATAAATGACTTCTCTTCACGTACATATACGAAACCTGTAGAAAAGGATGTATCCGTTCCACATAAACTCGGACTACGTTCACGTATGGCAAACAATCGCCCATCATCGTATGCCAGACCAAGTAATGACAGACAACGTAATGACAGACAACGACATAAGACACAACGGACTAATACATTCTTTAGTAAAAATATGACAAATACGATTGAAAAAAGTGAAGTTGTTGTACCTGATACATCTGATACCTCTCTTTTTCCTGCGATTGGATCTTCTGATAAGATTACAAATGAACAATCTAACATGACTAATGTTGGTGTATGGGCGGATGGTATCAATACCATTATAGCTGCCAAGGATTTACCAATCCCTAAAATTGTAAAAACCTATAAAAAACGTGATATTTATAGCGATGATGAATATAACTATGACGAAGACGGAGACGGTTATGAAGATTATGAAGTTTATGAAAGCCATAACGATGTTCCTGGTGAAGGTGCAGAAAAACAAGTTATTGATGATATTGATGATGAATGGTCAGAACTTTAAATATAGATACATTTTTGTTAAATGATGTTAATTAACAAACATATATATAACCTTATAGATTAAACTTATCGAATAACCTTATGTACCAATGGCTCAAATGGTATCAAATCAAACGTAACTATTTCTCCCAGAGGAAAGAATACGGTATCCACATCAAATAATTTTTTGACGCTTTTTAATATATTTATCTATAATAGTTCCAGTCTTGATACGCATTTCTTTTAACAATATATCTGTTAGTTTCTTTACTATATGTACGTCACGTTTATCATTTTTTGTTACATATATCAGTAATTTTCGTAACATTGTCACAGATTTCTTTTTATCGACAGTACTTTGAACAAATGTACCTTTTTTTTACGAAAATCAGACGCACTTGAACGGACCTCATTATTAGATTGGCTAGGTCCGGTGTTGATGGAACTGATGTCTCTTCAAGTGGCTCTGTTGGATGATTATGCCACATCGTTTCATAATCAGGAATTTCTTTGGCTTCAATAGTATTTTGGGCTCCTGCAATTAATGATATAGATTCAAATTCACCACCTAATTTATAATCCATCAAACCACCATACTCTCTGTCGAGATCAGGCAACACACTAAACATATTTTGTATATGTGTTGGTATTGTTACTGTAACATGACCATCCTTACGTACTTTAGTGACTTTAATTGTAGTAGGTAATTTGGGTTTAATGGGTTTACCTGGTAAACCAGGGAGCGCAGGTTTAGAAGATTTAGCAGATATATGATTGCATATGTCTTTAATAAGCACACTTCTTTTCATTGATTTAACGTTAATATCCGGTTTAACAGAAGATAAATACACCTTTAGTTCTGGTAAATTCATACCTCCATTTGCTTTTGTTGCACCACTACATGCTTTTTCTATTCTAATATCCATTACACTTTGTTGAAATATTTGTATAATGAATTATACAAATATTTGGATAAGGTTTGAATTGTTCTATCTAATATTTCTAACACCAAAGTTTATAAAAGCCATAACTATGTTTCTTGTCAAGGTAAAGAAGAACAAGATAATAATATTAAAGATGATGGTCAGAACTTTAATAAATAATTTTAATATAGATATATGTCTCAACGGATTTCGCAAAATGAATTACAGGACTTACGTACAGATGTGATGAACATACTCAGTAAACTAGACACTATGAAATACCGTATAAATAGTGGGGATCATAGACTATTAGTCAATAATTTTCAGTATACCATTTCAACCTTAAATAATATGTCAAATACTTTGACAGTGGAATTATCAGATCCTTATAATAGTGGTCACTTAAACTATACTCCAAGTAAATCTGCAGGTAAACATCTTAAGTATAATAAGGATGGTACCTCGAATATTATAGATGAATCTGAATTTCATACTACTGGTGACGGATGGGAAAAACAGTTTAACGATAGTCAAATGATAAATCCTCCATGTTATATTGTTCCTCCTCAAAATATTAATAGCATACCAAAGATACGCAAAACATCAGAATTTCATCGTATTGCAGAATTAACAGAAAGACCCGAAGGATATAGAAATTATTAAATAATCTTATCTAATAACCTTATGAACCAATGGTTCGAAGGGTATCAAATCAAAGGTAACTAGTTCTCCAAAGGGAAAGAACACGGTGTCTACATCAAATAATTTTTTCACACTTTTTATATATTTCTCCGTAATAGTTCCAGTCTTGATACTATGTAGTTCTATAGTAAATACATCGGTTATTTTATCTACTATATGTACGCTACGCTTATCCTTTTTATGTACATCTGCCATTAATTGTTCGAATAATATTCGAGATTTTTTTTTATCTACAGTACTTTGAACAAACGTACCTTTTTTTACGAAAATCAGACTAACTTGAACTGTCCTACTGATTAAATTGGCAATATCAGGTATTGAAGGAAGTGAAACTCCAGATGACTCTGTTGGATGATTGTGCCACATAGTTTCATAATCAGGAATTTCTTTGGCTTCAATAGTATTTTGGGCTCCTGATATCAATGATATTGATTCGAATTTACCATTTAAGTTATAATCAATCAATCCACCATACTCTCTGTCAAGATCTGGTAACATACTAAACATATTCTGCATATGTGTTGGTATTGTTACAGTAACATGACCATCCTTACGTACGTTGGTTACTTTTATAGTAGTAGGTAATTTTGTTTTAACGGGTTTAACGGGTTTAACTGGTTTAACTAGTTTAACTGGTTTAATGGATTTAACTGGTTTAACTGGTTTTGATCTAACTTGTTTACATATATATCCAATAATATCATTTCTGTTCATTAATTTAACATTTAAAGCAGGTAACAAAGATGATAAATACTGTCTTAGTTCCTTTATATTCATACCACCATTTGCACGTGTTGCTCCATTACATGCTCTATCTATTCTAATGTCCATTATATACATTTGTAATAAAATAATTATCTATAATTGATTTTTAGACTTTGGTATAATTATTGGTGTACATTTTTTCATTAATTTAAAATCATCGTTAAGACTGTCATAGAATTTTGTATTTGGTATTCTACGTATATCCCCCTTAGCTCTTTCTATCTGATATTTATGTATAATATTTGTAGTGTATATTATCTTTTTATTTTTGTTGTAATTTAATTTAACTGACTTAAGATATTTAATATCCTGTTCAGTAAGTGTGTAATTTTCGTCATGTGTTATACAGTAATTATGATACATAAATAATAATAGAGATGGATCATATTTAATATGCGTTATATTTAGAAATATGAAAACTAAAGTGTTAGTAATGAGTAAAAAATTTGTAGATTATTACACTTTATTGGATGTGAAACGTGAATCAACTAAAGAACAAATTAAAGAGGCGTTCATGACACAAGCTCTCAAATGGCATCCAGAAAAGGCCGAAAATGACGAAGACAAGAAACTGCATACAAAAATTTATGCAGATCTTCAACAGGCTTATAAGGTTTTAAGTAATGATGAAACACGTAAAATGTATAAGGATTCACAACAAAATACAATTGACGACTTTAGAACACAAAAAAGAGATGTAGGTTACCAAAAATCAGATAAATATTCATCTAAGACAGGTACTGGTATTAAATTTGATAGTAGCGTCTTCTCTGATGCATTTAATAATACTCGAAACAAAGAGGATTTGCAAGCATTAAATCAGTTCCATAATTCAATTAATAATGATGTGGTAACTGACCAAGACATCCAATCATTAATAAAACAACGTGAAACAGAAAGAGACCTGCTTGAATCTAATACGGTCAGCTTATATAATAATGAAAAGTTTAATAATAATACGTTTAATCAAGCATTTGATTTTCAAAAGGCACAACAGGCATCAACATCTTTACAGGAAATAAATAATGTACAGGGTATGTTTAGTAGCGGAGGATTAATGGAAGACGATGGTATGGCAGGTTTAGGAATGTCGAATGGTATGGACTTTTTATCAAATCAATCAATGGATAATATTGTTAATGGAGTTGGATTTAATCCATCCAGTGGATTTAATATGGAACAATTTAATAATACAGATATTCCATATGGTTCTGAACCAATATTAAGTTCAAATGACATTGCTGACCGTATGTTAGCTGTTCAAGAAGACCGTGTAAGATTAGCTAATATAGATAGAAAACAATTTTCTACGGAAGCTAGTGAAATTGAAAAGATGTATTCTGGATTATTTGTTCCAAGAGATGTGGAGGGCTTAGATGCTCCTGCTAAATTGTCGGTAAAACCAGAAGCGGGCGACGAAGGAGAAACTGAAGAAAAACAAACAAATATACCTAAAACAATAGCGCTGAAAAAAATTAATTGATTGATTTATTAATAAGTTTTGTAGTATCAGATGCTTCCTTTACACAGAGGAGATCGCTGGTTCAAACCTGTTATGATAATTAGGTAATATTGTCCCTGTGGCAGGGGGGACAATATATAACATTAGTGAGTTAATAGCTCTTGTCCCTTCAAATCCGTATACTACCTTATTTTGTTGTTTTATAAATAAACAACAAAATAATGCAATAATACTTTAATAAAAAAGCCAGTTCTCTAAGATTGTGTTCCAGTGTTTCATTCCTGGTTGGTCTAATTTGTCATAATTCATCTAGAGATTGGCTTTGTTTGAAAGTAATTGGTTTATTTTTGCAATGTGTCCAAATATGAAAAAGATCAAGAACATGCAATACATACAGTGGAATTAACAAGAAATATTCGTATAACATATAGAGAACCCGTAATTCATAGTCTCGGGATACGATTAATGCAGAAATGATTAATACAGATACACGTAATGCAGAAATGAATAATAATTGTCCTATTATACACCGTAAATGACACTATTGAATCATTTTTACAATATTATAATATTGTATAAAGTTAATTAACTTTATTTTATTACTTTGTATAAAAATATGTCTTCTTATCTTTGTTACTCGATAAATATTCGGGTATGACTTCTTATCTTTTTTACTTAATAAATATTCGGGTATGACTTCTTATCTTTTTTTACCAGATAAATATTCTGGGTATGACTCTTTGTCTATTGTTCCGAGTCCTGTATCAAATTCATTAACATCTAACTGTGTTACATAATGTATAATTTCTAAGGTAAATGAATGATCGACCTTATTAAAGTCAACCGCTATTCCTCTATCATCAACCCACTCTATATTCAAAGAATCTAACTTATCTAACGAATTTAAAAATATCAATGGATTATCTACGTATGTATTATATGATATTTCTCCAACAGCAACATTTAGTTGTATCTTTGCAAAAATATCATTATCGTTGAAACTTGTAACATTATTAAATTGATGTATATGATTTATGGCCTTTAGTCCTTTTAATACTAAATATATATACGAGTTACCTAAACTTGGATACTGGTACGGACGATAGTTATTCATCACATTATGTGCTGTACTAGATAAATTTATATTAGTGGCATAAATAGCAGATAATGAAGCAGAGTTTTCTACTTGGTCTCTATCAAATATATCATTATTTATACTATCTTCATTTAATACTGTATGTATTCCAAAATTAACTAGATTAGTTAATTCGGTAGTATATCTGTCATCTGCATCATTGCTAATTTCATATGGCCATGGGAATCCTAACATGTACCATAAATCATGGGAATAATTTTTCACAGTTCCTGGTGTTTTTCCTAAGGATGCCCCAATAACGCCAGGATCTGGTATATCAGAAACATCTGATAACTGAGAATAAAATTTAAGATGAAACTCCAGTTCTGGTCGTTGACATGTAATTTTAACATGTCCATTATTACGGTTCCATGTTATAATAAATAACTTACCGTAATTTTTCACGGTTAGATCTTTAACTGTTGCATTTATTATTGTTTCCATATGTGTTATTAATGATTCCATTGTGTAATTTCCAATTTCTAGTTTAATTAGAATAAAATTAAAAATAGTTTTAGTTGTATCTAAACTCAATGGAACAGGTAAGTCGTTATTTATTCCTGTGACTGCTTTTTTTCGTATAGTCAAAGTAATTATATTATTTCTTTCTGTTATATTATTTACTGTATTTGGAATTTCCGTACTGAGTAATCTTATAGATTTCACATGATTTATAACATTGTGTAATGTTATTGTATAATCATTAGGATATTGTTTATCATATACTATTTTTTTTATTTTAGTATCATTTTCACCTGTATTTCCAGTAAAATAAAATGGACGCCAAAAGTTATTGGGATTGTACGCTGCACCAGACATAACAAAGGCATTTAATCGACTGGCCATAGACTCAAAGTCTGCCATTCCTGTATTGGTCAACGATACACTAGTAATCAAATCAATTAGAGAATCATTTATAAGTAATACAGAGGAAACAGATATAGCTTTTGAGGATATAGTATTTTCAGATATTATATTCCTAACAATTTCTCTACAACGTGCTTCATCGCTGCCAATAACAGATACTGTAAGATTATTTTCCTCTGCATAATCTTGGTAAGTGCGAACACTACGAGAAGAACCTAAATCTATAGCCAATTGATACAATTCTGCAAATTCGGTATAACTATCTGCTACAATACAATTAATAAACTCATCTGCTGCAGTGAGTTCAGATTCAGTAAAAAAGTTACGTTGATTACTATTAATATTCAATACTGTTCTGTGTTCTTTTATTAAACCTCTATTCAATAAAGGTTTTGCCTCACCTGTTTCGGTAATAACCTTATTTGTTTTTAATGTATCATGATCTAACAAATAAGAGTCTTGTGGTACCGAAAGTAGTCTTTGTTCTTGCTTGGACTTTAGTTTATGTTGTCTTAAATCTTCTGTCATACCATAACCAGCATTAATTGTTGGATCACTTATGAACTTGTTTTGATATAATAATTCATCGTTATCCATGATATTATATTCTATACGATAATGTCTAGAATATAACATAAAAATGATGTTAATTTAGTAAACAATGTCAAGTGTAAATATTAACATTGAAGATATTGAAGATATTGAGTTAACTGAACCATTATGTTCGTTAACCAGTGATGAATTGCGCAATTACATTAAATTTAAATGTCTTAATATTGTATTTTTGACACCATGTCCATATACATTTATAATATTACTTGCTCTTTCTGTTAACCTATCACTAAATTATAATGATACTGAGTTAACCGCTTATGTATGGTTAGTTGTACAAGCTATTCTTATAGTTATATCATATATAACTAGTTATGTATTTGATAATATTACATATATTAAATCAATTCATTGGAAAATATTACATTGCAATATTATTGCAGTAATATCTCATCTATTTATAGGTATTTCATTATTGGGTCTCTTTACAAAAAATGATATATTAAGTAGATTTTGTTTGGGATTTGTGGCATTTTCAAGTCTCCGTTTAGTTATATTATGGGCATTTTATCGTATAAGTCCAATAGCATTGGTAGGTTTGCCTGTAATAGACTATATCCGCAATATTGAAAGACATTGGAATTATGAAACGGTATCTTTTCAGAATCATTCAAATGAAACCTCTGAATGTGTTATATGTATGGATGAACTTGAAAATGAACAAAACGTTGCTCAATTATCGTGTAATCATCATTATCATATTAAATGTATAAATACATGGCTGAGACATCAACAAGCATGCCCATTGTGCCGTAGTATAGTAACCGAAATATAATAATATTATAATATATATGGCAAAAAATCTCAAGACTATGAATTATTTGATTTGATAGAACAAAATCCTGAAGAGAACTTAAAGTACATAATTTCTGATAATATGGAAACGGAAAAAGAAAGACGTATACTTCTATGATGATACAATAGAAAACGTGAATACGGCTATTCATAACGGATATAGTAATAGTTATTTAGTAACTATTCCATTATGCATCTATCCATTATGAATCTAAATAAAATTGAAATCTATTTTATATTATATGCAAATCTTTATTAAAACACTTACTGGTAAAACTATAACTATTGAAGCTGAACCGTCTGAAACCGTCCAAGCTATTAAAGCTAAAATCCAAGAAAAAGAAGGAATCCCGCCTGACCAACAGCGGTTAATTTTTGCAGGTAAACAGCTAGAAGATGATAGAACTTTAAATGACTATAATATTCAAAAGGAAAGCACTTTACACCTTGTTTTACGTCTATAATACCCTTAAAAAGGAGTCGGAATGAAAACAAAAAATGTTCGTTGTATTTATTATACATTAATAAGGAATGAAAATAAAAAAATGTTCTTTATGCAGGTGAAGTAAAGGATCTTGTTACAGGATTTTCTGAAGACAACCGTAGTACCGATGGTCATTGTATTGTCATCAGTGTAAAGAATGCAGAAAAGATACGTAAATGCAATATGATAAAACCTGATGATAAATATGACTGTAAATCATCCGCATTGGCTGATTTACAGTTATATTGTAAACCATGTCAAAAATTAGACAAACAATAATGGAAGTGAAAACTATAGGATTACTTTGATGGAGTAGCTTGTGAAATTATTACAAAGTTAAATATTTATTTATTTATAAAGTTATTTACTGAAATTTATCACGACACTCGTCTGTTAACAAGTCCCAAAAAATAAACGATGCTCTTATTGCAAGATTTGATAAAACCTTATGATGACTTAGAGTACATAACTTAGTAGTAGTAAGTATTTCATTCAAACTAACAGAGTCACGTCCTAAAAAAGATGATAATATAGAGTAATTTACCCTAAAATCATGTTCTCTAACTGAATCTGGACTATAACTAACTGTTGGTTTCAAATCAACTTGACATATTTCAGAATCTGATACATTTGCTTTAATTAGAGCTCTTAAAAATGATGAATAGAGGCCCGGTTTGCCTTTTATCTCAGCACTCCCACCGCCGCTGGTTTTTGTTTTCTTTAATGAAAAACTATGTTTTAGTGACCTATTTTTTGATGAACAAATGGATGGCCTGTTCACATTGACTAAAGAATGCTCTTTTTTGTCATCTGGAAATGAATGAACCCTACACCGACTGACTTTAATAGGAAGTTGAACTATAGAACACTCGTCCTCGTCTGGTTCATCCATACCCAGTCGGTTACGCGCTATCAGTGCCCGTTGAGCTAAAGATAAATGATGTGAACGACAGTTAATAAATACATGTAAAGAGTCAACATGGTCTGTAGAAGGATTTCGGGGGTCTCTATGACACACCTTGTCAGTATAGGAAAATTTATATGATTGCGAAGCCATTGTACATCTACATGTATCAGATTATGGTAGGGGGACAGAGCTTCATTTTGTGCGGGGTAGTGCATGTCCAGTGTAAATACTTTAGGTTTGATTATAAGGCCTGTTGTACTTACCTTTTTTTATCAAAGCTAAATAAACAATTATTTAAATGTTAGAAAAATATTAACTATGTATAAGTATATGAGTCTCGATAGATTTGATATGTCATTACTTTCAGAGCCATGTAGGATCCAAATATTGGCAAAAAGGGGAGGTGGTGCAGCAATTGTATGCAAAAAAATTATACAATATAAAAACATCAATACTACTGTTATTTCACCAACAGACCAATATATTAAATTTTATTCGCAATTCCTCCCAAGTAAAAACATTCACTGGACATTCGATTCAAAGTATCTTGAATATTGCACCGACATTAAACATCTATTTGTATTAGAACAATTAGCATCTACCTCGTTATATCAAAATAAAGACATACAGGACATAATTTATAATGGACAATTCAATAATAAATCAATCATCATGCTTACACAATATATGATTAATACAGGTATATTAATGGATTATATATTCATGCACATGAAAAGTCTTAGTAAATTAGAGCTATCTAATTTATATAAAGACCATTTATATACTTATTTTTCTGATATTTCTAATTTAAATGATTTTATAAAAAATAGTAAGGAGGATTATTTGGTTATCAGTTATAAAACTAAAAAGGTATATATATATGACAGTAAAAAAAGCATTCATCTTAAAAAATTCGATATGAATACATTAAACAACAGTAAAATTATTAATATAATTGCTCCTAATACTTATGGGAAATCTAATGTATGCAAGAACATAATTCAACATTGTAAAAGTCATTGTACTGTCGTAGCTCCAGACAAAAAGGAGTTTTATAGCGAATTTATACCAGAATCCGATATTAAGTTAATATATAATAATATATATTTAAAGAATGAGCCAAATATGCTTGTATTGGATAGTCTCGTTAATATTACTTTAACTAAAAGGACAGCATTACGAAGAACATTATTAAAAGATGCAACACATACCTGTTCTGTAGTTATTGCTGAAACAGTTCCAACAATATTTCGTTATATTGCAATGTGTCAAAATGTAGAGTACACATTTTTCTCAACAAATAGCAATTCAAAAATAAAAGAGTCCGTACACAAATATTTGGGCAAATATATTGAAGATTATAAATTATTTGAAATATTATGTAAACAATACGACTATCTTGTGTTTTCCAATTTTCCTCAAAGTGATAAAATAGAAGACCGTATATTCTGGTACAGAACAGAACCCGAAAAAAATACATGCGAAAAAAGTAAACCATTCCAATTAAAGAAATTTAATATGTCATTATTAACTGAAAGTAATGGATTAATTAATATAGTTGCCCCGTCTAGTTCTGGTAAATCAACTATATGTAAAGATATTTTGTTGATAAAAGATATACAATGTACTGTAATATCTACTGTTGAACAATATATTGGGTTGTATAAAAATTTAAAGAATGTAACTGTATATGAAGACTATAAACCAGAGTATATTGCCAATAACAAATTAGTTATATTGGATGAAACGAATTTTTCAAAAATATCAAATAGTAATATTAGTGACCTTATAAATAACAACAATTCTCAGATTGTTGTTACTGAACAGTATCCAAGGTTACTTAATTACAAAGCTTCACAAAATATGATAGAATATATGTTTGTGTCAAATAATAATAGTATTCAAAGGAAAAAAAAGATATATAAATATTTAAATTGTTCTTTATTAAATAGTTTTGATGAATTTAAAAACTTGTTTCAGTCTTGTGATAGGTATACATATTTGGTATTTGCCAACTTTGTACAAAGTGATAAAATAGAAGACTGTATATTTTGGTATAAATCCAAAACATTCGATAAAATAGATACTGAATCAATCGATATTGATTTAATACCAAATGAAACATCTTGCACAGAACCAATAGATAACAGTGTTTCATGTGAAACCACAAATTATTTTAGTTTTCCATGGTTAGGTACTAAACCTGAAACAGTAAAAGATGAACCTGAAACAGTAAAAGATGAACCTGAAACAGTAAAAGATGAACCTGAAACAGTAAAAGATGAACCTGCAACAATAAAAGATGAACCTGCAACAGTAAAAGATGAACCTGAAACAATAAAAGATGAACCTGAAACACTAAAAGATGAACCTGCAACAATAAAAGATGAACCTGCAACAGTAAAAGATGAACCTGAAACAATAAAAGATGAACCTGCAACAGTAAAAGATGAACCTGCAACAGTAAAAGATGAACCTGCAACAGTAAAAGATGAAGCTGAAACAGTAAAAGATGAAGCTGAAACAGTAAAAGATGAACCTGAAACAGTAAAAGATGAATGGGAAACAATAAAAGAAGAACTTGTAAAAGACACGGATGTAACAAGAGGCTATTTTAGTTTTCTGTGGTTTGGTAGGTCGGTTTCAACTGCAATAAAGGATGATGCAATAAAGGATGATGCAATAAAGGATGAAACAGTAAAGGATGAAACAGTAAAGGATGAAACAGTAAAGGATGAAACAGTAAAGGACGATGAAATAAAGGATGATGCATTAAAGGATGATGCAATAAAGGATGATGCAATAAAGGATGATGCAATAAAGGATGATGCAATAAAGGATGATGCAATAAAGGATGAAACAGTAAAGGATGAAACAGTAAAGGATGATGCAATAAAGGATGATGCAATAAAGGATGATGTAATAAAGGATGATGTAATAAAGGATGAAACAGTAAAGGATGATACCGTAATCGATGAAAAAACATCTAATTATAGCTATTTTAACCCATTCTCATGGTAATAAAATATAGTTCATCCATACTTTAAAATAAACTTCTATTGAATTTAATGAGTTTATATAACAATCTAATGTTTGTATATATAATGTTACTTATATGCATTTATATAAGTAAACCACAATATGGACCTAAACTAATAGATATTTAGAAATATCAACCCAGTTAAAATATATTTTAATTAAAAAAAAGGAACAATACTATATCATAGTTCATTGAACCCAATTTCAGATGACGCTGATGAATTAATCCAAATAATGGTATCGGGACCTCATCTTACACCTGATAATAATAATGTTATATATAACGATGATATCACTGTAACAGAAGACAGAAAATTAATTAATTTTATTAAACCTGATGGACATGGTACAATTTTGCCATCATTAAATTTAGGTACAGATATGTTATCTTATTTAAGGAAAAATAATATTGCAGGTTATATTGACTTGGATGGCTACAGTATGTTTAAATTTTATATTGATTATAAATACTATACTATTGCCTACATTAAAAAATATAGTGATGCTGTATGGGTCGAAAGTGTAAAAATGGACTGACATTGTATGATGTAAAAGTTCAAACTGATGAAATTTGTAAACTTGCGGTTCAACAAAATGGATATGCATTACAATATGTAAAACGACAAACGGATAAAATTTGTAAACTTGCACTTAAAGATAGTGGATGTATATTACAGTATGTAAGGGAACAAACTGATGAAATCTGTAAACTTGCTGTTCAAAAAAATGGACGGGCATTAGAATATGTAAAGAAACAAACTGATGAAATTTGTAAACTTGCCCTTCAACAAGATGAAAATGCATTACAATATGTAAAAACAAACTTTCTCTTCCATAAATAATCTGACCTAATGCCTTGCTTTTCTTCGAAACTGTTCATATAATGATTTATTTTCGACAGGTAATAAAGACGTTTATGACAAGTTCTATCTATACAAACTCCTGCTTCAACAAAATTAAAAATTGAACATGGTGCACCACTTAATGACAGACACTTTTAATTCAGACAAATTCATTACATATGTTAAAAATCTTAAAGATACCTGTTCAACCCAAAAGACACAGCTGGATAATCTATAAAAAGAGAATAAAGGTCTAAGGACAGCGGCACTATTTCGCACAGAACCATACCGTACACAATACAAGCCACTCATGGAATCATTGAACAGTATATCAGAATTTCCATTCGTTTCTGATGAGGCTGTTAAAGAAATGAAGTATCTTTTGGCTCCTATTAATGATCTCAAACCTCATGCCGTCAAAACCCTTGCTTTTGTTCGAAACTGTTCATATGATGATTTATTTGATACATGTGATACATGTAATAAAGACGCTTATGACAAGTTCTATGGAAACAGATTCTGTATTAACTATATTGAAGTATATATGTGTTATTACAGTTAAATAATCATATAAGTGGGTTATATGTTGTAGTAAAGATACATCATATTTGACAAGGCTGTACTAATAGTAAATATGGCAGATTAATAATTTAACAATATCATTATGATGTTTAGTATGTGTTATATGTACACATATATATTGTTTTATATATCTGCTTTGGCCACAGTATCTAACATTATGTTTACATTATGCTTACAATATTTTATGACCAAAGTAGCAGGCAACTCGTAATGAATAATTGTTTAAAGCGTTAACATCTGCAGCTAAAAACACGTTAACTAGCTCTTCGTCATTACCACTACAAGTCCGTATTAACAACTAATTATTGTCTTTAGTGATATCACCATTATAATCTTTATAAGGAGTTTGTATAGACCTTTGAATGCATCAGGCGACTCTCTTTCCAGCAGAATTTTAATAGTTTTTTCATCCCAATCTAATTTAATTGTCTTTAATAATATTATTAAAGACAATTGAAATTATCAGGTATTTTTCATTAAAGTACCTTCAATATTATGTCTAAGTGAAAAAAAGAAATTAATCAATCCATTTAACATACTACGTCAAAATGAATTAATCAAAATATCTAGATATATAAATTTAAGCTTCATAATCACATCCATATTGATTCAAGGACATAGAAGCCATTATCTTCATCCATTTTTTCTTTGTTAAATTCGAATAAAATAAACTTATATGTCATAAATCACATTTAAATTTGTTACTGAGTATATTGAAATTCAAGTACTTCGTTATTACTTGTATTGTCCCCAATATATGGTTGTTCAAATTCTTGAGTTTCAGCAATAATTTGTTGGTGTTCTATGGTTTCATGAACTAGTGGTAAAGAAACTGATTGTTCTTGAAGGGTTTCGGGGGCCTCTGGTAAATTTGCAGTATTAGATAATTGTTCTTGTGTAAAGGAAGTGTCTTCATTTAATTGATTAGAAACATGGTCGATAGATGACATCATAGATTGGATACGTTTTTGTAATTTTTTTCTTCCTTTGGTATGGACAGCTTGTTCTGGAGCTTGAGGTCGGTATTGAATTTCCTTTCTAGCTTGTACGGAGGCTTGCGACCGTTGCTGTATTTCATTTATAGATTGTGTTTCTTTATAAGAAGCCTGGTTACGAGCCTCATCATTAAGTTGTTTATGTGTTTTTTCTGATAGGGTTTCTTTTGGAGGGGGTCGAACAACGGCAGGAATATTATATTGCTTACTTTTTACAGAAGGTGTTGTTAAATTTTTAACAGACTGTGATTTTACAGTTAATCGAGTAACTAAAAGTTTTAAAAATTCATTAATATGTTCTTCTGAATCTAAGATATGATTTTCCAAATATTTATTGATGAGTGTTTGTTTATCATAGTTATAATATTCAGAATACTGCTTTGTAACATCATCTAATGAAGGGTTAAGAGGAGTATTTACAAGTGGCAAACAATGTTTGTCATCGTCTTTAATTTCCTTTGATGTCTTAAATACAAGTTCTTTATCTAGTTGTGGAGATAGAGTTGCCACAACTGTACCTAGTACCCGTTCAGTAAAGTCATTGACAGATATTAAACTGTTACCATTACCCATTACATCATGTGTTCTGAAATATCTAATACATATTAAATGAAATAGATAAAAATTGATAATAATATTAACCTTAATGTCATTATCATCAATCATTTCAAAAGATATTATTAAAAAAAAATGTCACCCAATGTGTTTTTATCTTAAATGGACAGATGATGGCTGCAAAGATAGGAAAAAATATGTAGCACAATGGACAAACATTGACTCTATTGACAGTAAACTTATCAAATGGAAATGTCGTGTCAATTTTAAGGATATTGGTGAAATAACTCTTGCAACAGACTATGTTACAAAAGATCCTTTTGTTCTTTTAAAGGAAAATCCATATAATAACACGAGTTATCTAAAATCACATTTACAAAAATCAATAAGACGTGGCAATGTTAACAAATCATTAAAAACAGCCTTGCATTTTTATGATAATAATGCAAATGATTTTTTGCGACGGTTATGTATTATTGCTATCGAAGATGCACTTCCTCTTGAAGGATTTAGTACTATTGTATGGTTTATGTCAGCATATAGTAAAAATTATAACATTTCTGAAAGTCATATGGGTTGGATTCTTGGATATGTGCATGATTTAGCTAAATGTCAATATTATGAACAAATGGATAAAAAATTAGCACAGAAAAAAAACAAAAATATACGCAATCTACGGTTATATCAGCTTCCACAAGATGGAAAAGATTTATGTTACTCAATTATGTTTAGACAAGGGTACGGCGGCATGAGATCTGACAAGGCAATGTGTCTTAATGCAACAATGTTATGGTCCATGAGATATTCAACAAATTCACGGTTTCTGCAGCTATTAGATAGAAAACATATATTCATGACACCACCTACAACTGATCTACTGAAAAATGAATGGTTTTCAGCCGCTATTGATTTTCATTGTTACACCGGAATAATAGACTATTTATGGGAACGAAATGATGAATTTGATCAAGAACAAATAAAAAATGCTATATGGCATTGCAGTTCATGTATTACAAACAAAAAAAATATAGCAACTGATATAGGACAAAGAGATTGGTCAAATGAAAAACATATAGCTGTATGGAATGTAATTAAAAAAGATTTTATGGGAATTTCTAAATTTATGATACTTAAGAATTCTTAACTTTATTATCAACTCCTAATAAAAATCGTTTTGTCTCTATTAGAAAATCATGGCTCTTTGTACCATTACGTGGTTTTTCAAGAATCCATGGTTCTTTTGAATACGCTAGATTTAGGTTATAAAATTGTCCTTCATATTTTCACCTCTATATAAATCTATACCTGTCCATAGTTCCAGCTCTTCAATTGTGGGACGAGTATTCAATCTAGTATCACTCCAATATTGATCGATTAAATAATATGTTTGAACATTATCTTTAAATATATCACAACAGCTTTGATGGACTCCATATATACGTTCATTCTCTAAAGCTAATACATGTTTTATCTTGAGTATTATACCGTATTCCAATTTGCACAGGATCATTAGGAGGTCCCATTAATGTTCCGTCTGGATACAATGCACGACTCTGTGTCATCCAGAGAGCCTCTGGTCGTCTCCTAAACTCACATTTATCCATCCAAGGCACAGGAGGGGAACAAATATCGATACTTGTATCTAATAGGGGCAATGCACATAGTTCACACAAGTAGTCTCCGTAAATATAATATATAATGTAGTTTATTTACAATACATGTAAGTTTAATATGTCTATTAAATTTACAATTTATTATATATTTTCATGATCTGGTATATTGTTCCATTTCAATAATATTATATTTGACATCACATCATCTGTCTTATAAAACAACATCAAACCATAAAATTATAATTTAACAAAGTCTTTTTTTATTATTTGCTAATGACTGTGATAAAAATGTATTCATATTTACTATGGATTTATCCATTTTATCCACAGCTACAATAGCGCAATTCCTCGCCACAACCACGACAATATGGATCACTATGTATAGTATGTATTCGTTTTTTTATATATTTAATTAAGTCCCAAGCTCTATTACGATCGGCCCCTGGAGACACTGTATAATCAGAATTAAATATTTCACTAGTTTTTATAACATTATTGATGTTTTCTTTATGCGGGGCAGCATCAATCACATCTCTATAGAATACTCTTTCTAAATGTGTTGTCATTAACACATAAACTTAAATCATATTTTAAATTTATTCCTTATAACCTGTCTGATATTAATGGGAATTTTTCATTTTGTATAGTTAATTCATTTGACAAAGATTAGATAAAATTTACAATGTTCATTTTTTTAAGTGTAACTTATGTAACTTATGTAGTTATGTAATCATAAAAATGATTAATCATTTAATATATCCAATGTATAATGGAAAAGTAACCCGTATATATTACAAAAACTTATTTTTTCACACAGGTCATATTAAAACCATGTTAGATAATGAAAGATTTGCTAAAAAACATAATGGAATATGCTATGCTATAGTAGATGATAGACAGGATAATGGTATAAAGCATATTAAAGATGATTTTGATTATATTGGTCTTAAACATATTAAAGTAATTAGTGTTAATGCTTACTACAAAGATATTATGGATTATACCCGAACATTAATTAAAAAAGGTGATATTTATTTATGTAGATGCAATATCGTTGAATATGATCCTTCTGTTATTATGAACTATATAAAAAAACCCACACAACATTTTCAACTGAGATTGAAGTGCAGTTTATCTGACAATGATCCAAGTATAGGATATACATATGAAGATAAAGGAAAATTAAGGTTAACCCTAATTTTTGACTACATTATAAAAATTCTTGATAAATTATTAGGTGTAACTGATATTATTATTACTTCATCTATTGATACATGTGATGTAAAAGATGAGAATATAGCCACGTTTTTTGATAGTACAATTAATCATCATAGATTGGATACATATACTATAGAAAATTTTAAGTATTCTAAAAGAGGATGGAACGCCATAGAGGAAGCTAACCCATATCTTTTAACATTTAAAGGCTTATGTGCACGACACATACCCTCAATCGTATTAAAAGCTTTTTATATGCATGCATGTCAGATGGGTAAAGTAAATATTAAGTATTTATCAACACTGTTAAATACATATTTATATATGAATAGTAAAAAGGTTTATGGTATTATTAATCCTGTAAAGGTAATAATTGATAATTGGAGAGATAAACAAACTGAATATATATGCACCTCAATACGCGGTGTTACCGAATATCATCCAATGTGTGGGACTTTTTATGTATCCAACTCTGACATTGGAATGGATAGACTTGTTAATGTCGGTCGACATATTTATTTGAATTCAAATCTTAATTTATTATGTACAGAAATACAACATAGTGAACATTGTACACCTATAATACATACTACAGATATAACTAATATAAATACAAATACAAAATATAATCGCTCTATTAATTGGATATCTTCATCATGGGATAGTGACCCATGTAAAGTAAGATTTTATTTATATAATTGGTTTTACACAGGATATAACGAATTGTTAAAACCTGACATTATTGATGGGTATATAGACCATAATGTTTTTTCTGATGTTGAACAAATATATTATATTCAAGGGCAAGGATATTTTGTATACGACAGAAATTTATCGGTATCCAATGGCATTCCTACATTTCTTCGAATATGTAAATAAATAAATAAATATATTTATTATGATATATGAATATAGTTTTAGATCTGGATGAGACATTAGTCTCCGTATCTTCTAAACCCTATAAATCATATGACTTTTCATTTGAACTAGGAACATTTAAGTATTATGCAAAAAAGAGACCGAACTTAACATTATTTCTGCGGTATATATTTAAATACTTTAATACTGTAAATGTATGGACAGCCGCTACTCGGCCTTATGCTGAACAAATTTTAAATAATATTTTAAATAAAACACAGTTACTAAAGTTAAATTACTTTTTAACACGTGAAGATTTATTAATCACCAAAAATGGTGATATTTCCAAACCATTGCAGAAAATTTTTAAGTCCCCATCAAATAAAAAAGGTCTACGACCAAACAATACTATTATGATAGATGATAAAAAAAGTGCAGTTATAAATAATTTAGGAAATGCTATTATTGTACCTGTGTTTAAAGGTAGTACCAAAGATATCGCCTTAGCTAAATTAATGATTGTTCTTGACGGTATTTTAAAATATGGACCAGAGATGTCTTTATGTAAATATAAAAAAGAATTTACACTTAATGAATTAACAAAATTATAGTCAATGTATATGTTTTAATTGTTAGTAATGTTATTCATTGATGTTCATTGGTTTATTCAATAATTCAACTAATAAACATATGAATATATTCCAACTTTATGGCCTTTGTATACGAATAGTACATTAAAAGATATTAAAGAACCTCTTTTAATAAATATAAAAAAGGAAAACCTATAGTAAGTCCAATGTTAATAGGTAACTGGGAAACCCACAAAAATATGAACACGAAGGATTTTAGATAAATATCAACTAAGTTTATTGAAAAAATAAACTTAGTTGAAAAATAATATTATAGCGTGGTTACATAGAATTATAGTTTAGAATAAGCATTATGTTAATTTTTACTTTTTTTAAATGAAACCAGACATCATCAGTTTATAATGTTTACAATTACGAAACAATGATCCTTTCAAGAGATAATTATTTCCATTTACGTTTATGTAAACTTGCTGTTAACCAAAATGGATTTGGATGAGAATATGTAAAGGGGCAAACTGACGAAATATGTAAACTTGTTGTAAAAGAATGCAAAGGCACATTACACTACCTTAAGAATAAATCAGATGAAAGCTGTCAACTGGCAGCCCGACAAACTGCATAAAAAAATCAAACTGATGAAATTTGTAAACTTGCCAATCGACAACATAAATAACAATGTAATTACATTGTTATAATTACATTGTTATAATTACATTGTTATAATTACATTGTTATAACTTTGTAATAACAAAGTAAAGATTATCGATATCTAGTGAAATTTGATAGTATTATATTATCCAATTCATAATATAATTTTTGTTAATTTAAAAACTAAAGTAACAAAGAACTTTTTAAAGCCACCTGCAGGAATTGAACCTGCCTAATCTCGTGCTTAAAACGAGCCCTCACACCAGCCAGGCCAGATGGCAAATATATGTTATATTAGGATGTAAGACAGACTTTATTGCCTTACTTTAAAGCCACCTGCAGGAATTGAACCTGCCTAATCTCGTGCTTAAAACGAGCCCTCACACCAGCCAGGCCAGATGGCAAATATATGTTATATTAGGATGTAAGACAGACTTTATTGCCTTACTTTA